TATTTGCTGTTCTTAAAGACCAATTTATAGTATCAGTAGAAGAACTTAAAACTCCAGAGTTTCCACCAGCAACATAAACACCACCATAAACCATAGCATTAATAGTGGTAGTACCAAAACCAGAAGTTCTTAAAGTCCAGTTGATATTATCGGTAGATACTGAAATAAAACCACCATCACCAATTGCATTACTACACCCAGCAACAATATAATCATTACTGGTTCCAATAGAGTTAATAGTATGAATTGCAGAGTTTGTTGTGCGAAGTATCCAATATAAGCTGTCTGTTGATGTAGAGAAATAGGCACCGTTTCCAAAACCAGATAAGATGTTTTGAGTTGATGTTCCAGTGACTCCAGAAGCACCACCAAAAATATAAGTATTATTTCCAAATCCAATTGTATTAATTGCCGATGTCGTAGATGTTGTTCTTAAAATCCATACAATTCCATCAGTAGAAGTTGCTGTATTGGCACTATTAGTAGCACTTACACCACCAGCAACATAAACACCGTTATTATAAACTAATGAGTTGATTGCGTTTGTGGTGAATGGTGTAGTTCTTACAGTCCAGTTACTTCCATCTGCGGATGTTGCTAAACGACCAGCATCACCAGAAGCAACATAAACAGTTCCATAAGTTAATGCACGAACTGCAGAAGTACCAAATCCAGGTATTTTAGCATCCCAAGAGATTGAGTCGGTAGATGTGGAAAGTCCAAAACCTAAAGTTGTTAGAGATGTTTGAGTAGCAGTGTTTAAGACTCCATTATTACCAGCAGCAACATAAGTATTATTTGCATAGGTTAGTGCATTAATAGTATTACCAGTACCAGAAGTTCTTAAAGTCCAAGTGATTGCATCTGTTGAAGTATTTAATTTTCCACCCTCACCACCAGCAACATAAGTATTGTTTGCATAAATGAACTCATAAAGAGTACTTAGAAAAAATCCAGAAGTTCTTAAAGTCCAAGTAATAGCATCTGTTGAAGTATTTAATATTCCACCAGTACCACCAACAACATAAGTGCTGTTTGCAAAAGTAAGCGCAGCATATCCAGCAGTAGTACCAGAAGTTCTTAAAGTCCATACAATTGCATTTGTTGAAGTGTTTAATACTCCATTATCACCACCGACAACATAAGTATCGTTTGCATAAATGAGAGTATAAAGATTTCCACTTGCAGCACCTGCAGTTCTTAAAGTCCAAGCAATTGCATCTGTTGAGGTATTTAATTTTCCACCATCACTACTAGCAACATAAAATGTTGAATAAGTAAGAGCACGAATAGTATTAGCACCAAAACCAGAAGTTCTTAATTCCCAAGTGATTGCGTCTGTTGAGGTGTTTAATCTTCCATTACCACCAGCAACATAAGTATTGTTTGCAAAAGTAAGAGCATTAATATTAGTAGTACCAAAACCAGAAGTTCTTAAAGTCCAAGTGATTGCATTTGTTGAGGTGTTTAAGACTCCATTAAAACCACCAGCAACATAAGTATTATTTTCAAAAATAATATCAGAAAGATTGTTAGTAGTACCAGAAGTTCTTAAAGTCCATTGAACATTAGTGCTAATATTACCACCAGCAACATAAAGACTATTCGCATATATTAAAGCATTAATCGTCGTATTACCAAAACCAGAAGTTCTAAACTCCCAAGAAAGTCCATCAGTAGAAGTAATAAGGTCTCTAACAAGACCATCATAGTCAGTAAATCCAGCAACGATACGATTTGATGTATCAACTGCAAAAGAGTTAATTGTTTCTATATTGGTATTTGTGGTTCTTAAAGCCCAAACAATTTCATCTGTTGAAACTGAAAAATAAGCACCGAGTCCTGTGGAGGTTAGTGTGGTGGATGGTGAGGTATTTAATATTCCACTAACACCACCAGCAACATAAGTATTGTTTGCAAAGGTAAGTGCATAAATGGCATTAGCAGCAAAACCAGAAGTTCTTAAAGTCCAAACAATTGCATTTGTTGAGATATTTAAGTTTCCACTAGCACCACCAGCAACATAAGTATTGTTTCCAAAGGTGAGTGCATTAATATCTATAGCACCAAAACCATAAGTTCTTAAAGTCCAATGAATTGCATCTGTTGAGGTATTTAATCTTCCACCTTGACCACCAGCAACATAAGTATTATTGGCAAATGTAAGAGTATTAATTAAATTTGCACCAAAACTAGCAGTTCTTATAGTCCAAGCAATCGCATCTGTTGAAGTACTTAATCTTCCAACTACACTGGAAGTACCTCCACCAGCAACATAAGTATTGACAGGCGTATCTCCAAAAGTAAGACAAGTAATAGTACTAGTGGCAACACCAGAAGTTCTTAAAGTCCAGGAAATTGCATTTGTTGAGGTATTTAAGACTCCACCAGCACCACAAGTAAGATAAGTATTGTTTGCATAAGTAAGAGCATAAGGAATTTGACCACCAAAACTAGCAGTTCTTATAGTCCAAGCAATCGCATCTGTTGAGGTTCTTAAGACTCCAGCACCACCAGCAGCAACATAAGTATTAGTAGGAGTATTTCCAAAAGTGAGTGCTAGAACAGTACCAGCACCAAAAGACAAAGTTCTTGCAGTCCAGATGATTGAATCTGTTGAGGTACTTAATCTTCCACTAGCACCACCAGCAACATAAGTATTGTTTGCAAAGGTGAGTGCATTAATATCACTAGTAGCAAAACCAGAAGTTCTTAAAGTCCACATCACAGTGGCACCTGTACCACCAGCAATATAATTTCCACTATAAGTTCCAAGAGCATTAATAGAACCTACAGTTCCTGATGTTCTTAAAGTCCATCTAACTGCATCTGTTGAAGAAACTAAAACACCAGAAGCACCACCCAAGACATAATCACTGATATACACCGAAGCATTCAATGCACTTGTAGTACCAGAAGTTCTTAGAATCCAATAAATAGGTGTTACTGCAGTTCCACCAAGTAAATATACATTATCCTTAAATGCAAGTGCATTCATCTGCAATGTTGTTCCTGCAGTTCTCAGTGCCCATAGAGAACCAGGAGTATATGCAGATGCCATTGCATCACCACTTGCACCACCACCACCTGCACCAGTTGCTTCGATTGTAATCTTCTTTGCTTGTGTTGGTAAATTAAAAGTATAAGTTCCTGCTGCCGTATATTCTTGAGTTGCTTGAATTGGTTCCCAACTTACACTACTACCATTAGTAAATAAAAATTCATTCTCATTTCCAGTGATACTTGGTATAGAACCACCAAGTTTATTATCAACATATTCTTTGTAAGCAGCATCACTTCCACTTGTTACTGTGGAAAGTCCAGTAATCGAACTTAAACCTACTACAACTGGCATATCACTTCTCCTCCAGTTTTCTTTCTAACTCTACAATTCGTTGATTTTGTTCCTTAACTGCTTCAATTAAAAGACCGACTAAGTTTGCATAAGCAACCGATTTGGTCTCATAATCTGGTGCTGATTTTGGATAAACAACCTCAGGGATAATTTCTTCAACCTCTTGTGCAATCACACCGATTTGATGATCTCCGGTATCTATACGATCAAATTCAACCCCACGAATAGACAACACTTTATGTAGAGCATTTTCTATAGTTTTAATATTTGTCTTCAGTTTCTTGTCCGAATTTGCAGTTACAGTACCACCAGCAACCAAATTTCCCGTTGATGGGTTGAATGTAAGTTTTGTTGAAGATACATTTGCTGCAGTTACTGTGCCACTTGTAACATCATCAAAAAGAATATATCTTGTTGCATTTGTTGAAGTATCATCAGTTACAGTTAGACCACCAGAAACACCAGATAATTGAGAACCGTCCCCATAATAAGTTACAATACCAGAAGTTGCCGTAATAATACCAGAAGATATTCTTACTGTTCCTAAAGTAGAAATACCAGAGATGGAAAGTGCAGTTCCAACAAGGTTATTTGCAATAGTAACAGTAGCAATACCATTTGCTCCAGAAGTTGCAGTTACATTTACATTAGAACCAATAAAATTAAGAGTCGTAATACTATTTGATGTTCCTACATTAACTCCCTCATCTTGAACAGAAATACCACCAAAGGACCCAGAAGCAGCACTTACATTTCCCCAAATTGGAACAGAACCATTAAAGAGTAAAACTTGACCAGATGTTCCATTTGTTACAAAAGTTGTTGTGTCAGTTGCTGACTGATATGGGACATTGCCAGCAACTCCACCTTTTAGGTTAGTTGAAACTCCTGCTGCGGTTGCATAAGTAGCAATACCACTTGAGGTAGCATAGGTTGCTATACCCGCATTAGTAGCATAAGTTGCTATACCCGCATTAGTAGCATAAGTTGCTATACCCGCATTAGTAGCATAATTAGCAGTAGTAGCATTACCAGTAATATCAATACTATAAGTTCCACTTAATCTTGCGGAATTAATAGTACCTGTTGTAATATTTGCAGCATCTGCAAGATTAGTTGCAGTAGTAGCAGTTCCTGTTAGGTTGGCAGTAATTGTTCCTGCACTAAAATTACCAGATGCATCACGAGCAACAATTGTTGATGAAGTATTTACATCGGTTGCATTAGAAGTTACTGTAAACGTAGAAGAACCTGATTGATTTGCAGTAAATGTAGCAGAACCAGAAAGTCCAGTTCCAGAAACACCAAGAGAAAGTTGTCCGTTATTTGGAGCAACAGTTGTTACACCAGTTACAAGTCCTTTTGCATTAACTGTAATTGATGGAATTGCTCCTACATCACCATAAGTTCCAACATTACTATTAACAGTTGCTAATGTTGTTGCAGTATTACTAGATGTTATATCTCCAGTGAGATTTGGAATATTAGTTGTTGATGTTGCAGTTCCTGTAAGAGAACCTACGAATGTTGTTGCGGTTACAACACCAGAAGATATTTGTACTGTTCCTAAAGTAGAAATTCCAGAGATAGATAAAGAAGTTCCTACAATATTACTACCAGAAATAGATCCTCCAGTAAATTCTCCATAGATAGAACTAAAAATTCTATTCGCAGTTAAAATACCAGTAATATAAGTATCACCATCAACATAAAGTTTAGAAGTTGGATTTGTGGTTCCTATACCAGTATTACCGGAAACATAAGCACCACCAGTAACTTGAAGTCTTTGTGTTGCAGTTCCTGTTGAGGTTCCAGAACCAATTAATACAGGTCCGTCAGTGAAGGTAGAAACCCCAGTGACTTGGAGTTGTGTTATAGAACCTATGCCGCCTATGACACTTGTAGATACTCCAGCAGTAACCGCATAAGTACTAACACCTGCTGTTGTAGAGTAACCAGAGAAGGTAGAAAATCCTGATGTTGTAGCATAAGTACTTAAACCAGCATTATTAGCATATCCAGAAAACGTAGAGAATCCAGAGGTATTAGCGTATCCAGAGAAGGTTGATACTCCTGATGTTGTAGCATAAGTACTTAAACCAGCATTATTAGCATATCCAGAGAACGTAGAGAATCCTGATACTCCAGAATAAGTACTAACACCTGATGTTGTAGCATAAGTTGCTATACCTGCTACATTGGAGTATCCAGAAAACGTAGAGAATCCAGAGGTATTAGCGTATCCAGAGAAGGTTGATACTCCTGATGTTGTAGCATAAGTTGCTATACCTGCTACATTGGAGTATCCAGAGAAGGTAGAGAATCCTGATACTCCAGAATAAGTACTAACACCTGATGTTGTAGCATAAGTAGCAATACCTGCTACATTGGAGTATCCAGAGAAGGTAGAGAATCCAGAGGTATTAGAATATCCAGAGAACGTAGAGAATCCAGATACTCCAGAATAAGTACTAACACCTGATGTTGTAGCATAAGTTGCTATACCACTTGAAGTGGCATAAGTAGCACTTGAAGCATTACCAGAGAAACTTGATGCTGTAACAACACCAGAAGCATTAATATTTCTTACAACTGCTAAATCATTTTCAGTAAACTGAACTGATCCTGCTGCTAATCTGGTTCCTGTTGGGAATTGAGTGCTACCAATACCAACTGCATAGTTAACTAACCAAGCATCAGTACCAAGTCCACTAAAAGTACCAGACTTAAACCACATAATTTTCTTATATGTGGCAGGTGCTGTTTCAATACCAGTGATAAACAAATCAACTAATGGATTACCTTCAGTGGATGCAAGAGCAACACCACCGTGATTGGCAGTAGTATCATTTGAAATATCATTACCAAATGCATCAGTTCTATATCCAAGAATAATATCTGGATCAGTAACAACTAATTCTTGAACACTAATAAATGCAGTTGTTCCACCAATCGTAATATTTCCAGTGACGTTTAAGTTACGATTGACTTGAAGGTCTCTTGTAACTGTTAAATCCTGAGGAACAACTAAATTACTTGGAAGACTTAATGTTGGTGTTGAACTTTCACCTGTTCCAGAAGTAACTGTAATTTGGTTTGATGTTCCAGTGATGTTTGCTACATAATCACCAGATGTATCAGTTCCAAGAGCAACGCTATTAGGTTGAATGGTTGCCGCTAATGATACATTACCAGTACCATTAAAACTTATTGGAGATGCAATAATATCTCCAGTAATTTGGAATGTTCTTGCGTTTTGAAGTGCCGTTGCGACACCTGCTGTTGTAGCATAAGTACTTAAACCAGCATTATTAGCATATCCAGAGAACGTAGAGAATCCTGATGTTGTAGCATAAGTACTTAAACCAGAATTATTAGCGTAACCAGAGAACGTAGAGAATCCTGATGTTGTAGCATAAGTACTAACACCTGATGTTGTAGCATAAGTACTTAAACCAGCATTATTAGCATATCCAGAGAACGTAGAGAATCCTGATGTTGTAGCATAAGTACTAACACCTGATGTTGTAGCATAAGTACTTAAACCAGAATTATTAGCGTAACCAGAGAACGTAGAGAATCCTGATGTTGTAGCATAAGTACTTAAACCAGAATTATTAGCGTAACCAGAGAACGTAGAGAATCCTGATGTTGTAGCATAAGTACTTAAACCAGAATTATTAGCGTAACCAGAGAACGTAGAGAATCCAGAGGTATTAGCGTATCCAGAGAAGGTTGATACTCCTGATGTTGTAGCGTAAGTTGCTATACCAGAAGTAGAAGCATAAGTTGCACTTAAAGCATTACCACCAAATGAAGAGGCAGTTATAATACCCGTAAAATATCCATCCCCAACAACATAAAGTTTTGATGTTGGAGTTGTGGTTCCAATACCAACATTATTATCTAAGTTGATACGAATGGTATCTCCACCATTCGCACCTAAACCAAGTTGTACTGTTCCAGCAGATCGAATATTAGATACTAAGTTCGAATGACTAATAATTAAATCACCTTGACTTCCAGTAACAAATCTAATATCCCCACCATCAACCTCCAACTTATAACTAGTACTAATTCCACCAGCAGCAACACCAATTGCAACTTTACCCTCTTTTGTAATTACAAAAGGTGTTACATCAGGATTTGCACTATCTTCTACAAGAAAAGCAGGTCCCGTTCCAATTTGACTAATTCTTACAAGTTCCCCAGAACTTTCTCCAGTAAAAACAGCAGCACCAATAACCTCAAGTGAACTTAAATTTTCACTATAAGATGTAAGTCCAACCTTTAAATTTTTCTGTCTACCGCTGGTGTACTTTGCCATTTTAGTTGAGTGTCTCTAGAATGCTTCCTAAAAATTTAATATCAGTTCCACTACTTGCAGATAAAACAAGAACATCACCAGATTCAAGAACCAATTTACCCGAAAGAAGATTTGCACTATCACTTGCAGAAATTGGAAAATCTTTCAAAATTTCAGTCGTAACTGCAATTCCTGCAGTTGTTCTTTGATGTGAAAAAGAAACTGTTTGAGTTCCACTACCAATATTTGTTGCCTGCGCTAAAAGAACTACGCCAGTATATCCTACAGGAGCAGTATAAATCCCTACAGCATTTGTTGTTGCTACTTTGGTGACTGTTTTAAATACATTAAGTGCTAGTGCCATTCTATTATTCTCCTCCTAGTGCTAGAATGAATGGTGTCATTGTAGAGAATAAACTCTTCGAATAAAATGTTCCAGAAATTGTTCCTGTAGTTTGATTAACAACTACACCATCACCGATTCTAAAGTTTCCTGATTGGTCCGTGCTTGTGAAAACTACAAGACCACCATTTCTCATATCAACTTCATTATCTTGAATTGGAACACCACCTTGAGCAGGAAGAGCATTATTAATATTTGTACCAGAACCAATATATTCAAAAGAATGCCCTGATGCTAATACTCTACTTTGCTTAAAAAATGGAACAGTCGAACCAACACCAACTGCATAAGGAACATTATCACTCACAGTAATTGTACAAATACCAGAAGAAACTGGAGTTGAACTTATGACAGAATAATATGTTGGAAGTAATTCTAAAGTTGCTGTTGATGTATTTATTCCCACATCAGGACCAGCAATTGTAACTGTTGGTGTCGTCGCATAACCTCTTCCACTTGAGACAATTTCAATTCCAGTTACAGAACCATTTGAAACTTCTGCGACTGCTGTTGCCTGAACTCCCCAATCAGTTGAAGGTGCAGAAATTGTAACAACTGGACTTGAATTATACCCAGTTCCACCAGCACTAACTCTAATTTTATTAACTGTATAATATAAGTCATCAAAGTAAACAACCTGACCATCAAAAGGTCTTACAACATTGATCTTTACAGTTCCTCCAGAAACATAAGTATGAGGCAACGTTGAAGGACCAACGTTGACCACCAGTTGATTTGCTGCAGGAACTGACTGAACCTCAAACACATAACCATAATTGCCACTTGGATATGTAACAATTCCTGGTCCAGATGGACAAGTAAATCCAAGTCCAGCAATCGTGACTCCCATACCAACAGAAAAGTTATGATTTGCAGAAGTAGTGATTGTCGTAACACCACTTACGTTATCATAAACAGCATTTGATACATTATAAGTTGGTACATTTAAGTTTAAAGTAAATACATCACTATTTGCTTCTGCTGCTTGAGTTATAATTCCTGTATATTTTCTGGGACCAACACCATCAGCAACAAGACCATAGTTACCAAATGATGCATTAGAGTTTGTTAGATCACAAGCAGCACCAGTTCCACAGAAGACTGCAGTGTCTGGGCAAATTGTGAAAAGTGAAACTAACTGAGCATATCCTTCATTAGTAATTGAAACTCCAATACCACCCTGATTGTATTGTGTATATGAGTCAAGAACCATTGACTTGGTTGGTCCAATAGAATATCTACCATCAATCTTCATTCCAATACTGTTTGGAATAAAGTTTGTACAGTTTTGAATATAAGGTGACTGATTATTAAAAACTGGTTTGTTGGGATTGAATGCAAAAATAGCGCCAGTGTTTGCAGATCCTACAAATGACATTTCGGCAATATAATTTCCATTCCCAACATAAAAAAGGTCTCCTTGATTCTGTGGAGTAACTGAAACCTCTCTTAAACTATCACCAACAATACTAACTTGATTGGGAATATCAATTGGATTATTTTCTACATAAGATCCAGCACTAACTCTAATAACGGAACCTGCTGTTGAGATTGCAACTGCTCCTGCAATGGTTGCTTTTGCGTCTCCGAGTTTGAGTCCTGTGTTTGTATCGTTTCCGTCTCTTGTGACATAGATGACATTTGTAACTGTTGCTCCTGCACCGATGCGAATAATATCTGTGCCGATTCCAGGACGTTCTCTTTTCGCAGTCAGCTCACCATCATAAGTGTTGTAGGCTAATTCTGCATTTAATAATTGATCTACTGTAGGTCTTTTACCAGGAACAGCAGAGCGTTTAATCCTGATCGGAGTTGACATTTATTACATTCGGTATATACCACAAAAACAGTATTTACTGCCTTTGATTTATTTATTCAAGTAACATTATTACGTCTTGGGCGATAAGCATAAAGATTTGTTGGAGGATCTGGTTTCATCCATTCCTCTATCTTATCAAATCTTTCTTCACTATAAAAATCTTGTTGAACATACCATAGTTTCCAGTGCTCATGACCCTTTGACTGGTTACAATCGTGGCAGCAGCATACTACGTTTTTTGTAACATCTAATCCACCTTTACATTGTGGAATCACATGGTCGATTGTGAGATTCTCTTCCGATCCACAATAGGCACATTGATGTCCCCATTCCTCTTTTATGTTTTGCCTCCACATTCGTTTTGCCTCCCCAGAACTTGTTGTATGTAAATTAAACAAGTATTCTTTTGGAGAATGTAGAGGTCCCATAAGTTACTGCGACTTACATTTATTTATTGTGCTTCTTCTTACAAGCACTCCTTGCCCAAGCACGACTTAGACTATTCACATAAGAGCAAGATTTTTTAGATTCCCCACAGTATGGACATTTTTCATCTGGGGGATCTTTAAGATAACCCTCAGGTGTATACATTTTTTTCTTTTTAAGATTCTCTAATTGTTTATATTTACGGTGGTTCATACAACCACAGGTTCTCCTTGACCTTGTGGAATGCATAAGTCTTGTACTGCAGGTAATCCAATTTGACCTGGTAGTTGTTTATCAGTGGTTGAAGAAATATCAATCACCTGATCCAGAATAAATCGTTGACGACTATAAGATCTTTTATCGGGTTCAAACGCAACCATCATAATCGCATCATTAATGTCTCCACAATGAGCGATAATCCTTCCTGTCTTATTTTCCGTTACGATCCAGTATTCGTTCATCATTTAATTGCTTTTCCACATTATAGGATGGTTCTGGTTTTCTGTAAAGACCTGGCCAAGTATCTCTAATAATTTCTGCGAGTTTATAAGAAGTTTCTGAAGTGATCATTTTATCTAACGCGGTGTCCTCCAAACATAAACCTCATTCCGTTCAAGATTTTTGCTCCGAACGATCCGAGATTGCGTGAGTTAAATCTTTCAAATAAGGCAGTAGTAATGACAGGAGCGGGAACCCCCAGATCCACAGCGGCAGAAACAGTCCAACGACCCTCACCGCTGTCGGATACACCTCCAGAGAACTGTTTAAGGCTACCATCCCTGCGTAACACATCAGCAGTAAGATCGAGTAACCAAGACCCAACCACGCTACCACGACGCCATAACTCAGCAACCTCAGCAACGTCAATATCATAGCAATAGGATTCTGGATCTGCCATTGGGGCAACCTCTGCGTCACCTTCTCTAACATACTGAGCACCTGCATTAGCGTTCTTAATAATGTTAAATCCTTCTGCGTATGCCTGCATAATACCATACTCAATACCATTATGCACCATCTTTACAAAGTGTCCTGCACCTGGACCACCACAATGAAGCCAACCATGTTCCGCAGAAGTTATGTCCGAGTCAAATTGAGTCCTGGGGGCAGCGTCAATTCCTGGGGAGAGTGCATTAAAAATGCGCGAACAAGTGGCGACTGCAGTATCTCCACCTCCAACCATAAGACAGTATCCACGATCCAAACCGTAAACACCACCACTAGTGCCGCAATCAATATACTGGATGCCCTGCTTTGCAAGTCGTTCTGCCCGTTTCCGACTGTCCTTAAAATTGCTATTGCCATGATCAATAATAATATCTCCTTCACCACAATATCGTAGTAACTCATTAATCGTCTCCTCTACTGTTTCGGCAGGAACTACCATCATGAAGATGCCTGGTCCGTATTTGTCTGATACTCCACTCTGAGTATGTTTTACTACTTGAGCAAGGCTTTGTATAGAAGTTGTAACACCATTAACATATCCGTTTTCGTATGCTTCTTGCGCCTTTTCATAGTTCCTACGATAACCCCAAACTTCTATACCCGCCTTCATCATTCGGCGAGACATACCTTCCCCCATTCTCCCTAAACCAATTAATCCTACTCTCATTTTTCCCAATCCTCGTAAATTTTTCTAAAATACATATCCACTTTTGTTAAACTATCCAAGTGAATATCACAAACATAATTATGATCATCACACCATTGCAGTGCAATCTCATGAAACTTTTCTTCACTTATAACTCTCTTAACACCATACAATCTAGAAAATGATGACATCACAAAATGCCAACACTGTTCTTCAGATTTCATCTTTCTTATCTAGAACAGATTCCCAATCCTTCTGAAAGAGTTCTAAACCTTTATCAGTCATAATGTTCTTATACATTGCCCAGAATACAACTGGAGGAATTGTAACTACATCAGCACCACAAAGAGCAGATTGTTCTACCTGTCTTACATCACGAAGAGATGCTGCAAGAATTTGTGTGGATGTTCCTGAGTAATCAAATGCCTTACGAATGTTTTTGATAAGTTCAATTCCATCTACAGAATTGTCCATCCAACGACCAACGAAAGGTGAGATGAATGTTGCTCCTGCTTTAGATGCAAGAATTGCCTGAGCGACTGAGAACACAAGAGTTACATTAACTTGAATTCCTTTATCAGAAAGAAACTTACAAGTCTTAAGTCCTTCTACAGTACAAGGAACTTTAATGGTAACTGCAGGGGCAATTGAATAAAATTGTTGTGCCTGTGAAAGCATTTCTTCGACAGTATCTGCAACCACCTCAGCAGAAATGCTTTCTAGGTTTGAAAAAGAATTTGATATTTCCTCAATAACTTCTTGAAGTTGCCTACCACTCTTAAGAATTAAAGTTGGATTTGTAGTAACTCCATCTAATAGTCCAGTCTCATATGCTGGACTAATCATTGAAACATCTGCTGTGTCTAAAAAGATCTTCATATAAAAGTAAGAACTCATAAGTAATTATACTGAGTTCTTATTAGTGTGTCAGATTTTGTTATGAATTGAAGATATTATAGGTCTTGTGCTACGGATAATATAAACATAATAACACCAAAGAGTTGAAAGAGAAGAAGGATTAGAAGAAAAGCCATAAAAAAAGGAGTTCTTATGGAACTCCATTATTTATTTTTAAGTTTGTCCTTGTGAATAGACGGGTTGTAAAATACCACCATCTTGATCATCATCATTATCGTGATCCTCATTGAGAATAACGATTAAGGCAAATACGAACAGAACCAAGTATAGAATATACTGTGTGGTCATAATGGGTTTCCTTTTTGTGAATAAGATTTAAGATTTTCTACTAATATTTGAAGTTCTTGTAGGGAAGCATCGTTTTTTAGAGTGTTTGCTCTATTGCTTATGACCCACACATTACCTTTTATGTATCCTTTTTCTGGAATAATTTTATCTAGTGAAGGATTGTTTGGAGAGTTTCTAACTTCCGTGCTTTCAATTTCTATACCAAGCAATGGACATCTTTCTGGAATAATAATATCATCAAGTTCAATATTGAAGGGCAGATTGTTTTTCTTTGCCCTACTCTTTGCCCTTGCATACATCTTATATTCAGTTGTTTTTGATATTGCGTTGGGGTCAAATCTTGATTTATTAAATTCTATCGATCTCTCTTTGCGAATACATCCACAAGATTGTATTTTTCCAGAAACTATGTCATGTCTTCTAGTTTTTGTAGTTCTGCCGCCACAAGAACAAGAGCACTCACAAGCAACATATTTTTTACAGGAAGATTGATATTCTCGTAGAATAGTTAATCTTCCATATGTTTTACCTACTAAACTCTCTTTTGGTCCGTGTTTCATAATACCTTCATTTACTATTATTATTTATAAAAATATTTATCTCAACGAAGGTATTATAACATAAAAAAGACCCCGAAGGGTCTTGTGCGTTTCCGCAGGGTATTATATTTTAATCACAAGGCGTTTCCCCGGGGCAATACTTCCTCTGGCAGCACAAAATTTTCGTGTGGTTGGTCAACAGGTGCCATCCAAGCACGTAAGCCTTCGTTTAAAAGCACGTTCTTTGTATAGAAAGTTTCGTAACTTGGATCTTCAGCGGCACGAATCTCCTGACTTACAAAGTCGTAAGCTCTAAGGTTAAGAGCAAGACCAATAATACCGATAGAAGAAGTCCAGAGACCCATAACGGGAACGAAAAGCATGAAGAAATGAAGCCAACGCTTATTACTGAAAGCAATACCAAAAATTTGCGACCAGAATCTGTTAGCAGTAACCATTGAGTAAGTCTCTTCCTCTTGCGTAGGTTCAAATGCTTTGAATGTATTTGCTTGCCCACTGTCTTCAAATAGAGTGTTTTCTACAGTTGCTCCATGAATTGCACAGAGTAGTGCTCCTCCCAGTATACCAGCAACTCCCATCATATGGAAGGGGTTAAGGGTCCAGTTATGGAAACCCTGAAGAAACAGTAGGAACCTGAAGATTGCGGCAACACCAAAGGATGGTGCAAAGAACCAACTGGATTGACCCAGTGGATACATCAAGAACACTGAAACAAATACAGCAATAGGACCAGAAAAAGCAATAGCATTATAAGGACGGATGCCCACCAGGCGAGCAATCTCAAACTGACGAAGCATAAACCCTATTAGGGAAAATGCACCGTGGAGAGCAACAAAGGTCCAAAGCCCTCCAAGTTGGAACCACCTGACGATATCCCCTTGAGCCTCAGGACCCCAGAGCAGAAGAAGAGAATGACCCATAGCATCTGCTGGGGTGCTTACCGCAGCGGTCAACGCATTACAACCTTCTAGAAATGAGGATGCTAAACCGTGTGTATAAAAACTCGTGACGAATGTAATTCCAGTAAACCATCCACCTAATGCTAGGTAAGCACAAGGCATAAAAAGTAAACCACTCCATCCAATAAACACAAACCTATCCCTTTTCAACCAATCATCAAGTAAATCAAACCAACTTCGTTGTTGGTTTGGCAATGAAAGTGATGAAGATACCATCAATCCTCCTTTTAGTATTTCTCATATTTAGTTTACAATACTTAACAAAATAGGTCAATAGAGATTTCTACTTACCGTATCTTTTATCAATAGGTTTGTTAGGGTCAAGTCCCTTTGCCTCTCTATATTTCCTCCATCTCTCTTTTGTTGCTTCACTTCTTCTCTCTCTTTCTTCTTCACTAATATTTGGATTTTTAGAAGCATTCTTATTACCTTTACCTGCCTCACTCAACTTTTGTTTTGTTTCTTCACTCAACTTTTTACCAACCATACGAGTATTACCTTCTAAACTCTTTGAGATTTTTGCCTTATGCTCCTCACTCAACTTCATACCAGTTCTAAACTGTCTCAACTTTTCTTTACTCTCTTCTGTATGCTTCAACTTACCTTTATGTGATTGACTGATTTTTTGTTTTGTTTCTTCTGTATGAACTCTTCCAGTTGGGTCCATCAGCAACCTTACAATCTCTTCTTTACCAATAGTTCCTTCTAAACCTTTCCAAGCACAATAATCTTTGATATTACCATATTGCTCCCACAACTTTCTGTGTGCCTCTGCGTGTTCTTCCACAGTCAGTTCAATAAGATTTGATGAGTCGTCAGTTCCACCCATATGTCTTGGAACAATATGATGTTTATGTTTCATTCTTACTGTTGCTGTCTCTACTACATTATTATTTATAAAAAAAGAGACCTTCACAGGTCTCCTCCGTATTATATCACATTATAATCAACCAATAATACTCTCTCTCCACTCTTCACTCATATTCACCATAATTGCTTCTGCTGCTTCTGGTGTTTCGGCATATCCTTCATCAAGTAAATGTGAAAGAATGATGTCGTAAATATCTACTTGTTCTTTTTGAGTTCTTTTCATATTTCTTTCACTTTTAGTCATTTTTCCAGACATACTACCAAAATTTGTAGTACCTAACATTCCATATTTTTGATTACCGAAAAATGAGGGATTTTGTTTTGCTTTTCTTACTGTTGGTTTTTCCTGCCCCACTTTTTCAGGATTTCTTTTTGGCATTAATTTTTTTCTTCTTCCGTGAACATCATATTCTTTATCATTAGTTCCTTCACCAATAACAACTTCCATATATGCTTCTTGAAGATTGCGAAGTTCTTGTGCGTCCATAGTACAAATACCTTTTAAGTATTTATATTTTTATATTTTTATCATTCATAAATCATCCCAACAGTCAGTAAGACAAAGCAAAGTATTGTGAATATCATAAGTCCTATGCCTGCCCAGATTATCCAGTTAGGCATAGGTTCGTTTTGGGTATTATGACTCATATTATTGGTGTTTTTGTTTTCTATATTTCCAATTTTGATTTCCCTTTTTTGCTTCACTTAATTTTTTTCTAGTTTCTTCTGATGGTGTTTTGCCTTTATGTGCTTCACTCATTTTTATTTTGGTTTCATCGGATAATTTTTTACCTTTCATATTCTGATTACCTTTTTGTGCTTCGCCAACTTTTTGTTTAGTTTCATCCGAAAGTTTTCTACCAACATTCCAAGTATTTCCCATCATTTTCTGTCTTATTTTATCTTTATGTTCCTCCGATAATTTCATTCCTTTTCTTTTTTCACTTATTTTTTGTTTTTGTTCTTCAGTCATTTCTTTACCATAGTTGGGATTTTTTTCACCAACTCTCATTTCACTTAATTTTTTTCGTGTCTCTTCACTTACCAAAACACCAGAAGCACCTTCACCACCATCAGTTCTGTTGCGAAGAACACCTGTTCCTATATCCTTCCTCCCAAATACCACAATCATATACTTTTCGTGCTTGAATGCTTCTTCTTCAGTTAAGTTTTTCTTCAAAAATATTATTCTAGATTTATCTTTTGGTGGTCTTATATCACCATTTGTTTTATTATAAATTCTTTTTCCTTTTCCCTTTCCAATATAGTAAGGAGTTTTATCCTCTCGCAAATAAGCGTAAGTGTAATACATTTCTACTCTGTTATGGTTCGCAATAATATTTATAATACATTATACTAGAAAAGGTGCCCGAAGACACCTTTTCACCTGATAGATGCGAACCACACAGGTATTAGTATTTATATAAAAAAAGGAACCCCGAAGAGTTCCTTAACTTTATTGAAATTATCCTACAGTCGGTGCTGTGAGAGCAACGGGAGTTGCTTCTGCAGCAGCAAGGTCAAGAGGGAAGTTATGAGCGTTGCGCTCGTGCATTACCTCCATCCCCAGTCCAGCACGGTTAAGAACATCAGCCCAGGTATTAACTACACGGTTCTGACTATCAACGATACTTTGATTAAAGTTGAAGCCATTCAAATTGAAGGCCATCGTAGAAACACCAAGAGCAGTGAACCAGATGCCTACAACGGGCCAAGCGGCGAGGAAGAAGTGCAGCGAACGTGAGTTATTAAAGGAAGCATATTGGAAAATAAGGCGTCCAAAATAACCGTGAGCAGCTACAATGTTATAAGTCTCTTCTTCTTGACCGAACTTGTAACCATAGTTCTGGGACTCATTCTCAGTGGTTTCACGAACCAGCGAGGAGGTCACCAGCGAACCGTGCATAGCACTAAACAGAGAACCACCGAACACACCAGCAACTCCAAGCATGTGGAAGGGGTGCATAAGGATGTTGTGCTCTGCCTGGAACACAAGCATGTAGTTGAAGGTTCCGCTGATACCCAGAGGCATTGCATCACTAAAACTACCTTGACCGAAAGGATAGACCAGGAACACTGCACTCGCAGCAGCAACAGGTGCGCTATAAGCAACCATAATCCAAGGGCGCATACCTAGACGGTAAGAGAGTTCCCATTCACGACCCATATAAGCATAAATGCCAATAAGGAAGTGGAAGACAACAAGTTGGAAAGGTCCACCATTGTAGAGCCACTCATCTAGGGAAGCAGCTTCCCAGATAGGATAGAAGTGAAGTCCGATAGCGTTAGAAGAAGGAATCACAGCACCAGAGATGATGTTGTTTCCGTAGAGGAGTGAACCAGCAACAGGTTCACGGATACCATCAATGTCCACAGGGGGAGCACCGATGAATGCGATGATGAAACAAGTAGCAGCAGCAAGCAGCGTTGGAATCATCAGGACACCGAACCACCCGACATAAAGACGGTTATCGGTTGAAGTAACCCACTGGCAGAATTGTTCCCAGAGGTTTTCGCCAGAACGGCGTGAAGCGATTGAAGCAGTCATTTGTTTAAAAGAGTAGTAAGACCATCAGGGAAATGGTGGTGATACTATTCCCCAGTCACCCTCAGACTGGGTATGAGAGACGTGATTTATACACCCATAGGTCTCGGTTAACGAGTGTTTAACAATGTTAAGAACTATGAGGAATCCTTAACATTTGTTTACCTATTTATCATAGCATGGTCTGCTTCTGGCGTCAAGCCCTGTACTCACCAATCTTATCTAAGACTTTGTTGAGATAATGGTGTGCCAACCATTTTGGATCATATTCAGTTTTATTCATCCACTCTTTATCCAAATCATTTTTCAACTTAAGAACTTCGCACTTGATAATTTCTTTGGTCAATTGTCCGCGTGGCATAATACTAAAAAAACTCTGCTCAATATTTAGAGCAGAGTTTCATATTATATTTTATTATTTCAAACTTGTGCAGTTTCCCTCACAGTTGTCTTCACATATTCGAAAACCACTTCTGGAGTAGTCGCTTCATAAGGGTCGGTGTCTGCGTTGTCCCGTTGCCCCACCTCAACGAATAGTTTTTCGATGATTCCATTATCCACGACCATAGCATAACGCCAAGAGCGATCACCGAAACCAAGGTTAGACTTATTGACGAGCATTCCCATAGAACGTGTGAAGTAAGCATTGCCGTCTGGAATGAGTTTGACTTTCTCAATGTTCTGGTCTTGTGTCCAGGCATTCATCACAAACCCATCATTAACAGAGATGCAGTAAATATCGTCGATGCCGAGACCCAGAAAGTCGTCATATTTCTCTTCGAATCCAGGTAACTGATAGGCACTGCAAGTAGGAGTGAAAGCACCAGGCAGACTAAAAATGACGACACGCTTCCCATCGAAAAGATCTGCAGTTGTACGAGTTACAAATTCACCAGATTCACGAAACTGAAATTGGACTTGGGGTACTTGATAACCTTCGCTACGCATAGAAACCTCCATCAGAATACACCGGGGATGATTTGACCAGTAGTGAGATAAGAACCAGCGGCGGCAACGAATCCAATCATTGCAAACCAACCGTTAATACGTTCTGCACGTTCAGTAAAAATTTTGTTCATTGTTTTTCTCCTTGATAAGAATGATGTTGTTTAAGTTCGGGATTAGGTTGAGAAGAAATCACAGGGTTTCTTGTTTTGTTTTTGATAACGATAAAGGCATCATTCTGGTAAGTTACTGTTCCATATGGTTTTGCCCATTTTGGGTTAGCATCTGGATGTGTAGAAGTTCCTGTTGCTGCTACACCACCAATTTCTACCACAATTTCATCATTACGATCCCAGTTAAGTTCTTGAAGGGCAAGACTCAGTTGCCCTAACATTCCAGCACTCACAGGTTCTCTTCCTGTTCAGTGAGAATTACACAATCACTGGTTGGATATGCTACGCAGGTAAGCACCCATCCATCCGCCAGTTGATCGTCATCAAGAAACGATTGCTCCTCATTATCGACAGTACCGCTGATGAGTTTGCCAGCACAAGCAGAGCAAGCACCCGCTTTGCATGAAGAAGGGAGGTCAACGCCTGCCTCTTCTGCTGCTTCAAGAATGTATTGATCAGGGGCACACTGGATAGTGGTTTCGGTGCCGTCAGGGGTTTGAAGTGTAACGTTGAATGTCATTTCAATAAGTTTCCGCAACTTTCTCTACAGCATAGCATAGAAGCACAAAAAAGGCAACTGATGTAATGGTAAAAATTGTTTCAGTCATCAGAAGATACCGAAGAAGAAGTTGCCAGTGCTAACATAAGAAATGATGCCAGCAACAAAACCGACCATTGCCCAGCGTCCATTAGTGCGCTCCTTTACTTGATTGGGTGTGAGCATACCATAGTTCTCATAATACATGGCAGGCTCTTTGGCAAACATATTCTGTTGCCCAAACTCATTAGTTGTTACAGTCATTGTACATTCGTTAAGAATTGTTACAATATTATATAGCAAAAAGAAAGGGGCGTCAAGCCCCTTAGTGTAAGCATTTATACTTATTTTGTTAAGATCCTCTAACTTTCAGATTGTGAAGAGTTGGTTATACGACCCAAATAAGGATCATAGGTCATCAAATCATCAATATTCATCTCATATCCTTGTTGCTCCCAAAATTTACGCAGACCATCATGACTTGCTCGATGAAAAATATCGATGTGTTCTGGATGAATAGAAGAACCTAATTCAATTCTATAAAGAAATAAAGGTATAGAAAAAGTATTACCAGAATTATAAATCAAATCGTCGGCAACTGGACGTGGTTTTACACCTTGATCTAGTTTATATTTTTCACCACGAACGTGAAACTTTATAAGTTTTTCTGCATGATGACGAGTAATCATGTACGCAGCAGTAGAAAAATTATTCACAAATCTTTTATGAAGTTTGACATGAATATCACCAGTGCAGATGATAGCAAGTTGAACAACATCCCAATCGTAAGGAACCTTTGCTGCAAAATCTGCCCAAGTAAAATTCCAGAATCTCGCAAGTTGCAAATCAACATCATCTTCCATGATGATTGCATAAGGGGAATCGGAAGTTTCATACCAATGTTTGATTGCTTTAAGGTGTGAAGTTGTACATCCAATTTCTCCAGATGTCATCATTTCTGGATAACGACCTTTAATAATGTCACTAAGATCATCATCTCTACCATCATACGCAGAGATCCTTTCGTAATTCTCAATCCCCCAATATTTAAATTGGTCTTCCATATATTGTTTTCTTTCTGGTTGCCCATCTAAATTTAGATAATATATCGGTCCAATATTTTTGAGTTTATAGGAAGATTTATTTTTGTCCATTAGATTCTAACCCAACTTTCTGGAATAACATCTTTAGTATTTTTATCTTTATTATCTTTGCCAAACCATTGAAGTGGTGCAACAACATTATAAGATCCTGATAACCAGGCACCCCACCAAGAGAATGATGAATTAGCAATGATATGATACTTACACAAACTCATCAAACAAAGATCTACATAATGATCTCCAGATTCAGAAATCATAAAGCGATCACCCGAAAAAAGTTCTTGTGCGTTACACCACTCAACATCATCAGTAAACAAAAGAACTGGAAGAGAATCATCAAATCTAGAAAGAGATTCTTGATAATACTCAAGACTCAGTGCAGTGTGATTTGGATTTTGAAGGTAATCAGTGCGCCGAACGTGCAGACTGATTGCTTCACCAATTGAACCAATCATCTCTTTACAAGGTTCTAAAATTTCATCTTTGAAGGAAAAGTCTGTGCGAATCTCATCTTCAATATGTTTAAAGTATTTTTCAGACTGAAAGAATCCAGCAAGACTAATCTCATCAGGGCACATCGTGAAGAGTGTTTCATCAAAATGAAAATGTTTCTCTTCTGCTACTGGTGCATATCCCCTATCCAAAAGTTTAATGTTATGAGGAAGAACATACAACATTTTGAATGGATAAAAGAGTTCAATCTTCAAATCGAACCCATAAGGATCTTTGACAACTTGATTGTGATTAGGAATACAAAAATCATATCCACGATTTCGAGCAATACCTCTTAATGAGGCATACTGAAACATTTGATTTCCCAAACGTCCCAGTTTTCCAAGATGATTAAACGCTAGCATTTAGTTGATTTCTCCTCTTTTTTACATATTTTTGTTGCTCAAAATAATTCACCAACCTTTCTTTATCCCAAGTTCGTATTACATTCCATAAGTTAGTATTTTCTTGCCACTTGGGATTATGGTAATGAGAATTAAAAGTTCTATAATGATTTAAATGATAGCACATATCATTAACTCTACCAACTTTACATCCCATAACTTGAATTCTATATAAAAATTCACAATCTTCTGGACCCCATGCCATAAAATTTTCGTTCCACATGTATGAATCAATCTCAGATTGACGACGTATCATTTGACCCAAACCCATTACAGATGGACAAATATTACATCCAGGATTTAAAACAGTCAAATCAAATTTAGTTTGAATAAATTCATGAAACATTTCAACTGAATAATCTACAAGATATTGATAGACCCCAACACCATAACAATAAACTGCATCATAATTTCCACCATTTATCATACTGTAAGCAGTTTTATAGCTACTAACTGGTAGTAAATGATCTATATCATAATTATAAACTATATCAGTTTTAGATGCTAAAAGAAGATCATTTAAAATTCGAGTTTTATGAAAAAAGGATTCTTCCGATTTTTCAAAAATATGCTCAATATTTTTAGGAAAATAACCAAAAATATTTTTAATAAAAGGTATTACTCTCTCAGAAAAAATTGATTGGTTATCATTTTCTTTTACAATGATTGGACATTCTGGAAAATTATAATGCAGATAACCAATAGTAGTAATAATATTTTTAAGTCTATCCTCACTTTCAATTCTACAAGGCATTAAAAATGTAAGATTATTCATAACAAACCTCAATCCAAGTATCAGGAATTAGATCACTCATATCATAATGATCATAAAATTTACCAAACCAAGGTTTAGGTGCAATTATTGGTTGTGTTGGTTTGTCAATTAACCATGCTCCCCACCAACTTAAAGTGCTATTTGCAATGATACCTCCACTACAAAGAGACATCATACATAAATCAAAATAAGGAATCAAACTATTTTGTTTTCCGTATAAGGTATCCGATACCTGCGGATACCTTTCATTATATTCAGACAACATAAATCTATCATCTTTAAAAAACTGTTGCTCAGAGCACCATTCAATATCATCAGAGAAAACAAGAACTGTTCTTTTGTCATCAAAATAATTCAGTGCTTTTTTATAGTATGAAATAGGGCATATTGGATGAGCATCTAAATTGACAGAATAATCTCCTCTTCTTACATGAATAAAAATTGGATTTTCTAATTCATTAATAATTTCTTTACAAGGATTAAGTATTTGCCCTTTAAAGGTATAATCTTTTTTTATTAAATCTTTAATATTTAAAAAATATTTTTGTGTAGTAAAATAATCATGAAGATTTACATTATCTGGACAAGCATCAAAAAACTCTTGGATGAAATGAAACTGACCTGTTGAAATACTTTGGGCATTCAAAAAACCAAAATTACTCTCCTGAACTGAACTCATCTCAAAACAATCAAAGAGTCCATAATTCGAATCTCCATAATTATCTGGTCTAGGAATTAACCAATCAAATCCTCGATTTGCAGCAATGCCACGCAAACCAGCGTATTGGAACATCTGGTTTCCTAGACGTCCATTTGAACCCAATCTATTATAACTTATTGCCATCAGTTTCTCCGAACATAAAGAGCATCACCCCAAATATCACCAGACCATTCAGTTTCAACTCTTTCCATTTTATAAGTTGCTAAGAAATCATCTAACTGTTCAACATAAGCATTATTTTCATAAACCTCATCACGATTTACTTCACAATAAACATAATCTACATGATTTAAAGTTTCAGCACCACCTTTTAATACTTCAAGTTCATATCCTTGAACATCCATATTAATAAAATTAAAATTTGAAGTCTCTTCACTAAAACTATCAAGACGTTTCATTTCAACTTCTTCAACGCCATTGAAATGTACCGTGGGATGATTTTGCAAATGTTTTTTTGGTTTTAAGATGGAACTACTCATTTGTTCATTATCACTCAAATACATAGAAACCATCTTTTCTTCATTACCCAATGCAACTTGATGTGCAGATATATTTGCATTTGCATCTCTAAGATTCTGTTCTAGAACTTCAAAGTTATAACTAAGAGGTTCAAACATTATAATATCTTGAATACCACTGTTAATGTAGTCTTCAACTTCTTCTCCATGATGGGCACCAATATGAATAATTCCTTTAATATTCATATTGTACTTGGTTTTAAGATATTTAAAATTGAGTATCATAATTCTTGTAAATAAGTTTTGTAAATGTAATCTTCGTTGATTGGATAATTTTTAACTATCTCCAAATTATCCTTTACTGCTTCCAGTTTATCATAATAAAGTTCTGGCGTCAATGATGAAATATCAAAATCATCATTAAGTATAATAATACCATCGAGATTAAAAAACTTACCTATATCAGGCGATCCGTAATAAATTGGAATCGTTCCAGTTGCAAAACAGTCTTGAATTTTTTCAGTAAAGTATGTTTCATAAGAAGCGTTTTCAATCGCAATAGAAAACATATAGTCTGCTAGACCTTCTTCTTTAGATTGAATCTCATTGAATCCACGACCATAAAAATCAACTTGATCTTGAAATTTTTTTACCAAGGTTAAACGATGCTGATGCCCAGCACAAATTAATTTATTGGAGCAGATAGCTGAAACCAATTTACTTTTTTCATAAAGTTTTGGTTCGACAATCCAACTACCATATAATGGAGCAAACTTAAATTTAGAATGAAGTTGAAGTAGTTCTTGATTATGAGTAAAGATGGCATCATAGACACGTATATAGTGAAGATAATTTCTTTTCATATCTTCAACTACATTCAATTTTATTTCTCTAGACTCTAATAACCAAGCATATTTTTTCTTGCTTGTATCATCGTCAAAGGCAAAAGCAACATAGTCGTCAACATAAAAAGTATCTTCTGCGCCAGCATCTACCCACTCAATATATTTGGATTCTTGTTTATAAATGGAAGATCCGGTGTTTCCATTATTATAATGATTGAACCCACCACCAACTAAATTATACTGTTTTTTATCAGTCATATTAAACATTCTGTAATAATATTAAACATAATGATTAACTATTGCGTTAAGTGTTTCAATATTCAAAGTCCTGTGTAGGAAAATTTCATCTTTACAAAACTGAATGCATTTTCCGCCGAGAACTGCATTATTTCCATATAAATCAGAGCAACCAGTATGGTCCAATAAATGAATAGGAACTTCGGAACAAATTAATGATAAAAGAGCAGTTCCTGTTGATTGTGTAATATATGAAACACACCTATTTTTATCTTTTATCAAATAAACAAAATCTCTCAACTTTTCCACATAAACGCAACCATTTTTCTTAGAAAATTCTTCTGTACCATAACCAACGACAAATATATTGGTTGTTATATGTTCTTTTAATTTGCAAATAAGATTTTCAAAAAAAGTTGGTTGAAAATTTTTATGGTTAGCATGATCTCTTGTTCTAAGTCCCAAAACAATATATTTTTCTGGTTTTTGAATACTAACATTAGATAAATCAAATCCATCAAATATTTCATTATAATCTTGATAATAACGAATATATTTTCCATTGCTATCAACAAAAGATTTTGCATCTAGAAAAGAAAAACAATTGGAATTGCCACTTGTTTTTAATGCAGTCCAATCATCTACAATATCTTCATTTTTTATTTCTATTTTTTGAAACTCTTCATAAGAGATAACTTTATCAAAAATTTTTGAATAAAAAAATACTCTATCTGATGATGTTACTGCAATATAGTTATTTGAATTAATTTGTCCGGTTTTAATTAATTTAATAAAATCAATTCTACTACCAACTACTTCCCAACCCAATTCAAAATAAACTGATAACGATGAACTATCATCATTAGATACGCCTTTCTTTAAAGATTTTCCGAGAATAACATAATTCATTAGTTTTCTCCACTATTAATAATAGTCCAATCTTTTAAAAAATTTGTCGATATTCCACAATTACTGTAATTATACAAATACTTTTTAATTCCTGTTTGAGATATAAATTTTGAAAGGCATGAAAAAGAACTACCAACTAAATGAATTTCTTGAGCATTTTGAATTAAAGGTACATAATCAAAAAAAGGAAGATCAATTACACTTTCAGCAATGTCATAGTACTCATGATTTTTGTGATACAAATTTTTAGAAGGACATAATAATACATTATCTGTGCTTATGTTAGAAATAATTCTGTCAGTATAATCCACTAGAGATGTTTTTCCATGAACAAAAATATAATCATACTTTTCAATAATATTATTAAAGTATTCATTCTCATATAATCTTTTTGGTAAAGAAAAATACCTTTCATATATTTCCAATTCCAATCCCAAATCCATATAAAAATTGTCTGGCAAATGATCAAATGAATTATGAGATTCTTTGTATATGCCACAAGTTAATAAATGATATTCATCACCAAAATCATTCACAAATTTATTAATTTCTAAACGTTCTTGATACTCACTATCATTTGCTAGAGGACTTAGTTTTAAGATATTGATGTTGCCAACATCTTCATACAACCTCAAACAATTTTTAAAATATCTTTCCTTACAAGCAATATAGATATTCTCATATTTTTTTGCATAATATCTAATTGCAGGACTTATGCAAGTAATATCACCCATGCCCATATGAGTTAAGACAATCGCATTTTTCATTATAATTCAATAAGTTTTATGTTTTCTTTGAATGTATTTTCCGTTGTCTAAATCTCCTCCAGAGATAGCATTTTTAATGATTTCTACAACCTTTTCATCAACTTCATCTATCAATTGATTTCTTTGTACATTAAGGTCACATGCTTTCTTCAAAGACTCCCATAATCTTTGAGCCCCTTCTTCATCATCAAAATACTTTGCTTTATATTCTTCAAAGGTCATTCTACGAATTTCATAGAGCAATTCTTGATTATTCCACATTTTTAAATCAACAGTGGTCAATTTATCTACTAAAGATCCTAGTGTGTCAGCCATAATTTTTTCTCCAATTAATTAAGTCGGTTTCATATTCTTCTAGTTCATTTTCTTCCAAAAAAAGTTTTTCCAATTCAAGAGGTTTTTTAAGTCTTTTTCCTAATTTTTTAACAGGAGATCCTGCATAAACGCTCCATTCTTCTAGATTATCCTTTACTAAAGATAGTGCTCCAACAGAAGCACCCTCACCAATGGTAACATTTGGGAGTATGACACTAGATGAACCAATTATAACATGCTTTTCTAAAATAACTTTTCCGATTTTTACTTTTTTATATTTTTCCGGGACAGTTGGATTTGTCATGCTTCTCCCCAAATAATCATCAGATGCGCTATAAATTTTAACTCCACTAGACAATCCACTAAAATCTTTCAATTCAACATTACCACTACAAGATAAAGAACAACTGTTTGATATATGTACATTTGAACCTATTTTTAAATTCCCATTTGAGGAATTTATAATTGTAAATGCATCTATTCTAACATTTGACCCTATTGAAATATTTTCAATTCCATTGATTATACATGATTCGTCAATTAAAATATTTGTACCTAGACTTTTAAATCCAAGACATTTCATTTCATGTTCTGTTATGAACCTAGAATTAAACATTATGAGAAATCTCCAAGTAAAATTTCCACTCTATATAGAAGAATTTTTTTTATTAATTTTTTAATTACTTTATCATCATTTATTGGAAATTTCTTGATATAAAAAGAAACTATTTTGCATAAAATTTTAAGTTCTTCTTCCGAAATATCCACTTATATTTTATAGTTTAAAATAGTATTGCAAATATATTCAAGTTGATTTTCAGTTAGATCTGGATAACTTGGGATATTAAATCCTCTCCTACTTATATTTTCTGATACTTTATGAGATTGATACCTATGAGAGTACATGGGCATCGTATGAACTGGATAAAATAGAGGTCTTGTATCTATATTATTTTTCTTTAAATATTCTCTAAATTTATCTCTCTGCTCTTGATTACATTCAAATATCACACTATTCATCCAATAACTATGTATAGTGTCAGGTTGTTCTTTATGTGTTCGAACATGAGTCCCATCAAAAGCGTTGTGATAGTAATCTGCAATTTTTCTTTTTTTACTAATCAATTCATCAGACCTCTCTAATTGAGCCTGTCCAATAGCACAAGCAATATTAGTCATCCTATAATTATATCCTATAACATCATGCCAATATTGACGATGTTCTGCAAGACCTTGACCTTTCAAGTGGAGTGATCTTAAGTATAGAGTTTCATTATTAGTAACAACCATACCACCTTCACCAGCAGTTATAGTCTTATTACCAAAAAAACTATAGGTAGAAATATCTCCAAAAGAACCCACATGTTTTCCTTGATAATACGTTCCAAATGCTTCGGCACAATCTTCAACCAAAAATAACCCATTTTCTTGGGCAATTTTGCAAATAGAATTCATATCACAAGATTGACCATACAAATGGACCACCATGATTGCCTTTGTCTTTGAGGTTATTTTTTTGGTTATTTCTTTTGGATTTATTTGCCAGGTTTCCTCCAAAGAATCCACAAATATGGGAGTTGCTCCACAATAAACAATAGCATTTACAGAGGCAATATAAGTGAGAGTTGGAACAATTACCTCATCACCAGGACCAATACCTAGTGCAAGAAGTGCCAAATGCAAAGCGACTGTCCCATTACATACAGAAACAGCATAATCTATATTTGTTTTTTGTGCAAAAGATTTTTCAAAAAGATCTATATATTTTCCTTTAGAAGAAATCCAAGAAGAATCTAAACATTCATTTACATACTTTTTTTCAAGATTAGTTATTGATGGTTGATATACTGGAATCATACTAGATATTCCCCAAATACCATTGATAAGTTTTTTTAATACCTTCACGGAGATCAATCTTTGGTCCCCATCCAAGTGCTTTAATTTTATTTACATTCAAAACTTTACGCGGAGTTCCATTTGGTTTTGTAGTATCCCACTCAATATCCCCAAAAAAACCAATAACATCAGCAATGGTTTTAGCAAGTTCCTTAATTGTCACATCCTCACCAGTTCCAACATTAATTGGTTCTGGACTATTATAATCTTTCATACAAGTAAAACAAGCCTCTGCAAGATCATCAACGTGTAAGAACTCCCTCATTGAAGAACCATCTCCCCAGAGTTTTACTGAGGGACTGTGCCAAGGACCACCTGGATCTATAATATATCCATCTCTACTTGCATTATGAAACTTTGCAATCATTCCAGGAAGAACATGAGATGTCTCTAAATCAAAGTTGTCATTAGGACCATAAAGATTTGTAGGCATCAATGAAATAGCATTAAACCCATATTGTTTACGATATGCCTGACACATTTTGATACCAGCAATTTTAGCAACTGCATATGCATCATTAGTTGGTTCTAACGGACCAGTCATCAATTGGTCTTCAGTAATCGGTTGAGTTGCAAACTTAGGATAGATGCACGATGATCCAAGAAACAAAAGTTTTTTAACTCCAAACTTTCTAGCAGCATCGATAATGTTTGATTGAATCATCAAGTTATCATAAATGAAATGTGCTGGGTAATCATTATTTGCACCGATCCCACCAACCTTTGCTGCTGCAAGATAAACGTATTCTGGTTCATTTATTCTAAAAAATCGTTCCACATCTTCCTGCCTTCTTAAATCCCAATGAGAAGAAGGTGTTGAAAGAATGTTCGTATACCCTTTCATATGAAGCATACGAACAATTGCAGAACCAACTAAACCATTGTTTCCAGCAACATAAACGCGACTTTCACTGTCCATAAATGCACATATCCTCAACAAGTTGTTTAAAAGAAATCTTAGGTTCCCAACCTAGATTTTCCTTTGCCTTAGTGGCATCACCTAATAAAGTCTCTACTTCAGCAGGTCGAAAATATTTAGGGTTGACTTTAATGATAGTTCTACCAGTATTTTTATCAATACCAACTTCATCAAGTCCTTCACCTTTCCACACAATATTCATACCAAAATAAGGTGCTGCTTCTTCTACAAAGTCACGTACAGAATATTGAACGCCTGTTGCAATTACAAAATCATCTGGTTCATCTTGTTGAAGCATCAACCACATTGCTTCAACAAAGTCTTTAGCGTGACCCCAATCACGCTTTGCGTTTAGATTGCCAAGTTCAAGAACATCTTGCTCACCAACAGAAATTCTAGAAAGACCGCGAGTAATCTTACGAGTTACAAAGGTTTCACCACGGCGAGGTGATTCGTGATTAAAAAGAATACCAGTGCAAGCGTACATTCCATAGGACTCACGATAATTCTTCGTAATCCAATAACCGTAAATCTTCGCTACACCATAAGGAGAGCGGGGATAAAAAGGAGTAGTTTCACGTTGAGGAATTTCTTGAACAAGACCGTAAAGTTCACTGGTAGACGCTTGATAAATACGAACACGATCTTCCATACCCAAGAGACGCACTGCTTCAAGAACACGAAGAGTGCCCATACCATCGACATCAGCAGTGTATTCAGGCATCTCAAAGGATACTTTAACGTGACTCTGAGCACCAAGATTATAAATTTCATCTGGTTGGACTAACTGAATAACTCTTGCTATATTAGTAGAATCTGTTAAGTCTCCGTAATGTAACTTAATATTTTGATACAAATGGTCAATTCTTTGAGTATTGATTTGAGAAGCACGGCGAATAATGCCGTGTACTTCATAACCCTTTTCTAAAAGAAGTTCTGCAAGATAAGATCCATCTTGTCCCGTGATTCCAGTAATTAGTGCTTTTTTCATACTTCGCAATTTGTAAAATCTATTTGACCATTTCTAGTTGCCCAGATTGGATATTCTCTACCATAGGTATTCCATATCTTTGCCTGCTGTTGACCAACAGGAACTCCAGATATTCCAGCAGCATTCCAAATTGTTTCATAAGTATCATCCTCGTGGAATGTAAAGTCATGAGATTCTGCCTCCAGCTTCAATAATAAAGACAGGATAGATTGATCATGCCTATTTTCTCTAAAAATTGAATCATTTAAAAGTTTTGATAGTGTATCATCAAGATAATGACCATTATCTTCGATGGAAATAGACTTCCATTTATCAACAATACCTCTCATCAAATCATTATTCTTTATCAAGAAGATACCAGAAATAATTTGTCTGGTCATCAGGTACTCATCATTTTCACCCATAATTCTACGATAAGTATCCATCTTAGTCCATTGAATCTCTGGAAGATCTAGCGCGAAAAAAACTCCAGATGTTTCCAGACACTCTTGATAATATTGCTGAAGTTTCTCTACACCATTCTTATTCAACTCACAACCAGAATCAATATATAAAAGGACTTCATCTTTTGGTATATTTTTAAGTGCTTCTCCAACAAAATAAGATTTGCAAGCATAGTATCCATAAAATCTACTTGGCATACCAGATCGCTGCTCCATCATTTTGCTGGCATTATTTTCCCAGAAATCGCCAACTAAATCATCTTCACCGAACTCTTGAATAGATTTGAATACTTCAAATTCTTCTGCTTGCTTTCGTATTCTATTCTTACCAATAGAGAAATTATTATCTCCAAAGTAAGTTAAATGTAAGTTCATACAATTATTTTAATATCAAATCATTATACCAAAAAAGGAGAGTTTATGCAACTCTCCCCTAGGTCTTTCAGGCTCGCCACCAATTCTTTGACTGGAAATTGGAAACCAGGCGGGAGAGAGTCCCATCCGCACCAACGTCATTTGAGAGATGCCGTAAACTCATATAGGGTCATATTTGACTCCACCACTCAGTTTTATGAAACTAAGAAAAGTTGGGTTAACTTTGATATCTCGGTAATACCAAAGAATGCACATAAGAATAATACATCCCAAAGTTTAAGTTTAATGGCAAAAGGTACTGTTAGAAATCCTCCAATAACTTTGACCAGCAAACCATATTTAAAATCTCCCCATAACATAGTTTGATAACCAATTATAAGAAGAAGGTTCCCAAGATACCTTAGGACACTTGTTTTAGACATAAGGGGGGTTTGCTCCCGACCAGTGCTGTTAACGTCCATCCGTGACGATTAATCCCAATATTCAATATCATCGGGATCAATGTAACAGGGTTGATTAGTCAACCATTTCGCATATTCAATATCTTCCATTGCAACAGAACATTGCATAGAATTATCAAACAAATAAACGTCATTCCACCTTTTAGAATAATAATCTTGCGTTTGAAGACGAAAATCTGGTTTTCCGTTTAGTTCAATAATCCCCCTTTCAACGAATCTAAATCCTTCTCGTTCAAGAATAACTTTGGTACTCATGCAACCTCAATGGACTCAAGATCGGCAAGAACGTATTCCATTAGCATTTCGTAGTCATCCAGAGGGTCTCCAGAAAATACTACACCTTCGTTCTCATAAAAACGACGGACTTTTTTATAAAGTTTCGGACTCTTTACATCAAGGTAGATTTCTCCGTTAGCAGCAAGACGAAGAGTGCTAACATCTTTCTTGAATTTTTGGATCAGAGACATTGTTTTGTTTTGTTTGCTCTAGTATTATAAGGGTTTGAGACTTGTGTGTCAAGTGTGCCAGTTAAGGAACTGGCGATCGGGGTAATAGGATTCGAACCTACGACCTCCCGCTCCCAAAGCGGATGCGCTACCAAACTGCGCTACACCCCGTTACACCGTTATTTAGTTCGGTGTATAAACATTATACCCATTATTGGAACGGTTGTCAACCCCATACCACATATAAACAACCAAACTGGACTATGTGCCAGATATTCTACAATATGAAAGATCATTTTACATATGCGTGATCAAGTGACCAAATAATCAATAAACCTATTATACCAAAAATAGTCATTGCTGAAAATATTGTGCTACTCATATTTTCTTTTTCCATATAAAAGATTAGTTAAGAGTAATTTTAAGAAATGGGAGTAATGGTGGAATAACACCGATTAACCTTAAAAGTCCCTCAGCAAATAGAGCAAGAACCACCCAACCGACGCACATACTAATGATAGAAGCATTGCGGTTGTGTCGTCGTATTGCTGCATCGATCATCTCCTGAACTTCTGAGCGCGTAATAAATTCTTCATGCTCATACATCATTTTTCATCACCAAGAAACTTTGCAAGAGGATCTCTCTTGGTTTTAACAATCTCAACTGCTCTTTTATAGAACATATTATCAGTGTTCCCAGAAGATTCGAATGTCTCCTTGATCTTCACCCAGTTATCATAGGTGTGCTGATCCATAGGGTTTAGGTTGAATACTACTAGTTATTCTAGTAAGTATTTCTACTATGTCAAGTTTGTGTTGATACGAAAATATAGATTAAAAAAATCTAAAATTTTGTAATATTTGTAACAAGGAAGATCAGGGATTCGAACCCTGGAACGCTACTAACGTTAATAGTTTTCAAGACTATCGCCATCAACCACTCGGCCAATCTTCCAAAATAAGTCCTCAGCGGACTTCAAAATCTAAACGTCTCACTTTACGCTGACGCCGTGCTTCTTGAAAAGCAAGGTCTTCGTTTGTAAGAACACCAGATTTTGATTTGGTATGTATAGAGTTTAGCATAACAACAGAGGATAAGTCAACTGCTGAAATTTTATCCCCACGAATAGTTGCCATATTTGAGCAACCACAAGATACTGTTTTCGTTTGATGCCCTTCCAACTCTCTATTACAAGAGCGGCATCTGATTCTTAAATTTTCCATCTCTACAATAAGTTAATTATTTTTCAGTAAATGATCGAAGCATCCAAACGAATTTGCCGTGTGCTTCATTTAAATCATCAAGAAGATTAACTGTTCCTCTTGACTTTTGTTCGTCTGCTTCCATAGCAGCATCAGAAAGCATGGTAATTATTTTTTGATGTCCATCCATCAAATCACGAATCATTTCCATTTCGGAAATATTAGATTTTGCTTCACCAATACCAGAAACTTCTACAACTCTAGACAAAGAACTAACTGGTTTGATTTCAAGAAATCTCATATGCTCGGCAATACGATCAACTTCTTCTTGAAGAGCAACATACTGTTCACCAAATAAGTCATGAATCTGCTTAAAATCAGGTCCAACAACGTGCCAATGATAAACCCAAGTCTTCTGAAAGAGGACAAACAAACTTGCCTGAGTATCAGAAAGTAACTTATATAATTTTTCCATTACACCAATACTTTTTTTCAAGTATTTATAAAGTGGGCGATACTGGATTCGAACCAGTGACCTAATCCTTGTAAGGGATCCGCGCTACCGCTGTGCCAATCGCCCAATAAATCAATCAGGATAACTAGATTCTAGCATAAATTCTACTGTATTTGCAATATCATTCATAGCATCACGAAGAAATGGTTGTTGACCAGATTCTTGCCTACGAACAGGGCGAGAGGAATCACATAAGGTCCATCGCCATTGTTGCATAGATTCACAGTACCAGAGTGTTATTTTCATTTTTTAAATGCTCTAGTTTAATCAGATTTGGGAAGGGGGGTTTCACCCCCCAGTTTACACTATGTAGTTAGAATATCAGAACCTAAACTGGGTCTGAATCACACCACCATAGTTAGAAGAAGCATTCTTGAATCCTTGATTATTGGAAACATAGAAGATTGCAGGAGTGATGCTAATATTATCACTCACACGATAGCGATAGAAGGTTTCCCACATCAGAGCATCCTTAGTGAGGGAAGCAGCATTGCCAGGAGCACCGATGGCAAAACCAGCAGCATTACCCTTAGCAAACACATCTGCCCACTGGACACCAGCAAACCAAGTCTCAGACTTAGTAGCAGCACGGGGAGTAGCAGGACCTTCTACAGTGTTCCACCCATAAGCACCACTCACAGAAGGAATGATGCCAGACTTCTTAGGTTGCCAGTAAGCATTCACGGCATAACCATTAGAGGTTTGATTAGCGGCAAGAGTACCAGCATTACCAGAAACACCATTGAAGGTGCGAACACGAGTGCCTTCAGTACCATAACGATAACCAAATGCGATGCCATACTGAGGAGCACGATAACCAAACTGTGCCAGAGTATTCAAAGCACCAGATTCATCAAATTCCCCTTTGCTAGAATCGGAACCGTTCTGGGCAACATAGTTCACACCAGCAACGAATCCACCCTTACCTTTCTTAGTAGGTTGTGCCCACTGAGCACCGAAACCAGAACCAGTTGCTTTGTTGTAAACACCAGGAGCGCCTGCAACAGCAAAGAAGTCCAGAATGTCAGACTTATAAGCAGTAGGAATCCAAGACATCTCAGTGTTACGAACCAGAGCACCAGCAGTCAAATTGAGACCTTTGGTGAGAGCAGGAAACTGATAGTACAGACGATCAAGTTGTACTTGGTTAGAAGTGCTTTCTGCCTTATCCAGTTTGAACAGAGACGAAGAAGAACCAAAGGGTTGACTGGAGAAATTACCAGAACGCAGACGAGTCTTCAGCAAATCCTTGCCAGTGAAAGAAGTATCGAAGTTCAGACGAACATCATAGTTGAATGCTGTGTTGCCAACGTTAGTGTTGTTAGCAAGACGAGCACCTTCTACACCACCAAGAACGAAGGTTGCTTCACCACGCAGTTTAGATGTAGTGGAGAACTGAGTTGCTTGAAGTTGACCAACTTGTGCTTCCAGTTTATCAACACGACCACGAATAACTAGAAGTTCTTCAGCAAATTCTTTCGAAAGACGCTGAAGTTCATCAGTTACTTCAGTTACACGATCCAGACAGGCATTCAGGAGTGCTGCTGCCTCATAACGGGTCATTGCCTTACCACCACCATAAGTGCCGTTAGGATATCCTGCTACGCAACCATAACGCTCCACAAGGTTGCTAAGTGCCTGATATGCCCAATCAGAAGGTTGAACATCAGAGAATTGAGTGACGCTTGTTGCCTGCTCAGAAGAGTATTGATTGACTGCTGCAATATTAAGGTCTGCGGCATTCGCAACAGCAGGAGCAATCATACCAAGAGCAACAGGTGCAAGCATCAGTTGTTTGATTTTCATAAAAATGTTTTTTGTGTACTAAACGACAATGTAAAGATTTACAACAAAGTAAATCTTCGTTATTTAGGGGGTCTTAAGCAAACCTTAAGATGAGAGTATCTTACAGCACTTTTGGTCTTATGTCAATTAAGATTTGGTTAAGAAGCGAATGACGGGGATCGAACCCGTGACACCAACTTGGAAGGATGGGATGTTACCGCTACACCACATTCGCAATGTGGGAGATTTGACTCTCCCAGCACTTCACTTCACACGGAAGTATAAAGTATAAGACATAATGAGTATTATGTCAAGCCCCCGATCTGATTCGAACAGACGACCAACGGTTTACAAAACCGTTGCTCTACCACTGAGCTACAAGGGCAACGCGGGGGTGATCAATTCCCCGACCTAACAAAGTTAGGATTTAGAAAGGAAGACCCAGACATTTCCAGACCTTCCAACTCCCCCAGTTTGACTCGAACAAACAACCTCAGAGTTAACAGCTCCGCGCACTGCCAATTGTGCTATAGGGGATTGGTGGTAGGAGGGATTTCTATGTGCAGACAGAATCACCTTTCACATCATCCAGACTAAACCAGCGAGAGGTGTTGCACTTCCTACATTTGATGGATTAAGTGTGATACACCTCATAAGGATGTAACAGGGACTTAACCTCTATCACTTTTATATATTACACTAATTCTGAAATAATGTCAAGTCTAAGTTCTGCGTGTATTTCTCTATGACAATTAGCACATACACATACACACTTATCAAGTTCTTTTTTCTGGTCTTCCCATTTTCTTAATTTTAAATTTCCAAAATTTTTATCTTTTTGATCTGGGTCAATATGATGAAATTCTAAGGCATCAATACATTTATTATATCCACATTTTTCACATTTTCCACCCTTATACTCTACTGCTTTTTTCTTACTATTTTTCCACCTATCAGCATTATAATTGTTATGGCATTTTTTACAATTTGCTTGCCATACCTTTTTACTTTCACGCCAATATCCAGTTTCTTCATTTAAAAAAATTCCACATTTGGAGCAATTTTGTATTGGTTTACCATCAACTCTAAGAATATGATTTTCACCAATATAACCGTCACTAAATGATTTATTTGCCGTTTTCAATTTATACTTATTCAACCAATATCTAATACTTGTAGCACTTTTATTTGTTTTTTTACCAATATCCCTTATAGACATTTTTTGTTCCACAAAGGATTTAAGAATAGAATATTCCATTAGTTCAGTAGATATATATTGTTATTTATACAACTGAACTATTATAGCAGGCGTATCAGGATTCGAACCTGAGATAAGGCTTTAGAAGAGCCGTGTGATAATCCACTTCACCATACGCCCATAAGTAGGTTCCTATCGCCGCCACTCCTGAACCTACCGAAGGGGAGTGCCGCAGTTGATCTCTCAACTCTCATATTATAGCAGTCCTTGAGAGAGTCGTCAAGGTGGGCAGGGAGGGATTTGAACCCCCGTAGGCAGAGCCAGCGGATTTACAGTCCGCCTCCATTAACCACTCGGACACCTGTCCAAGATTTAAAGTATAGAATGGGGGAGGAGTATTGTCAACTCCTCCCAACCTATTCTATTGTATCAAACTTCTACCGTGATCAGTCGGTTAGCATACTCATGAGCATACGAAGTGCGGGCACCATGAATGCCCCAACCAATCCAACTATACGCATAGTCCATGTAACGATTGATAGACTTACCAGGAGTTTTCATCCTATCTGCAATTCGTTTCCATTGAACCTCAGTCGTTAGATAACCAAGTTGCGTTTGAAGAGATGATGGATTTCCACCAAACCTTCTAGCAAAATCACCCAATCCATAATAACGATCGGCAGATGTCCATTGGATCAGACCATAACCACGTCCGCAGTGATGGTACTGAGTCCTACTACCACCTTCACAAATATTAGGCACGAACATAGATTCCTGCTTAATATTGCCCAGGATAGTAGCAAGGGCGTTTCTGTCTTTAATTCCTTGCTCTTGGAAATAATCCAGAGCAAGTTGTTCATGTTCATTACACCCTTTACAAATTAACCTTTTCTCTTTTGGCTTTTCGGGAGCAACCTCTCGGATTGCTGTCTTCTTTTCATCTACAAGATCAAACTCCCTAATAACAGAAAATGGTTTCGAATCCACTGGAGGTGGTGGACCCTGCATCTTGTAGTTGACGAATGGCAGTGTTGCCGTACTGGTTGTAACCGATGCCAAAAGGGGCAGGGTTACAGTAAAGAATTGTTGCATTAATTTTAATTGAACTCTACATCCGTATAGAAGGGGGGTACACCACCTCTCTCGAAGGGCACCTTCCACGGCTCTAATGTCACTTCAATGACTCATAATAAGAAACCCGCCATTTTGTAGCGGGCTTGTACATAATAAGTTAATATTTATGATCTGTCAAGTGGACCAAGTGGACCAATTGAAAAACTGTCTCCATAAATACTTACACACCATATTTCAGAACGATGAAAAGATTAGCACTTATCTTTTCGTTATTCTTCACTACTCCTGCTTTTGCTGGCGAAATCACATCAAAAATCACTGACTCAATTCAATTAGGCGTTCAGGGTGCAGCGGTACAATCAGAAAGAGTAGGAGCATCCTACGCTGTCTCGGGCACAAACATTAATGTAACAACTCTTGGAGGAGTTGGTGGAGCAGGTTCTTATGACATCAACACAAACGGGCAAGCATTTAGTTTCTCTGAGACATCAATTACTGCAGATGTTGATGTTACCTCTCAGTCGGCAGCTTCTGGAACAATTGCTTCTCCCAACCTTTACGGCAACTCTACTACTCAGTTAGGTGGTGATAAAGGTTCTCTCGCAGGTACTTTGAGTGGAACTACCGTTCCTAGCGTAACTGCTGGTGGGTCGGGAACCACGGCAACAGCACAACGTAGCGTAGAACTGAGCGTATTCAAGTGAGACGCATAACTCTCGGACTGCTTACAGTTCTGGGAGTTATAAGTCCTTCATATGCTGGACCAGTAACTCCCAACTTCACCAGTGGGACAATTACCTCCGAAACGAAAACGCGAACTGAAGTTATTGAAACTATCAGACAAATAGAATACACTACTGGAACATCTTATACAGTCACTGGAACCAACATCAATATACCAGGAACTCCTGCTCCTGGTATGAATTACACAATTCAAACTCAAGGTGCTCCATTCCAATTTAGTGAGACTTATCTGACTCCTGGAGTGGCAAAGGAAACATGGATAGACAGAAAAACTACAGAAGATTCTTTAACAAACACAATATCAGTCTTTACGCAGTAATAATTTTATTGTTGACATTGACTGGATCGAGTAAAGGACAACAAGCACCAAGCAATACAAATATTGCAGGACCCTCAGCATCTGCGACTGGTAACGTAACTAACCAGGCAGTTCAGGTGCTTCAGGGTCCTTTTGCTTTAAATACTTATGGTGGCGGAGTTTCTTGCCAGGGTCCCACAATGAGTGTCGCACCGTTTATATTGGGAAATACAAACTATAATGAGGACCCACAATCATTCCAATCTTATAGTGGAAATGCTGGTATCTCTTTTGGATTTAATTTTCCTCTAGATGGTTCATTACAAGAACTTTGTAAAGCAAGAGTTCGTGTAGAAATTTCAAGGCAACAAGCAGAAGCAGATAAAGGAAGACTTGACTTTGAGCTTGTGAGACTTTTGAAGTGTGGTGAAGCACTGAAAAATGGAATTTCATTTCACCCAGAAAGTCCTTATGCAAAAATTTGTGCTGATATTGTTGTGAAGTATCCACAAGTACAGGATATAGCAAATGGAAATCAAACAAATACAGATAAGAAGTGAACCTCCACCTATCATTCCAACGATAGAACCCCCTGTAACTCGCAGCACAGAACGTTCTATCGTACCTCAAATTGATATTCCCATCATCAATATGCCAGATACAACTATCAAGTATCCAGTAATTGATGTTCCAACTCAAGAAGAATTTGATGCTGCAGTCAGAGCGGAACAAAAAAAGAAAGAAGAAGAAAAAGAAGAAAAAAGTAGAGGACTTCCTGATACTGCACCAGTTATACCACAACAACTTGTACAGCAGGATGTACAAGCAGTACAAGTTCCCACACAAGTTGAAACATCAAATACAAATTTAGGAGTACCGGTCATTGAAGTACCAATCGTCGGGGAAGTTCCAGTTCCTCCAAAAGAACAGGTTATACTTGCTGGCACCACTGCTACTGCTTCTGTTGCTGCGGCTCTTATTGGCAAATCTTTGGTGGAATGGATGGTAGGTAAAATGAAACCTATTGTTCAGCAGATATTCGTAAGGGGTAAGAAACTTTTAAGCAAAGATCTTACCCCATATGAAACTCAGGTTTATTTTGCTTTCGAAAAATCTTCTTCTCTAAAGAAGGTCAATAAGTTACTCAAAAAAGAACAAAAGACTGAAAAGAAAGACCAATATAAAAAGTTTCACTCAAAGTGATTATTAATTTCAATATTAAAAAGGAAACTTAATACTGGGAGTATTAAGTTTCGGAATAGGTAGTTTCTCAAATGCTTTCGATACTTGCTTCTCTACAACAGCACCAACAAACTCTTCCGGATTATCTAGAATCTTCTGTGCTTTTTGATAAGTAATGTATGCTCCCACACAAAGAGCACCACTAATGGTGAGACTTGTGATTGATAGGATCAGACTCAGATGTTTCATCTTGCATCTCCAAATATGCTAACTTTAATATGTAGTAAATGACATATGCAGTAAATATCAAACCAGAACAAAGAATTATAATTACGCCCCAAGGAAATTCATTCATCCCAAACACCCTCTTGTTTATGAATCCAAATTTTTAAATCTTTAACGTATTTTCTTAGAATTTGTGCTTGTTCTTCGTGCCAAAAATCACCCGTCTCCATATGAAGGCGGGTGTGATTATCTATGGCTTTAAGTATTTGATGTATTGGAGGATTCCAACACTCACGCTTGGGAGTGTTCCACTCTCTTGGCATAAAACCTCATTATTTTTTCTTACCACCATTCTTCGCTTTTTTGGCAGTAGCATTACCAGAGTTCTGCTTTTTATTATTTGCAGAACCCTTCTTACCTTTGTTTGCTGATTTTGCCATTATGCTCCTGTGCGTGGTTGAACGAATCCTTCACCATCTTCTACTTTAGTTTCAAGTGCTTCAACTCTTGCTTCAAGAGTTTCTGGTGGTGCTTCAGGGGAAGGTGGTTCTGGTGGAGTTTCTACAAACTCCTCCCTCTTTGGTTGATCTTTCTTTTCATCTTCATCATCACCACCTTTCTTCATTGTATTGATGCCAAAAGTGGCAGCAGATGCTGTGAAGACTGTAGCGATAAAAGTTGGGTCCATCTTAGATAGAGTACCCGCATAACTTGCAGTGAGAAGAGCGGCAGACCAACCCAAGATACATATACGAATTAATTGTCCCATAGCATTTTCGTTTTTCTTAGTAGCCATTTTCCTTTGTGAATAGGGTTAACCTTTTTTCCAAGATTCACCTTCTGCTTTTCTTCTACGAGCAAGTCCTGCTTCTACATTGGAACCAGGATTTCTGTAGAGATATAAAGCATCGGGAACTAAGTCCCATTCTTTATTCTTCAGTCTCTTAGTGATAGTATTAAAATCACCAGAACCATAAAAACCAGCACCGAGATTATAAGCAAAAGAAAGTAGGGCACCTCTTTTACCATCAGACATTTCATTCCAGTGTGGAATTTTACGAAGTGCAGGAAGAAATTCTCTCTTGCATTGTTCAATCAAAAGTTCATCTGCTTCTTGTTGGGTAAGTGTATCACCCATATGGAATGCAGATCCATCTTTCTTACGAGTTGAACCCCAACCAATTGTGATTGGAAGTCCACCAGTGAGAGGGTCTGGATATGCTTTGAGGTGACATCCTTCAAACTCTTTGATCAATTTAAGTCCCATCATAGGCATATCGTCACCACCAACTACAGGAGCGGCAGCAGATGGTGCTGATGCTGGTGCCGCATTACCCTTTTTTCCTCTGTAGATCTCCGCCCAATCTACATTATCTTCTAGATACTTGACTGGTAGATTATCTTCTAACCATTGAACTGCTTTCACATGATTAGGGTTCTTCTCGTCATAGAACTTGAAGAAGTTATGTAAATCGATTCTTGCCATTGTCGTCTCCAAAGTATTTGTTGAAAAGTTTGGAAGCTTCTAAATGCTTTCCGTGATTTGTAAGATCTTTAATTCTTTGCAAGATCTTTCTCTTGAAATTAATCGAAGATTCTGCCCCATCCATCATTGCCCCCTGGACACCAACGGTGCTTAAGAACTGCTTTGGTATAAATGGTTTTCTTACCATTCGTTACGGGACCAGTATAATTGTCATTGAGAGAACCATAAGGATCATTAATATAATATCCCTTACCATCTGGAGTCTTACCAATGACCACGCACATGTGCCCACCAGTAGGAGAAGTTAGAGAACCACGGTGGAGAATACCAATAACAACAGGTTTTCCTCTATCAAGACTCTTATCAATATCAACAAAACTTAAATTATAACTAAAGTGTGATTTAATACCATAACCTTGTAGAACTTTAGTCTGCACTGCATGGTCTGTAGTATCACCAATCGCAAATACTTTCTTAACATACTCATCATCACCTTTAATGCTTCCTGGTTTGAGGAAAGCAAGACACATTGCACACGATGAAGAGTTGCAAGTTCTTTGTGCATCTCTATAGTTGTCTACTTGGTTAAAGTATGGAACATCAAGAACTGCTGGAGTTGGTGGTTTTGTTCTAAAAATTCCAATCCATTCAGATTCTGAGTCATCCATAAATTGAGCAGGAAGGTTATCCTCTAACCATTGAACTGCTGCTACATGATTCACATTACCATCATCATAATACTTAAAAAAGTTATGAAGATCTAATGTCATTATACCTCTTTTCTGACACTAGAGATATTTATAAAATGCTCAATTAATCTCCAATATATTCCAATGAAAAAATATCATGCTCCAAAATATCTGGATCTAACCATTCATTAAATTCTTTTTGAATGGCATGAGCATTTTCATAATTTTTTTCTTCGCATAGTGAGTGCATACGGTCAATTGCCCAATCATGTGAGATACGAAGTGTATTTTCAAGAATTGTCATTAAAATAATCCTTTCTAAAATATCTGGAGAGAATATTGCTATTGTAGTATGCAGGTTCTCCAGAGTCAAGTGCTTCAGTCAATACATTATTAAGAAATAGTTGTCTCGTTTCTTCAAAATTACATTTACCTTTGGTCTTATGAAGACTTATTATTTCTCTATTGAAAAACTCTTTGCCATACTTAATCACGTCTTCTTTAAGTTCTGGACAGGAACCATAATATTTTTTCCAATCAGACTCTGATTTAACTTTTCTAGATTTTCCCTTCGGTGTGCGAAAAGACCAGAAGTATTTCCTACCCACATATCTGCGATTAGTTTTACTGCAAGATATGAGATATACAAAACCAAAATAATCTTCAATATTAGAAGACTCAAAAATTTCTCCATTGAATCTCCAAGGATTCTCATAGCTCATATAGTAATCTTATAGAGCTATTATTTATCTTCAACGCTAGCAAAGCGATTTTAGCAACAAAAAAGGGTCTTGTCAAGACCCTTTGAGAACCTTATGGTTTTTATATCAAACTCCAGGAAGTTGTGGTCCTGTACGCTTTAGAGCAGATTGTGCTTCATTTGGGTTATTTGTTCCCTTTCCCAAATTATAAATCTTTTGAGTTTTTTGTGCTGCTTTATGAGCAGTGGGATCAATTGGTTCAGGCATTACACCTTCAACAATGCTTTTAATGTTTTCACTATCCATTTGCATCATTACATAAAGTGCTTCTTCTAAGGTGTCTACGTGCCCCTGTGAGAAGAGATACTCAAGGACTAAATCATAGGCATCATTCATCATTTTTTGCTCCTTGACTGGGTTTTTGGAAGCACTAACTCCAGCTTTGACTGCCGATAGTTCTTGTTCTTTTGTAGATTGTCCTGCAGACTTTGCTTTATCTCTTGCTTCTCGTGCTGCTGCTAGTTCTGCAGAAGTTGCTGCCCTTCTTTCAAATTTAACTCCACCTACAGACCCTAGAGCATATCCTGCAGGGGATTTTTCAATCTTTGGTTGTGGTGCTGGTCTAGGTGCAGGAGCAGTTCTTGCAACAGGAGGTTGTGCTGCAGGTGCAGGTGAAGGTCTAAGTGTAGGTGGCGGCGGGGTTGCTCTTCCTGCATTTGGATCTCCAACCCAATCACCACTAGTACGAAATTCTGGATCTCTTCTTTTATTTTGTTCAGAATCCCATCTTTCCTTAGCTTTTTTTGCAGCTTCTGGATCCGTAATGGGTACATATTTTCCTGCTTTATTTTTTTGATACCATCCTCTACCACCCTTTCCAGTTACTGGCGCTACTTGTGCTGGTGCTTCTGTTACTAAGGAATCATTTTCAGATTCGAAATGATTGACAATAACTGCCCCTTTTGGATCTTTTTTTACTGTTGGTGTTTGTCTTGCTACTGGCGGTTTTCCAGTTGGAGTTCTCCTTCCAGATCTAACATCCGGATCTGCCGACTTTTCTGGTGGAGGAACTAGCCATTGACCCAATTGTTTGCCTAGATCTTGACTTTGAGTAGGTTTAGGTGTTTGGGTTGAAATTTCTTTTGCAGTTGGTGGTTTGGATTGTGGTTTTCCGCCACCGGAACCAAGAACTCTTTCAACAGATTTACCAATTTTTTCTAAATCTACAGAACCACCGGTAGCAGCTTTTGTTATTCCTGAAATTGCCGATCCAGCATAATCCGCAACGGATTTAATAACTCCAGCAACTGGAGTTGCGATTTTATCACTCTCTCTACCAACTACTCTAGCACCCTTTTCCCACTGCTTAGAAACGTCACTCTGCTGCTCGTCTAACTCAGTATTGTTATGAGAATAAATTGATCGGTAAATATCATCAATTTCATTAATTTTTTTCGAAGAAAGCTCGCCCATTTTACTACTAGATAGTTCTTTATAATGATATTTATAAAAAAAGAGGGTCCGAAGACCCTCTCACACATTTAATAAACATCGTTACTCTTTGAGTCTTTCCAAACATAAGAGTAATCATAATCACCAAATAAAAAAAGATCCGATTCTGCAGCATCTTTATATGCGTTCAGGAGTTCCTGTTCGCACCATTCATCATAATTGGAATCCTGAGAAAGTATCTTTGGTAACATCTTGTTTGATTCCCCCGACGATATAGGACTCAACTTCCGTTTCCTGGGGTGCCACTTGAAGTCCCTTAGAGGAAATCCAATGCTCAGTCCAAGGAAGTGGATTGTTCTTTGCTGGAATATCATAAAGTGGGCGAAGACCGATTGCCTTCATTCTACGATTTGCAATCCATTCAACATACTGCTGCAACAGTTTGTCATTTAGACCAATCATAGATCCATCCTTGAACAGATATTCTGCCCAAAGTTTTTCTTGATTGACTGCGTTCTCAAAGGTCTTGTAGACCCACTGCTCTTCTTCTTTGGAAATACGTGCCATCTCAGGGTCATCACCTTCTTTCCATTTGTTGAGAATGTTTTGAGTAATGACCAAGTGCTGATTTTCATCTCTAGCAATTAGAGAGATGATTTTTGCACTTCCTTCCATAAGTTTGAGTTCGCCAAATGCAAAACTGCAAGCGAAACTGACGTAAAAGCGAATACCTTCAAGAATATTAACGTTTGCAACTGCTCGAAAGAGTTTGCGCTTGAGTTCATACCTTGCCTCTTGTGCGTATGGTACTTGTTCTAATGCATGAATCCATTCATTAGTTGAACCATAATGTTGAGCACTATTAATGAAGTCGTTATATGCCTCAGTTACACTGACGGCACGTTCCATAATACGATCCTCTTTGAGAATAGTATCAAAGACTTCAGATGGATCTGAATAAACATTCTTGATAATATAAGTGTATGAACGGGAATGAATCATTTCCATAAACTCCCAAACCTTCATACACGCTTCTAGTTCGGGCAGTGAACAGTATGGAGCAAATGCCATACCAGGTCCACGACCCTGAACTGAGTCCAGCATCACCTGATACTTCAAGTTACTGGTGAAGATGTGCTTTTGTTCTGGGCGAAGAGATTGGTAATCTCCACGATCTTTTTGGAGGGAGACCTCTTCAGGTCTCCAGAAATAACCCAATTGCTGTGTTGTTAGTTTATCAAAAATTGGATACTTGTAAGAATCATATCTTTGGATTCCTAGTGGTTGACCAAAAAACATAGGTTGCTTTTTGGTGTCTACTTCCTGAGGATTAAAAACGGTCATTGATTCGACCATTGATTTTTCCTCCAAACCTGTTTTAAATCTTACAAGACTCACAATCTTCCTCCTCTGTTTAAATTAACTTTTGGAAAAATTCTACACATTCTATTTACCTCCAAAAAATATTTGGGTTTCATAATTAAACCTCAATAATCAAAACATCTTTTTTAGTCATAGGAATTTTAACATCCTGTTTTTTACCGTCAAACTCATCACAATAATCACAAATTTCTTCAGTAAAGGAATAATAGTCAATATTACTTTGCCACTTTGTAGTGTAATTACAGTAATTGATTGATGATTGGAAGATGGCAAACTCATCCTCAATATTCTCATAATAATTGTCCTTGTATATAATCAGGACTTCCATATCATCAGGATATTGTAAAAGTGCTTCTTTTAGATGTTTAACTTTCATAACTCTTGATAACTCCATCTGTATCCTTTACAGTGATTGAATTTTCCTTCACAGGTATATTTAATGTTAGAAGGATTTGTTTCTACAAATTTAGCAGCATCACTAATAGATTGAAACTCTCTTAAAAAGTTTCCTTCAATATCATACTGGAATACTTTGGTTCTTTTTATGTTTGGATTGTTTTTTAGTGTTTGAGAAGTTTTAGATTTACTTTCTTCTTTGTGTGATTTTCCAGCAAATCCACAAGGAGATGGTTGTCCCTTTCTCATTTTACTCCACTTTTCTTTTTGTTCTTCGGTATGTGTTTGATTGTAGAATGGATTTTCTTCTTTAATAAATTTACCTTTTCTTTTTAATGACAATAGTTGCTTCGTTTTTTCTGTATGAGAATACCCAAGCATACCACCATCACCACCAAGAGTTTGATTATATTTTGGTTTTAATTTAGAAATCCAAAACATTTCTCTAAAACCTAAATTATCTTCACATTTTTCAATTTCTTCAATAATAAAATTGTCTTTTCCATACTTTCTAATTGCCCGATGAAGATATGTTGTTGAACTTCTTTTAGTGGCATCATAGCAGTGACTATAAAATCTTTTTTTCAAAGAGTTCATTGTCTTTCCAACATAAGTTTTATTATTGATTTTATTGGTTATTAGATAAATGCGTCCAGACATAGATATTATTAAAACCTATTACTATTTATAATAATAGGTTTTAATAGTTTTGTCAAATGGTGCAACTATCGCACGAAGATTCATCACTCTCCAAAATATCATTAAGAAGTGATTGAAGGTCTTGTTTTGGTTCTTCAATTACCTCATCAGTTTTGTGGTCATAAGTATTTTGATAGTATGCTGTTTTCCATCCCATCTTCCAGCACATAAGAAGGTCTTGAGCCATTACTGATGTTGGGACTTCATTATCTGGGTAATTTTCTGGATTATAAGACCAGTTCCCAGAAATCGCTTGATCAAAGAATTTTTGCATAACAGCAACAATATGAATGTACCCACGATTGCTAGGCATATCCCAAAGAAGCGTATAATTGTTCTTAAGTGTTTGATACTGGGGAACAATCTGCTTAAGGGGACCTTTCTTCGATTTCTTAACGGACAAGTAACCGCGAGGTGGTTCGATTCCGTTAGTTGCGTTTGACACAACGGAACTGCTCTCCGATGGCATCTGTGCGGACAATGTTGAGTTCCGTACTCCATATTGTAGTACTTGCTGTCTAAGACTCTCCCAATCATACTTAAGTTCGTTAGGTACAATCTCATCAACATCCTTCTTATAAGTATCTATAGGAAGAATCCCTTGCCCATACTTAGTTCTATGAGAATATTCGCAAGCACCTTTTTCTTTAGCAACATTTACGGTTGCTTGAATCAAATAATACTGAAATGCTTCAGTAAGGTCGTGAACCAGTTTCCAAGCACCAGGATCATCATAATTCTCACCATTCTTAGCGAGATAATGAGCAAGACCAATATAACCTACGCCAAGTGAACGACGTGCTCTTGTGGCAATTTCTGCTGCTTTGACAGGATATCCTTGAAAATCAATGAGTTCGTCAAGAGAGCGAACAGCAAGATCGCAAAGAACCTCAAGGTCTTCATTATCCCGAATCTTTCCAACGTTAATAGCAGAAAGAATGCAAAGAGCAATTTCACCATCAGGATCATCAATATGTTGAATGGGTTTGGTTGGAAGAGTAATTTCCTGGCACAGGTTGCTCATCTCAACTTTATCCATAAAGGATGAGTGAGAGTTACAGTGATCGATATTCATAATATACAAACGACCAGTTTCTGCACGTTCTTTCAGGAGGTCCAGAAAGAGTTCTTGAGCTCCGATAGTCTTTCTTGGAATAGACTCATCTCGTTCATAACGTACATATAACTCGTCAAAAGCATCAGTTCCAAAAGCATCATACAGACCAGGAACTGCGTGTGGGGAGAAGAGAGAGACCTCTTCGTTTTTGATGAATCGTTCATAGAACAATTTGGAGATTTGGATACTGTAGTCTAACTTACGAACACGGTTATCTTCGGTTCCTTTGTTATTTTTTAATACTAGGATGTCTTCGATCTCTTGGTGCCAGATTGGGAAGTGGACAGTTGCTGATCCACCTCGGATGCCATTTTGAGTGCAGCATCGGACAGTTGCTTCAAACTTTTTGAGGAAAGGGACAACACCTGTATGCTGAACTTCTCCACCTCTGATTTTAGCGTTGATGCCCCTGATGCGACCTGCGTTGATACCGATGCCCGCCCTTTGTGCAACATATCTGCCGATAGCCATATCAGAACTAAAGATGCTATCGAGGGTGTCATCAACATCAACAAGAACACAGCTAGCATATTGTCGAAGTGGAGTTCGCACTCCCGCCATGATAGGTGTGGGAATGTTGATTTTGTGTTTGGAGATTGCATCGTAGTACTTCCTAACGTAGTCTAAACGGGTTTCTTTAGGATACTTTGAAAAAATAGTTGCCGCAATCAAAAGGTACATAAACTGTGGCGTTTCATAAAGTTCACCAGAACTTCTGTCTTGCACAAGGTACTTATCAACGACTTGACGTAGACCTGCATAAGTGAACAAATAGTCACGACTGTGATCAATGAACGACTCAAGTTTATCAAACTCTTCATCGGTATACAGGTCAAGAATTTCTGCGTCATAGACGCCCCTACCAACGGCACGAAGCACGTGCTGCTTAACTGTAGGGCATTCGTGCATACGACCAAACAATTGCTTGCGAAGGGCAAACAGAAGCAGGCGAGCAGCGACGAACTGATAGTTGGGGTGATCTAGATCAATCAGGTCAGAAGCAGAGCGAATCAGAATTTCCTGAATCTCTGCAGTTGTAATACCATCATAAAATTGGATGCCTGATTGCATTTCTACTTGAGATGCTGATACGCTTGCTAGGTCTTTGCAGGCTTCCTCCACCATAATGTGGAGTTTATTTAAATCAAGGGGTTCAGTTTTACCATTTCTCTTAACGACTTTCGTTCCGTTGCTCATATTTTCTTCCAGTTGTTAAACTTAATTTTTGCTTCTAAACCTGAGTAGGTATTTGATTTTAACACATCCATAACATTAAGTCCAGCTAAAACCATATCATTAATATCTTTTTGCTGAATACTCGTTGGCCAAATAATTACCTTGTCACCTCTATTGATGGTTTTTGATATTCTGTTGACGATTTCTCGATTGCGTGGTTCGTTATCAAAAACGTAAATATAATCGCCCCAATTAAACGCCCCAATATCAACGTCGGACCCGCACATAGCAACAGCATTTTCAATAAATGTTGAGTCGAAAGGTCCTTCAACAATGTAAATGGGTTTCGAAGAATCCACTTGGTCAAGTCCATAAAGTTTGGGCGATTCATCAGAGAGCATCACAGTAATATATTTAACAGGATTGGGACCCAATGCCCTTCCCTGAAAACCTATTAAATTAGAGTCTGTATCATACAATGGTATAATAATGCGACTCTCATCCCTACCGATAGTGTCAAACGTAACTTTTTGAGTGTTAGTCCATGCTTTAAATTTATCAGCAAAATAAAACTTTTCTGGATTGAGTTTCCTTTTTTCCAGATACTCTTTAGCGATTGGTATTTTTGATGCTTTAGGCAAATCTAGTTTCTTTTTAAAGACTGGTTTTGCAAACTCAAACTTTGGTTCCTCAACCACAAAGTTTCTACCAGTGTGCCCCTCCTTGAACTTCTCAAGTGTATACTGCTTGTGAAGAACTGGATCTATTTCTTTGAGGAAGTTATTAAACGATAAACTTGCTCCGCAATTATGACACTTAAAGTTGGTATTGTTCTTTACTGGATAAATATACCCTCTAGTCTTATTCTTGTTTTTTTGAGAGTCCCCACAAATAGGGCAGCGAAAGTTGTAGAGATCTGCCTTGACCCTTTTAAATTTTTGAAGACGCGAAGATACCAATCCAATATACTTGGAATCAATCAAATCCATTATGAAGGTGCTTTACTTTGCTCTCTCTATTGTAACCTGAGATGGTGAGCGTGTCAAGAAAGAAACCGCTGGAGGAGCAAATTTGATAAAGATTGCAATGACCGCTAAACCACCCAGCACTTGCCATCTAAATTTTGAAATACTTTCTACTTTTTCTTCTACCTTATCTATCCTTTCACCCAATTCTTTACTTATTTGTTCATGCTGTTCTCTTGATGATCTTTTAATATCTTCAATCATCGATACAATTAAATTGTCAGTTCTATTACACTGTTCAATCTTTTCATTATGAACGGCAAGCATTTGACTGATATTTTGACTCGTCTCACCAATCTTTTGAATTGCCGTATCAATTCTTTCCATCATCTGCTCATACACAGATAACCTTTCTTCCAATATTGCTATTTTTGTATCGGTAGATGATGGATTAAACATTGTCCTAATTATTGTGGTGGTTTTCTTCTTTGCATCCAACGAGAACGAGACCCTTTTCCACCATAGATATATCTTTTTTTCGGTGCAGGCATCACTGGGTCATATCCTGCAACAGGACCTTTTGGATCGGCGGCGCCAGTAAACCCATTGGCACCAACTACCATACCCTCCTCTTTAAGGGTTCTAATAATAGAAATAACTTTATCAATATCCATTAGATTGCTTGCAATTGAGAAAGACACTCATTGTCTTCCGGAATATCATGAATTTGAGTTCTAGGGTATTCTGGAAAACGATTCAAAAACAAAAGAAAACTTTTAATAGATGGCCACAGTTCTTTTTCTAAATTATAGAAAAGTAGAGGAACCGTAGCATCACTAAAAACATTAAAAAGTATGATTAAATGATTAAGTATAAGATGAGTCTTAAGCTCACCAGTATTCTTATATCTCTTTAGTAGTCTTTTAACATAACGAATTCTTTTCAAATCAGTTTCAAAATCCTCCATCGTTACCGCTTGAGGATTATCGTAGAATTTTATAGCGAATAGTAAATAATTTTCTTCATTCAATTCATCAAATCTCATACATCAATTATCAGCTTTCTGGATATCTGGAATCGTCGTCGGCGTCGTTAGTAATGCTACTTCCAGCGACTAGAGTTTCGGACTTAACTCTGAAATTGCCGTGATTATCAACGTAAGTTACAATACCAACCCATCCAGCGTGAGCAACTGCATAAGCAGCATTTTTACCACCAACTGTTCTACCAGCTGCAACAGTAGCTTCAATAGTGCTTACACCAACAACAGTTGAAAAATATGCTTTAGCACCATTACTATTTACCTTTACATCTGGTGCATAATATTGTCCATCCTCAAGAGTGTATTTTGGTTTTTGGGTTACTGTATAAGCAACACCAACACTTATTCCTGGTCCAGTAGTCCCTATTCCAATGAGAAATTGAGTTGATCCAATTGAAAGTTGAGTAGCAGATGTTACTCCAGTTATAACCGCCTGTCCGTATGTTGCACCAACGCCAATGACTAGAATATCACCAGTAGAAATTCCAGCGGTTACAAAAGTTGTACCACTTCCAGTTACAACTTCAGTAGTGAGATTGATTGTAATAGTTCCCGTAAGACCAGAACTGAATGAATCTTTATTGCCCCAAAGAGACATGTTTCCCTACCTATAAATTCTGTTATATTGATATTTATAAAAAAAGAAGACCTTTACTTTTGGCCTTCTTTATTTTATTTAATTTTATATCAGGGTGTTAAATCTTGAGCACCTTTCTTCTTCAATACTCCTTGAGCTTGAAGAAGAATAAGTGAAAGAATACCGTTTGACTTAACTTTTGGATTTGCTCCAAGTGCTTCCGAAACTGCAAAAAGAACGGTTGCGATAAGAGCCTGATTTGCTAAACACCAAGCGACGACTGCCGACATGATGACCTCCGCGTGAAGAGTATCATGTATTATTTAGGAATCAATCAAATCTAGAACCAAGGTCAGGTCTTTTTCTTGCTTGCTTAGCAGCATATCTGCCTTCACCCTGCTTACTTTCAGGTTTCGCATAAATTCCACCCGGTTGATCTACGTATCTACGACTTGATGCACGTCTTTCCTCTTTTGTTCTACCTTCTTTACCTCTGGTATGAGGATTTTGTCCCCCAGAATAAGAAGTTTGTGGGTTGGCAATTCCACCAATTTTCGTCTTTTGGCGCTGTCTTTGTGCTCCAGTAGAACCAAGTCCTCTCTTTTCTTCTGCTCTTGCTTCATCAACCATTTCACCTTCTAGATCATAAGAACACTTAAGACCAATTGCTCTCAGTTTGTTTTTAGCAAGATTCATAGCAGTTGGAATTGAACGGGGATCCATTTCATCCTGTTCTTTCTTTGCTTTTTTATCTGCCTGAACAACTGTTTCTTCTTTTACTGGTTTCGTTGGTTTTGTTTTTGCACCCCCAAAAATTTTTTGAACATTTTGCGGAAGTTCATCTACAAATTTATAAACCGAAGGTGGAACATTGGGAGCACTTCCACCACCTTTTGGTTCTGCTGCTTCTTTAACATGACCAGGAAGATCTTTGTGCTTGGTCTTTGCAAATTTCTTTGCTTCTTTCTTACTCATTCCTGCTGCTGCTTTTGCAACTTCTGGAGATGCTGGTTTTGCTCCCTTTTTAGCAGCATAAACCATTCCCATAAACTTTTGTTGGGCGGTACTTACTGCCTTTTCTGTAATGAAAGGTCCTTCCATTTCATGATGAGCAACTTGCATATAAGAAGTTGAATTTTTTCCAGTTCCAGGAACTTCTGGATTAATAGTAATAGAATTCTTACCCTTCATCACATCAATTTTCTTTTGATTTGCATCAGGATTTACTTTTTCATCATTTACTTCGCCAAGAAATGCTTCCGCAACACCCTTTCTTTTACCAATCGCAGTACTTCTAACTTTTCTACGATTCAGAAGATACTTATCAGTCTTATCGTGGTCACCGTCATTATCAATGTCCTTATCTTCCTTACCAACTGGGTCTAAACCTTTACCTGCCTTTGCTCTTGCAGTTTGCTCACCTTTCTTTTTTTCACCTTCATAAGGTTCACCATACCCAGTCATTTCGACAGATTGAATGTTTGAATTGGAACGAAGTGCATTAATCTTTTCGCGGTCAGCATATCTTACATATGAACGACCATCCTTACCCGTAACTCTTACCTTATATTTTCTATGTTCAGAAGCTTCTAACTTTTCCATATATGTTAGAACGATTGGTTCCTCTTCTTTTTGAACCCCCTCTACAAATACCATGTAAAGTGCATTTGCTACATTGGATGAAGCAAATTCTTCAATATTAAATTCTTCTGCTTTCATCCCACCTTTACCAAATAATTTCTGCTTTACCAGAGTTTTCTCTTGTTGACTCATACTACTGTTTGCAATATATTGTGAATATGCTTGTTGAAGAGGTAACTCTTCTCTTCTAGCACGATAACGAATATCATAAATTGCTTGCTTTACTCTTTTTTCTGGAGATTTACCACCAGCTTCCTTTTTATCTCCAGCAGCAGCGGCAGGAGCGTGTTTTCTTGCTGGAAGCTCTTCAGCAATATGTTTTTTCATGAGTAAACTTTACTTCTTACTTTTTCTATATTTATTTATGAATTGCTTAATATCATATCCCAAATATGCCTTTCCGCCCGCTTGAAGATTTTCTTTTCCAGTTCCAACTGCACCTGGAGTCATATCTGAAAAATGTTTGAAGGCGCCCAAAGTTCCAGTAAGAGTATTAGGATGAATATTATCTCTCATTTTACGATCCATTCTAACCTCAGTGTATTCTACTAAGTCTTTGATCCAAGACTTGAACATTTGACCAGACTCAGTTACACAAATTAGATAGTTGGTGCCTCTACGAATAATACGACCAACTAATCCAGTATTTAAATTTTCAACTTTTTCACCAAGTTTAAAAATAGATTCTGTAAGATAGTTTTCACGAAGAGTTTGAAAATCAAACTTAGGTGCAATCTCCCAAATACTCCACCCTTCTTTAACACTCATTGCACCACGAAGGATATTAAAAAGTTCTTTTGCTTCAGCAGGTTTAACCTCTGGGGGAAGACCTGAACGGAAAGTTTTAAAGTCACCTTCTGCTGCAGCAAGCCTCATTCTAGATGCGGACATTCCTTCTACACCTTTTGCGTCAGGATCTCTATCTCCAGCAGACATAACTTCAATATTATCGAAGTTATATAATTGACCATTATATTGATTAGAAAGTTTTTCAAACTCTTTAACTCTATCTCCACCACCAATAATTCTTACACCAGCATAACCATTATTATGTGCCATTTTTAAGACATCAAAAATGGTTTTAGTATTAGAGTCATTTACAATATTGCCCGCATGATTTGGATAAAACTTTTGCATATAAGCAATCTTTGTATCAGGATCAAGAGGATTCTTTTTCTTATCCTGACTTCTTGAAGGAAAGATTAGATATTGTCCATCTTTATCTTGAGATGCTGCTTGTGCCGCAACGTCCATTAATTGCTGGTGTCCAATTGTTGGTGGGTTAAAACGACCAAAAGCGACCGTAAGAGTTCCTTTTGTTTTGGGAACTGGAAGATATCGTGCAGGTGGTTGTTCTTGTGCTGCTGCTTGTTGCTCTGGTGCAGGTGCTTGCTGCTGAACAGGTTGCTGTTGAAGTTCTGGGTCATTATACCCAGGTGATGCAATTGTTTTTTCTTTTTCAGTTTGTACTGGATCTTTACCACCAACTTTTTGACGCTTATTATAAAACTTAAGTTGCCCGCCTTCAGTTTTTGCTACAAACTCTCCTTGCTTATCGTACCAACCACCATGCCCATCTCCAACAAGTCCAAGACGCTGTGCTTGCTGAGATGCGGTTGCTTCTGTTATGAATTGGAAAAAACTTTTCATCATCTATTAGAATATGTATTCATTTACTCTTATATAATGTATTTATTCTACACAAATCTTGCAACGGTCCTTCCCCCAAGAGGATTAATCGTAATTCTTGCCCCTTTTATACCATGATCACTTCTATCACCTTTATACACTGCTAAAAATATTGGTTCATAAGGACCAGTAATTCTATCACCATTATTCATTTTATGACCAGAAGACGTGAGTTCATAATATGTCCCTCTCTTTAAAACATTCAAAGTTCCTTGCATTGTTACATCTACATTATTTTCACCTGCAGGACCACTATAATTTTGACCATATACTGCTAATTTTTTTAATGTATCATCCTGTATTCTTCTACCTACTGTAGTTGCTGGAGGCATACCATCAGGAAACATATTCATCAGAGTGTTTATAAATGCTTGAGTTTCTGGATGTCCATAAATTGTAGGTTCAACTCTTTTAGATGTTCCTGCCCATTGTTGAAATCCCCTTGGACCAGATCCAGCTTTATGAGATACGTGCCCAACATATCCACCCTGACCTACAAAATGAAAATCACATTTTGGTGTTCCTGGTGTACTTTCACAAAGACCAACTTGATATGTTATTTTTCCCACTTTTAATGGAACAAAATCTGTACCAAGTTGATCCATTATTTTTGTCAGTTGCTTATTAATACTAATAACTTCGGCGTCTTCTTTTGCCGTTGTTGCTTGAGTTCTTCCAGAAAATTCAGAATCCTTATAAAGTTCTGTGAGTCTTATTTCCTTTCCAGAATCAGTCAAAAGAACTATTGATTGACCCTTTTTAAATTTGTTAAAATTAGAAATACTTGTTAATTCTTTTAACAAATTTTTATTTAATTTTACAGATGCACCGTTACCATCGTTTACTTTAAATTCTTTTGCGTTACGAATTCTAGATACAAAGATATTAAAATTATTTCTTTTTGCAAGTTCGGATACTGATAACGTAGCCATTTTTATTTTTATTTAGAAGTGCCCAAAAGAGGACTTGAACCTCCACTCCTTACGGAACAAGTGCCTAAAACTTGCGTGGCTACCAATTACACCATTTGGGCTAATGAATTTCTTCCACAAAAAGTTTCAGTTTGTGAATGACAATTTGGACAAAGCAATCTTAAATTTGAAACTTCATTATTATAACATAATCCATCAATATGGTCAACTTGCATTCTTAAATATTTTCCATTCCAAACAGATGCAATTCCACACTCAAAACAATAATCTCCATTTTTTTCAACTAACAATCTATGTAAGATTGATCTTCTACATTTATTACCTCTAGATAAAACATATTCCTCCAAACTATTCCATTTATTTTGTCCACCAAATTTAGATAATTTTTTAGTATTATTTGGTTTGTATTCAGGTATCCATTTTTTATATCTAGAGCGTAATGTATCCGGTTTACAATTTAATTCTAAACATAATTCAGTTGGAGTTTTTTTGCCATTTAATAAGGATTTAATTATATAATCTTTTTTTAAATCTATATCTTTTCTCATAATTAGTAAACGTGCTAGTATTATTTATATTAGCGTCTACCTATAATGGAGTGTAAGGAAATCGAATCCTTATTGCTGGAATGCAAATCCAGAGTAATAACCGTTATACGAACACCCCAATAAAACCATTATATCACCGAAGTGGCATAAGGTCAAATAGTTCTGGATGAAGTTGCCCATACTTACGCATCAATTCACCTGCTTTTGCATTTGCTTGATTTTCAGTTGGACTCCCAGCATGAGAACTCTTACGGTCTAAACCTTTCTCCATATGCTGCTTATAATGAACATATTCATGAGCAAGAGTTCTCAAAATATCCATAGGATGACGATTGATAATACTTAAGTGAATAGCATTATCTCTCGATATTTCCCCAAACGCTGCAATTCTTTTTGCAAAGTCAGCATCATCTATGAGAATGACTGGAATATCATAAGTAAGACGCAACTCTCTTTTTAAGAAGATAGTAAATCTTTTGAGAATTGCGTCAAACTGAATTTGAGTAACTGGTCTTCCTTTTCTTTTTCCAAGAAGAGACATATTTTTTAAAATATTTATTAGGCACCAAGAACAGCACCAATACCATCATCGATATCTTGAATTACTGTACGAATACTAGAAATACGAGGAGGAACAATTACATCATCATAAGTATATCCTTTTTGCGCCTCAAACAGAACTTGACGGACTGCAGCGGCGGATCGAGCATCCATTTTAATTGTTACTTTTTTATCTTTAGTCATCGGTCATCAGGTGCTCTATTTTCCGAAAAGTATGAATCAAACGCACCCTCAGGATAACGCTTGAGAAGTTTTTGAACATTACGAGCAACAACATCATCGAGTGTAGTATCCAGTGCCATACAAGCCTGGGCAACATACCACATAATATCACCCAGTTCAATAATCAGGTGCTCACGATTATCCTCATTATAAGGTTTACCTTGAAACACCATCTTCTTAACAATCTCCATAAACTCACCACCTTCTGCATTAATACCAACAGCAGAAGTCAGAAGACGCTCAATATTTGCACCTTTCTCATCCAGTTCAACCAGGCGATCAGAAAGGGCAAGAAAGTCTTTAGATGCGTCAGAAGTTACGGCATCTACAAACTCAGCGTACTTATCAAAATTAACGTGTTTAGTTTCCATTAAAATTTAAATCCTTCAAATGACTTTTTGAGTTTCTTGTCTTCGTAATCATTATACTCGTCTTCGTTTCCAGAGTCAAGTATGTCTTTTTGTGCTGACTGTTCACAATCATACAGTCTCATTTTAGCACGATCAATACCCACAATAAAACGCTTAAAGATTGTTGGGTCATTATAACGATTCTTCAATTGTTTCACCATAATCTGTCCCAATCCCTCCAACTCTTCAGTGCTAATAAGGGCAAACATAAGATCAGCAGTAGCAGGGAGACCAAAGGACTCACTAGTATCAGTAAGTTCAACATCAGAATTACCATAACCACTGCGGGTAGTCTGGGTAGCAGAGACAATGGGAACATTGAATTCCACTGCCAAACCGCGAAGTTCCTCTGCAATTGACTTAATGTATGAATAAGAATTGATAGAACTGTTTGCCTTATGCCTAGAGGAAGCACAAATATTAAGGTAGTCAATGAAAATAATATCAGGTCGAAATGATTTCTTAAGAGCAAGTTCATTGAGAAGTGCCTTGAAATGTCCTGAGTGTGCAGAAGCGGTAGGATATTCTTTGATTACCAAAGAACCTTGTGTCTTCTTTGCAATATTATTTACTTTATTTTCAAATGCCGAACGTGGGAGATCAACCAGTTGCTGAATCGGGACATTGAGAAGGTTTGCATCAATTCTTTCTGCAATTCGTTCTTCCGCCATCTCAAGAGTGATGTAGAGTACGTTCCTACCCTGTAGCAACGCGGCACTAGCAACGTGACACATGAACAACGATTTCCCAACACCCGTTCCAGCGAGAGCAATATTGAGAGTCTTGTTAGGTAAACCACCTTTCGTGATTTTGTTGAAATATTCCAAGTCAAACTCGATTTTATCTTCTTTACGGTGGTAAAATTCATAACGCTCTCCATAATTTTGAAGATAATCGTGTCCAATATTATTATCAAAAGATACTGCTAGAGCATCTGAAAGAATACTTGGAATAGCATCACGATTTTTCTTCCCATCATTACCATCGGCAATATGAATAGACTCCATAAGTGCTAGGTAAATGGCACGATCACGACACCACTTTTCTGTGGTGTCAAGAATCCATTGCTTATCTACTATAGCATCGTTCAAAGATGCATTGATTTCTCGAATCTCCTTGACTTCAGTTTCATTGAGATCTGTGCGATTTTCTACCTCAATGTTGAGTGCTTCAATGGTGATTGCTGAACCATACTTAACAATGAATTGAACAATCTCCTCAAAAATGACCTTCTCCGCCTTTTGCTCAAAATAATCTGGTTGTATGAAAGGTATAACTTTTCGTGAGTAATCTTCATTAAATACAAGGTTCCTTAAAATAGTAGTTTCAATTCTTTCCATTATTTGTAATGCAAATAGGCACTCATAATATACTTTGGACCACTGATAGAAGGTTCTCCCTTATGAGGAAACATCCAGAGTGGGGGAAACATAATTAAGGTTCCCTGCTTTGGTTGAATTTGAACATCCTTAAAGACAGTTTGACCACCACTTTCAACATCATTCAAATACCACATAAACGATAAAAATCTGCGGGCGGTCCCATAGTCTATCACATCTACGTGAGTATCAAACTGATCAATACCATTTGGTTCGTATTTTTTAATACGAAATTGTTCTAGAGCGTGTTCTTCAGGAAATACACGCTTATCTACAAACTCGTAATACTTATCACGATACTCAAAAATCTTTTTAATGATGTGATTATGAACTTGATTAACTTCTGGTGTTAATTCACGATTTTCTGTGAAATTAAATTGATTAAAATTAGGTTTCCCCTCATTATCATGACGCTCTTGTTTGTCAGGAACCTGATCAAATAAACTAATTAGAAAGTTGCATATATCAGGTTCAAGAGCATTTTCGTAAATATGAATAAAATCTCGAAGTTCATCCATAAGAGAATTCACCTTTAGCAATCACATCCAGTTTTTCCATTACTTCTTCAGTAAAGTACTCTTTTGGATTTGCTAGAATTTGTTTGGCATAAATTTTCTTACCATCCATTTCATAACGTCCCGCAACATTCTTCCAGAGTCCGCCGAGTTCCCCGAGTTCCAAAAGACCATAATAGCGATCAAGACCGCGCTCATCATAAAATAGACGGACTTCAACTTGCTGGTTCTCCTTACTTAAACGCGACTTAGCAGTCTTTGCCTTGATAATATTTCCAACGATTTCTGTTCCATCCTTTTCCTTTTTCTTTGAAAGGTAAATGATACTAGAAGCAGCATACTTAAGACCACTACCACCACCCATCTCCTTAGTAGGAACATAAGCACCAATAACATCATAAGTGTGATTGGTTACAATCATAGGGATTTTTGCTTGACCAAGTTTCAAAGTAAGCATACGGAATGCACCTTTAATCAGTTGGGATTTGGTCATGTCACGAACTTCTTTATCATTCAAAGCATCATTAATCTCTTTACTTGTAGAAAGCATTCCCAAAGAGTCTAGAACAAACATACAAGGATTTCGTTCTCCCTCAGGTTTTTTCATATACATATCTACTGCTTTGAGTGCCGTTCCACGAAACTCTTCAACAGTAACAACATTGACAACCACAAGACGAGAAGTATCAATTCCACGGGATTCTAAAAGAGATTTAGTGATAGCAGCCTCAGTGTCAAAGTAGAGACAGTAACCATCGGGATGAGTATCAAGAAAGTTCTTAACCACGGCGAGAGAGAAAAAAGTCTTTCCAGTAGAAGACTCTCCAGCAATAGCAGTAATCTTATTCCCAGATACACCACCAAATACACTACCTGAAACCAGTGCATTAAAAATGTATGAACCTGTATCAACATAAGTCTCTGTCTCATCAATGTCGGAAGCAAGTTGCGTATACTCACCACCAATTTCTTTTACAATATCTTTAAGAAAATCCATCATTCTTTCTCCATATTTTCATTTTTATCAATATAGTTCATTTTATAAGTCCATAATTTTTGATAGAGTGCAGAATCTCCTCCCAATCTCATAGCACTAATAATCGTATTCAATTCTTTTTCGTTAATAGGCAAATCCATCAGTTAAAAAATGACTCTAAGGTTGTTATATGTTCTGTTTTCCATCCAATTGCATCAAGAATGGACTTAAGTGGTTCAAGAAAACTTTTTTCAAATTGTAGTTCATAGTCAATATATTTGTCAAGTCCAAGTTCCAAAGGAAAATCTTGAATGAAAGAGACAATATTTTCTTGAATAATATTTGGTTTTTTGAGGTAGATAAATTTAATCTTTTCCCCATTACCAATAAGTGAATATTTATTGGTGAGTTTTTTCTCTTTAATATAATGATTAAAGAGAAGTGCTCCACGAATATGAATTGGTGTTCCCTTCATATAAATGTCAGAATGGGAATGATATTTACGAACATCTGAGGCAGTTCTTGGAAAAGCAATCTGCTCTGGTGGCAGTTTTTTGAAGTCAGAACGACACTTATCAATAAACTTAATCACCTGTTCTTCAGTTCCACTCATCATTAGTTTCAGACCATCTTTAATCATCTGGCGACAAGGAGCAGGTGTGGAGGATTTAACTGCCTCAATACCCATCATCTTCAGTTTAGGTTCTTCATAACGAACACCCTCACTATCCCAAACATTGAGAATATACCGCTTTTTGGCAGTCCAGATTCCACGGTCAGCAATATTCTCCCGCTTCATCTGCATCTTTTGGTCATATGCATTCACATAATCCGCCAGTTCTTGGTAGCAACTTTCAATATATTTTTCAAGTTCCACCTTAGCGACCTTATCAAGGAACGAAACAACGCTTTCAGTAGTTTTTTCTCTTCCCTTGTATACAGTTTCAACCAAAGGACCCATATTGAGATAAATGGAATCAGTATCAGAAGCAATAACATAATCTACCTCTTTAGTTTTTAGAAGTTTATTGAGATAAGTATTCATTTTTTCTTCTATCCAACGAATAGCAACTTGCCCAGAAAGAGTAATTGCCTCAGCATTCGCTAATTTAAAGTAACGAAAATACTGATTACCAATAGCACCATAGGCAGAGTTAAGTTGAATCTTTCTTGCCATTTGGATATTGTTACATCTAGCAATCTCCTTCTCAAGTTCCTTTGTCTTTTTCTTTTCATACTCCTGTTTAGCAGCAAGCATCTTCTTTTTGTAAATGGTGCGATCTTCATAGATCTTTTCCATCAACTCTGGAAGAAATCCCCGAACATCTTTACGATACATTGCCCCATTAGCACATACCGCATAGTCCTTATACATTTCAAATGTGAGTTGTTTGTTAAGGATCTTATCGACACTAACAGATGGGTGCCTTTCTTCTACCAAAGTTTCTGGTGAAATATTATAACCCATAATCAGGTGAGGATACAGTGAGTTAAGGTCAAAGTTCACAACCCAATCATACACCCCAGGAATCGGTTCTTTTACATAAGCACCAGCATACTTAGAATCTTTATCAGACCTCACGTTTGGAGGAATCACAATATTCTTCTTTTTCAGATAGTTGTAGATAATTGTATCCCACATACGAACCTGAGAGAAAACATCAGCATAGTTTGCCTTAGCATCATACGCCATCGTCAAAGCAAGTTCAATGAGTTTCATCTTGTCTTCCAAACGGTCAACAAGTTCTACGTCAATGATGTTGTATTCTACAAACTTCTGCCAACCTTTGGTGTAGAAATCTTTGAACGTATCAAACTCACTGTGATCTAACTTTTTCTGACCAAGTTCTACATTTGCAATGTGGTCAAGACGATAAGATTCCTGTGCCTTATAAGTAAACTTCTTATAAAGATTCAGATAATCAAGTTGACTTACTCCACCAATATCATAGGAAATATGCTTACGCCCAGAGATGAATGTTTCACTTTCAGTTACCAATCCCCATGGAGACATACGCTTCATGAGTTTTTCTCCCAGAACACGATCTATACGACGAACCAAGTATGGGATATCATATAATTCACTATTCCAACCAGTAATGACTTCAGGTGTATTCTCCTCAATCATCCACCAATTAATAAAGTCGTTCAACAAATCATGCTCATTTGTAAAAGAACGATATTTTACATTACTCTGTTGATTATTGAACTTACCAAGACCCCAAGTAAGAATCTGTTTTGTATTATAATCTTGAAGTGTAATGAGCAACACTTCTTCAGCGGCACTTTCCACATCAGGGAATCCATTCTCGGATGCAACCTCAATATCAATTGTTGTTACTTTGATTTTATTAATATCAAACTTAACTTCATCTTCAGGATAAGTTTCGGAAATATATTGATAGATGTATCGGTCATTTCCATGAATTGAAAATCCTTGAACATCAGTATATTTCTTAATAAATTCTCTACATTCTCTTACTGTTCCAGGTTGAATTGGTTCAACACATTCACCATTCAGAGTTTTATATTCAGTATTCTTTTTTGAAGGAACAAAAAGAGTCGGGTAAAACTTCTCACGGGTCATGAAATGTTTACCATTTTCATAACCACGGACCAAGAAGTGGTCCCCGACCATCTGGACATTTGTATAAAATCGCATTATGCAGTCAATTCAAGATACTTTTCAACAATTTCTGGTTTAGGATTTACAATAGTAAGAATACTATCGGAGTGAATCATCATTTCTGTTTGGTCAGATACATCTGGCCAAGGAGTTAAATTTCCCTCAGCATCAATTTTATAGGGATTAATTAGTTTACAATCTGGTTCTCCAAGTTCAGAACCAACTTCAATAATCTCAGTGACAATTACATTGTCAACCTTCAGTAAAAGACACTTCACTGTTTTCGACATTTACTTTTTCCTCATACATTTCTTTAATAGTTTGAATTGGTTCTACAATCGTAACAACCCAATCTGGCGGAACTGGTATTTGTTCATCGCTGGTTAGAATAATCCAAGGAGACAAAGAAATTTCTAAATCACCTTTTGAATTTTCATTTTCTTCTACCAACAAAAATGCCTTTCTCGTCTCTATTTTATGAGGTTTCGTAAGTAGATACCCACATATCTTATCACCAGAAATCAATTCTTTGGCATCAGAAATAACAGTTTCACCAGACTTTAATAGTACTAACTTGATTGACATTTTACGATGTACTCTTCGATCATTATAGCAAAAAAATGGGGGAGCGTCAAACTGGATTGTGCCAGTTGCTCCCCTGCGGCGACGATATTCAGTTCTATTTAGTCGCCACCAGAATCACCAGAAGATCCTCCAGAACCACTATCAGTATTGAGAGCACAAACTTTCTTTTTGGGTGCCATAGCATATTTCACAGTTTTACCATAGCAATTTTCTTTTGTTGGTAAAGGAGGATTTCCAAAATCCCCAACTTTTTCCATAAACTGCTGAAAAGTTTTCATTGCCCAACTAAGTTTTTTTCTATTTAGAGATAGTCCTTACGAGTATGATGCTCTGGTACTATTTTCCCAAGTACGATCCGTAAAAGTCCGTCTTCAAATGTGACTTCGCGAACTTCTGTGTCGTCGGATAAAGTCCACGCTCGTTTAAAACTTCTGCTAGCCACTCCCTTGTGGATAAACGTCCTATCCGTTTCGGCATTTGATTTTTGTCCTTCGACAAAAAGCTTTCCATATTCTGTGAAAACATTGACCTCTCCCTTCTTGAATCCTGCTAATGCAATCTCTAAGTGAGACTCTACATTATTTACCTGAATAAGATTGTAGGGGGGATAGTTTGTTGTAGTTTCGTGAAGATTAAATAAACGATCAAAATATTCATCCATTCCAATACTATTGCGAGTGATTCTTTCCATCAAAGCAGGAAGATCCGCAGCAGTAAACCGTGATGTTGCAAGGTTAGTCATTATGGTAGCTCCTTAAAAAGCGAGTTTGTTTTTTGTGGACCCTTTCGGCATCCGTATATAATTATAACACTTTACATAAAAAAGGCGGGTGTAAAACCCGCTCTTTTTCATTCGGCATCCTCCACCTTTTTCTTTTTAGCACCAATATTATACTTGGTCTCTAAAATCCAATCTCCCTTATCCTTATAGGCAAGAACTTTAATTTGATTCAGGGGAGCAATATCCTGAATCTTTTTAACATCAACAATCTCAATCAAACCCCAATCAGCGAGAAGTTGAGCGATACGATTGCGACGTTGCACATCATTCACAGTCAGGTTAGCGTGTTTGCCATCCAGAGCAAACAGTTCCTTAAAGTGAACGAGATAATACCTACCTTGCTTGTGTAGAATATGGCAAGACTGATAGATTTTCTTTTCCTTTCTTGAAGCAACTCCGATACGGGTCAAAGTCTCACGAACCTTAAGAAAATCATCAGGTTCATTAAGGATCACTTCCACCATTTGGTCGGGCGCCCACTTCACTTCAGGTTCTTGAACGACACTCATTTTGTTCCTCCAGTTTCAAATTTCGATTTAATAAATGTTAGTTGTTCTTTAGTAAGAATCCTCAAAGCTTGTTTTGCCTTCTCATTACTATAACCATAATAACGTTTGACATAATCAAGGTCTTTGATTTTATCTTGACGGAGCCAGGGAGAAAATCTCTTCTTTTTCCTCAGACTATTTATATAAAAGTCATATTGCATCTTTTTTGGGAGGAAATGATATTGATTCATTTCATTTGCATACATCAAACAATCAATGTGCCCAGAAAAGCAGCGATTGATAATATAGGGTGCATATTCCTTCTCAAGTGAAGGGTCTTCGTCAATCAGGTGCTGTTTCGTTTGATTGATCGAGTTTAACCAGTCCTTCAATTCCATAATTAAAAAGCAAGAGTTCTTTACGTTGTTTTTGCTCACGCATATATTCACCAACGGAACGCATCGTGTAAGTTAGATCAAACTCAGCAGCGTTCCAGTTCTTAAATCTATCTTTTACAAGTTGATCCGAATTATAACTGATTAACTGGTCCATATCATTAGAATCACAATCAGCAGCAAACTTATCGTGATCAAATCTTTTGTGCATTGATCCCTTATTCCCATAGAGATTGTCCTTAATATCATAAGGAGGATCGAGATACATAAAAGCACTCTTGTTTCCATCCATTAGATAATCATACGAGTAATTAGTTATACGCCAATTAGCGATTAACTTAGAATACTCTGACAATTTTTCAATTCCTCTCAGGGAAAAATTGGAGTTACTTGCTTGCCCTGAAAAAGATGAACTTTCGGTAAGACCACTAAAAGAACATTTGTTAACAATATAGAAAGCGACAGCACGATTAAAGTTCGTTTCAGACTCATCATTGATATGCTCCTTTGATTTTAAAAAAAGTTCTTTAGCAAGTTCAGGAGTATTGTAGGCAAGTTTACAATCAACTAGTTCGTTCTTTAAATCATTCCCAAACATCTGGAGTTGTTGCCAGAAGTTTACAAGAGGTTCATAGAGATCGTTTACCCAAATATCCAAACTGGGATACTTTTTAGTAATATATATCGCAACACTTCCACCACCAATAAATGGTTCACGAAATTCATCATAGTTCCGTAGGTCTGGAAAGTATGGACCCATCTTTTCACAAGCACGGGACTTTCCGCCAGGGTAGCGTAACGGGGTTTTAAGAGATTTCATAATCAGGTTTGTTATACTTCAAGTATTCAAAGAAAGTGAGTTTCATTTCTTTTTGAGTCATCCCACAATGCTTTGCTGCTTGTGGCAGATTCATTTTAGAATAAAAGAGTGCCTCATTTGCCTCTTTTACATTTTCAGGGGTTGTTTTCACTGGAACTTCTTTAAGAAGTTTATCATCAATTTTATAGGGGTTCATTGGAATTCACACTCTGCCATAATTTCAATCAGTGCTGCTAGGAGATTAATTTCTTGGTCAGCCACAAAACAAATTTGGTATTGATACTTAGCAATAATAAGAACGGCAGCGGGGATAGACTGGGGAAGTAGAACACTATAAAGGGCGTCATAAACCCTGCGAAGAATGATAGAAGAATCGTTGTCCAAGTTGGCGACCACCCACTTTCGGACTTCTGTGAAATTTTTTTCTTTGATGTATTTAATGAGATCATTTACGGCAATGTCAGAGAAGGATGCAAGAATACCAGAGTCAATTTCTCCACCAACAGAATAACGTTGGCATTCATTGAGAACTCGCCTAAAATCAGGAAAATGCTTGGATATCAGTTCGGCAAGAACTTTTGAATCATATTTAATTCTTTCATTATCAAGAATATTTTGCAATCTTTTGAAAAAAGAACCTGCTAATTGTGCCTTCTCTTTACCCTTTACACTAAAATCAACAACAGCACATCGGGAATGAAGAGGTTCAATAATTTTATTTTTGTAGTTACAGGTAAAGATAAATCTACAATTATTGTAAAATGTTTCAATATTTGCTCTTAGCAAAAGTTGAACATCATTACCCGTATTGTCCGCCTCATCTATAATAATAACTTTATGTTTAGAATCTGCTGTTAGTGAAACTGTTGATGCAAAGTTTTTTGCCTGATTCCTTACAGTATCAAGAAAACGACCTTCATCAGAACCATTAATTACATAATAATCTGCACCCAATTGATTACAAAGTGCTTTTGCAATTGTAGTTTTACCAATACCAGGAGGTCCAGAAAGAAGAAGATTTGGAATCTCGCCCTTACTGACAAAATCATTAAATGTTTTCTTTGTATCATCTGGAAGAATACAATCATCAATAGTTTGAGGTCTGTATTTTTCTACGAACAAAAATGAATTGTTATCGCTCATAATCAAAATAAAAAGTTCAAAGGTAATAATAGTTTGCGAATGATTTACTTCTCATTCTCCAACTTACAGTATCTTTATGGATACCAAGTATTGTAGCACATTCTTTTACAGATTCATAAATCACACCATCAACATAGCATTTTTTTCCCATAGATTTTGAAAGATTTTTTTTATGCTCTTCAGTAAAGGGAACTCCTTTTCTTGGATGAGAATTTTTAGACCAATATTCTTTTTGGGACTTACGCATTTTATCAATAGAATCTTTTGTGTGCTTCGTTCCCCACAAAGAATTCAAAGAAGGATTTAACCATTCGCAGTATTGTTGTTCCACGGATTTAATGTCTTCACCTTCGTGAATCCATTTGACAACTTCAATAGTAAAATTATGATATCCATATTTTAAAAAATTGTTATAAAGTTTAGGACAATCCATTTTATTACTATTACACATTGTTATATGTTTAGCAAATCTAAGCATATAATTCTTTTCAGTAGAACCTATGTAATTTTCTCCTGTTATTTTGTTTCTTATTTGATAAACGCAACTCATTTACTAAACCTCGTAATATAATACTATTTAGTAAATGAATTATTTACACCCATTCTGGTTTACGTTCTGGCATACGGAGATAGTTGTCCGCAACCCAGGGTTTGGAAGCAATATACATTTTGTATGCAGTAAATGTATCAATGCTTTCATCAAATTTGTATTCGTCAGGCATAGCACGAACGAATGGAGTCACCTCAGTAATCTTTCCTTTGGGAAAAAGGTAGTATGCGGCAACAAGAGTATTATAACACGAATGCTGCTTGCCGTATCGCAGAGTGTACTCATCACAGAGATTCATCCCGTGCTTAATCAACCAGTAGGCATTGTCAATAGTCTTTGCTACCCATTGAGTGCAGGGATGATTGCGAAAGGCACCCTTCTCAGTTGCATAGGAGGTTCCATCTGCTTTAGGAAGAGTGCCATAGTTGTGATACCACTTAGATGCCACGATAGAAAGCATTTGGCAGCACTCAAGAGACATTTTCGTTACGTGACGGTCAGGAAGTACGATAGCACTTTCTGCTGGAAATGGTGAAGTGACAAAAATATTCAAAGTTAGTTCCTCAAAGTTTTGTAATAATTTAAAAGTAGTTCTAACTCTTTAACTGTAGCATCTCTCTTTAAGATATTTGCTCTTCTACTGACAACTGTAACATTTCCTTTTATATAACCTTTGGAACTGTCAATTCTATCTACACTCGGAGCATACATCCAAGTTTGTTTGTCTTCTCTTTTTAACTCAAATCCAAATACAGGGCATTTTTCTGGAATTATAATATCTTCCAATTCAATAGAAAACTCTCTTCCAGTTCTTTTGCATCTTGATTTGATGTTTTTGTAGAGAAGTTTAGCAGCATCAACTTTCCAATCTCTGTTTAATTTTTCAATTTGTCTTATTTTTGTAGAACATTTCTTACAAATGTCTTTTGTTCCAGAATTAACATTCCATTTTTCAATTAAACTAAACTTATTAAGATTTAGTGATTGATTGCACTTTTTGCAAACTTTGTATCTGTTTGGATTTTCTTCTCGGTGTTTCATACCAAATTCTCTTGCATTATATACATTCATACATTTGCGAGAGCAAAATTTTCTTTGTCTTTTGCCAAGAATAGAATTACATTCCAAACAATACATTTGATTATCTTCTAACTGTATAAGTATTTATAAAAAGAAAACTTACAAATGTTATTTCACTCTATCAAATCTCACAAAAGGAAATACTCCTTTTGGCATAATAGTCCAGGTTCTTTTTGTTGGTTCATCCCAATATCCACTAAAACCAGTTGGAGTACAATATCCTTGATTATGCCAAACAAAACCAAAGATTTTCCCCCAATCACTTGTGATAAAAACTGGCAAACTTGTTTTAGTTTCATTCATATCAGAAACAGTACTTTTGGAGTACATATTTAACTTCGTTAGGTTTATCTTCCATCCAATATGCTTCGTGTTCAATTCTTCTAGGGGCAGTAGAAGCACTTAAAGAATTTTTAATATCTTGAAGTTTATTGGATGGAAGAGGCATATCATTTAGTGATATTCCAAATGGTTTGTATCCATTACAAAAATGACCAACGTGAGTACCTTCGTGATAAACAGTTTCATTAATATAAAATTTTGGATCAAATCCACTGCGTTTAATATTTTTGGTGCATATTATGAATTTTTTATCAAAATCTGCATATCCAAAAAGATTTTTGTTACTCCTACAATATCCAAAATTTTCAAGAACAGAATATTTTGCTCGATAGATTTGATTAAGAATATCTTTTGCTTGAGGAGTAAGATACAGTAAGAATTCCATTAACCAAAAGTAGAATCAGGTTCCAGAGCAATATAATAGCAGAGGTTGTACTTAGGATTCGTGAACTGTGACAGAAGTTTAGAAGACACTACCACGTCATAGGCACCAGGAATAATCTTGATGTTTTCTACCTTGAAGTTAAAGGTAAACTCCTTGTCAGTTTCACCAACCACGATGGCATACTCGTTAGAAGTATCATTCTTCTTATCACGAACCACCAGTTTGATCACACCATTCTCACCAACCGCAGAGAGATCAGGGAGTTGATATACTGCTGCTGCCTTGACCAGTTTCTCCAGAGAAGTGCTGTCCAGTTGGAAGCAAACATCTTGTGAAGGAAGTTGAATGTCCTTATCGGGGGGTGAAATGATCACATTGGGGTCTGCAAAGAAATACTTCACACGACGTTTGCCTTCTTTGATGCTTAGGTAAGATCCCTCAGTGAAATCAAGATCAGGGTCCTGATGAAGACTCAGACCATTCAAAAACTGGTTGAGATCATAAATCGCAAAGTCACGGGGGAAGTCTTCTGTAATCTCTGCCTCGGCAAGAATGTTCTTTGCCACAGAAATCGTGCGAAGACGATTGCCCTGTTTCACAAGAATCGAGTTGTTAATACCAGCAAAGTTCTTGAGAAGTGCGAGAGTATTGTCAGAAAGTTTCATAGTTTTGTTCGGAAGTTTCATAATCAGCGAAATTCAGTAAGACCATTATCTTTGCGAGAATAATGCCCATCGAAGTGGAGAAGAAGCATAGCATAGTGAATAACCTTCATCAAATCACGTTTGTTGCGTCCATCTTTATCACCATAACGACTTCCATATTTTAAGATATTTGCCTGACAGAATCCTGGTGCAAGATCTTTTGCCGCCATCAAGTCAATTGTTTGAATGTCTTGATACTGCTGATTATGTCCACAGTAGTGACTGCCGTAAGTGCTAGTCACGTAATCTTGAATATCTTTTAGGATTTTATCTTCGTTGTATTTCCAAAGATGATTTGTTTTTTCAGTCATAGTAATAGTAAAATTCGAATCAATCATAAAGAGAAGGCACATTTTTACCTTCCCCAATTATATCAAATTTGAGGAGGATAGTCAATGTATTCTACAGTCAATTCAGGTTGTGAAGGCATCACAAAATCAGCATCCACCTTATCATACAGTTCAAGGAAAGCAGTCTTGGTTTCTTCATCAAAACGATTCACACAGACTTGAATTGCCTTTGCCTTATCGTTGAAGATGCTGTAAGCACGAATGATATGAACCAGACGACGGGTGCTGATGATTTCCTCAATACCACCATCATAGAAGGTCTTGCGGATAATATCACCCCAATCCACCAGACGCTTGCAGAAGTCACGATCCTCCATCCCAAGGTCCAGAGCGATGCCTTCCAGAATCTTCTGCTCAGTAGCAGGAGCAGGATAGGACTGCTCCAGAGTCACAGGGAAACGCTCTAGAAACGCCTCGTTGAGCACGTTGGTGCCAATGAAGCGCCCATCATCGCTGCCCTTGCCCTTGGTGTTTGCAGTGGCGAATACGTTGAATCCAGCAGCAGGTTTGACGAACTTGCCGATTTTCTTGAGGAAGACACCCTTACCTTCCAGAACAGATTGAAGACACAGAATCTTGTTAGAAGCAAGGTCAATCTCATCCAGCAGAAGGATTGCACCACGTTCCAGTGCCTCAATCACAGGACCGTTATGCCAGGCAGTTTCACCATTCACAAGACGGAAACCACCAATCAAATCATCCTCATCAGTCTCAATGGTGATGTTGACACGAATCAGTTCACGCTTAAGTTGAGCACACGCTTGCTCAATACTGAACGTTTTACCATTACCCGAAAGACCCGTAATGAACGTTGGATAAAAAAGATTGGAAGAAATAATTTTCTTAATATCGTTAAAATTACCAAACTTGACGAAGGTATCATCTTTATCAGGGATCAGGTTTTGTTCCACGGCAGGAAGTGCGGGAGGTGCTTGATAAGAACGTTCAATCTCTTCTACACGTTCTTGAGTCACTTCCAGATTCCAACGACCACGAGAAGTCTTGAATTGCTCCAAACGACGAGTCACAGTCTGGTAGTTGAGACTACGAGAAGCACAGAAACCTTTCAGGTCACCAGAAGTAATTTCGGAACCATAAAGTTCTTTGATGGATTCAATCAGTTGAGCGTCGTTCACAGAGGACTTGCGAGACATAATGTAGTTAGGTGGTTTGTTTCAACAGACTTATTATACACACAAAAAAGGGGCAACCAAGTGCCCCTTGTGACAGTTTGAAAAGTGGTTCAGGTAAGGTTCATTGTTAACTTTTCTTTTTAGTTGCTTTTGTCGGTTTTTCAACAACAACTTCTTCAACCTTGACCGATTCTGATTTTACTTCTGGTTCTGGTGTTACTTCTGGGGGTGTTTCCTGAAGTAAATCTGTAAATCTACTCATTAGACCTAGTATAATTCTTGAAAGTATTTATCAAGCAACAAGTTCCACAAACTCACCCAAAATTTTCTTATTCATTTTTTTAGTTTTAAGACTTTTCACAAATGCGGATTTAATTTGTGCCTTTGTTGCATCCTCAGCAACAGCAAACTCAGATTCCTGAGAAAGAGTGTTTGCAGACAGACCGAAGTAGGAATGATAACCAGAATTCTTAAGAATAAATGCTTTCTCTTTTTTCCAAGCGTTCGTTACCTTATCATACTCAGAACCATAATATCCACAGTAGCGACGAATAAAAGCGCCAGCATCACGAGATTCAAGAACACGAATACCAATAAAGTTAATATCAATAAACTTGTCCCGCAAATTGTGAAGAAGAACCTCAGTGAAATCCTGATGCTCATAGTCACAAGAATAGGTCATTCCAGTCTTACGATCGCGAAGAAAGGCATTAGATCCAATATGAGCAGTGCCCATAAAGGGGTTATCCTCCCAGCGGCGTTGAACCTCACGATGATATTTCACAAGGCAACCCTCACCATCAGTCAAAACCACACACTGAACTTTCTGCAGTTTGTTCTCCTTCTGGAACTTAGGCAGAATCTGGTGAAGAGAAATCAGTGCCTCATTCAGGGGAGTGCCTGAAAGTCCCATTCCAAGAGGAGTAGAATAGTAGCAGTGAGAATTATAAGAGAATGACTTAGCAAGACGAAAGATATTTTTCATCTGCTCCTCCAGAGTGTTTGAATTCACTTTGCTGGTGAGAAGATTCATCATAGAGAACCATTCACCCACCTGAACAAGACCATCTTTCTTCTTGTAGGCAAGTTCACGAATGTTTGCCTTACCATCTACATCATACTTTACAAGAGGATAATCAGTGGTGAAGGCATAGACCTCAAACGGAATCGCAACTTTTTTACAAAACCAAATAAGATTGAAGAGTTGTTTGGCAGTATCCAGCATCACATTGGACATAGAACCAGACCAGTCTAGAACGAACACCAGACCATGATTCTTACCATCAGCAAGAGTTGTAACCTTCCTGAAGATATCTTCATTATACTTGTAAGTGTGCAGTTTGGAGCAGTCCAGAACGCCAGTACGGGCAGTTGATGCACGTGCATAGGAATCTGCTGCCTTGCGACACTCAAACTCTTTCACCAGATAGTTGACTTCCTTTTGAGCAGAACGCTTGAATTCAAAATACTGCTTATCAACTTCACCAAAGATATTCTCATACTTATAATCATTTCTTGTAAGAAAGTCATCCCAAGATTCTTTACACTTGGAATGAATCTCTTGATTGGGAACAATAACTTTAGTCAAATCAAGTTGAGGCAGTTCAAGATAAACATTCTCATAAGGGTTAGTACCGACGAGTTCTTTCAGTGCCTCTTCAAGAGACTCCATCGTTTTGACTTCAGGTTCCTCATTCTTCTCACCACCTTCATTCGTAGGTTGCTGTTGCTGAGAATTTTCTTCAGAAGAGGAAGCACGATCAGAACCCTCAGTTTCAGGTTGATCGCTCTCACCTTGCTCCTGATCACTAAAATCAGAAGCAGGTTGATTATCGGCACCACTTTGTTGCAACTCAAGACTATCCAGAGAAGTCTTGGTTTCTTCCTGTTGCTTTTGCTTACAATACTTATACAATGCTTCTGCAGCAATTAACACATCAGCAAAGGTCTCAGTATTAGCAATCAGTTTGATAATCTCAGTCTCTTCACCACGCTCAATCGGCACATCAACATAATTGCCAATCTTGAACCACAGGTTTGCACGGTCAGCAAGGTTATAAGTTTCTACATTATCATCTTTGATTTGAAAGAAGTCATCATCGGCAAGTTCCTTGTAACCACTATAAAAACTTTTAGGAGAACCTGGATATTTTCTTTTACAAAGTTTTTCTACACGCACATCCTCACAAATATTTACAAAAGTCGCTGGGACTTTACATTCTTTAGTCCAATCATAATTTGGGGTCCAAAGGGCATGGCTAATTTCGTGCAGGACAAGCATGGTGTAAATATTATCACTCGCTTTTTCCCACATAGGTAAGGTCAATACCCTTGTATGGACATTAAAACAAGCAGTTTCTACCTTTTTATGTTCCACCACAAGGTCCTCCGTCGCCAATAAACGAGCAAGGGACCCTTTGACTTCAAACTTAACGGACATTTGGTTGTGTGCGATATGTGAGTATTATACGGTAACTTTAAAACGCTTCACACCTTTTTATCCAGTTCCTCAACTGTCACAACCTTCCAACCCTTATGGTTTGTATACTTACCACGAGCAACAGAAGTCATTAAACGAGCAGTTAAATTATGTTCTTCACAAAATTTTTTCATATTATTAGTAATGAAAATATTTTCATCAGGACTTTGAATTGTATATTCATATTTTATACTTCTATTAGAAAGTTTTTTTAAAGTTTCTGGTGTTGCTTTTCTACCAATATTCCATTTACCATATTCAACACCTACTTTGTTTGATATAATTCTTCCAAGAACCCAACCATCACCAGGACATTCTTTACAAAGTTTTTCTTTTATACCATTATTCCATCTTTTATTTCCCTTTCTAACTTTACTCAATTTTTCTCTATGTTTTTGAGATAGGGACTTACCAAGTTTTTTTTGTCTCATTTTTTCCTTTGTAATATCACTTATATTTGATGTTCCATCACCACCTTCTGTCCTATTATGCAGAATACCTGTCCCCAAATCTTTTCTACCAAAAACAGCAATCATATACTTTTCGTGATTAAATGCCTCTTCTTCTAAAAGATTTTTCTTTAAAAACAAAATCCGTTCTTTTGGTGGAACAAAAATATTGATGTGATTTTTACTATATGCCCTATCTCTTTGGCCCTTACCAATATAATAAGGAGTTCCATCTTTACGCAAATAAGCGTAAGTATAAAATCTTTTTGGATTTTTCATCCTACTCTAATACAACGGCATAAGTATTTATACAGGAAAAGGCACCCGAAAGTGCCTTAACCATCCTAACAGATTGCCGTCGTATTAGGTTCAACTATTTATCATACAAAAAAAGAGGGTGGTGAAACCCTCTTATGTACCAGTTTAAAAAGTGGACTCACGCACCTTCAAGTTTTCCCATTTGTCTTGCAGACTCTTTGGCCTTTTGTAATGCTTGTCCAGCATTTTGTTTTCCTGGAATATAAGTAAGACCTGATCCAGATTTTTCAGCATTTTGACGATTAAATTTATCCTGAACATAATCAATTCTTGCGGTTTGCTCAATAATACTCTGCCTCCACTCTTCACTCATGTTTGCCATAATAGCAAGTGCTGCATTGTTGGTGTCAGCATAACCTTCGGCAACTAGGTGCTCCAAGATATGCTCAAACATATCTTTACCGCCTTTTTTAGGAACTTTTCCCCTATCTCTAAGTCTCTCACGACCACCTTCTGCTCTCTCCTCTTTAGAAGCTCCTGGACGGAATTTACCCAACATTAATCTGCCGTGAGTTTCAGACTTAGTTTCTGGTCTTCCTCTTTCCTTATCTTCTTTACGCTTTTGAGATTCACGTGAAAGAGCACTGAGACTCGTTGTTCTACCTTCATCAAGTTGCTCTACTTCCTCTTGAGAAGAATAAACTTGCTGATAGGCTTCTTGAAGGGCACGAAGTTCTTTTGAGTTCATCTTACAACTACTTTTTAGTTATTTATAATTAAGCAACCTTATAAGATTTGTTGTTCCAAGTAAAAGTAGAACCCATTCCACTCTTCTGTTTTGCTGTTTTATATGCCTTATCAAAAGACTGTGCTCTAGTCAAACCTTGATCTGGATTTTTTGGTCCTTGTTTTGGTTTATAATCTCCTCTCTTAAGAGCACCAGTTAATGTGGCATCACCAACTGGTTTGGGTGCCATTACAGCAGCAGCAGGAGCAGCAGCACCAACACGACCAGAACTGGCAATATTTCTTAGCGCAGAAACGGCACCAGCAGTTTTAGCAACTGGTTCAGCAACTTTTCTTGCCTGTCCAGCAAATCGTTGAAGTTCTGGAAACTTATCCATATTTGGTCCAGTTGCTCTAACTGTAGCACCAGGTCTATATGGATTTGGTTTTGTTGGTGCTGGTGGTTTTGCTGCTGGAGAAGCAGTTTTTGTTATTTTAGGAGCAGGTGCTTTAGGAGCTTTAACTTCTTTTGGTTTATTTGGATAGAGCATTTTTCTCAATCCTTGGGCAAAAACCTGAGTTGGATGTGGTTTATCAAATCCAAGAATATTTGCAATTCCTCTACCAATTACTTCCTGTGGATTCATTCCTTGTTCCACAACGTAAGACATAATATAGTTTGATTCTTCTAAAGTACATCCCTCATTAATAAGATAATCTAAAACTTCATCATAAAGATCTTCATCAAGAACTTCACCTTCTAGTTCATAATGTGCTTTTTGCAGCCCACCCTTGAATGTGTGAACCTTTTCTCCTTTGGGTATCATTTTTTCAAGTTGATCCTTTGCAGCACGATCAGTTGGTTCTTTTAAAGGAACTCCAATTTGTTGTTCATAAACTTTTTGATATGCCTCAACTAATTCTAGATATTCTTTCACTTTCATCTTTCAAGTACTTTTGAGTTATTTATAAAAAAACACCCCTTTCGGAGTGCTTTTTCTTGAGTGCTTGGCGTCGTGCCTTTGCTTGTCGAAGTGCTTGCGGTTTCAGTTTCCGCTTCTGCTCCTTTTTAGAATGATGGTAGCGGTTGGGGACTTGCATTAGTCTTGTGCTTGTGAGGACAGATTACTATCTGTATTTACGGAAGTCAAGGAGTCCAGTTGAGAAAGTGTCTTATAATTCAGTTTTATAAGAAAATCCTTTTTTCTTTTCAAATTTTAGAGTCGTATCAAACTTATCTTGAAGGTCTGTTTTATGAGAAATTACAAAAACATTAGTATCTTTAACCACATATCTAATAATTTTTAAAAATTCATCCGCACCAAAACCATCAAGAGAAGAGTCAAAAACTTCGTCAAATAAAAGAATATTGCAATTTACGGAGTTTTTGACTCTTGCAACTTCACGCCAAGCAAACAGCAAACTCAAATCAATTCTTGCCTTTTCACCTTCAGAAAATGAAGAGTATGAGAAATCTTCATGAATAGGTGACTTAACACTCTCATTAAATTCAGAATCCAATTCAAAATTAATATAAAAATCCATCATCTGAAGATAACGATTCACCTGCTGATTTATAAACGGAAGATACTTCTTGATTATCTTCGTTTTAACGCCATCGTCCTTGAGTAAGGAATAGGCAAAATCGTAATAAACGATTTCTTCTTTTTTCTTTGAAAGGTCTTCGAATGTTTTTTGGAGATTGGTTTGAAATTCTTCTAACTTCTCATGCTCAGTATTTCTGTTTGCAAGGTTTTGGGTAATAGTTTGAATTTCAGATTCAAGGTCTCGGATTTGTCTCTGGTTGAGTGAAATGCGAGTATTGTTTTGAGAAATCTCATGGTTGAGTTTCGTAATCTCCTTGGATAGAACTGCGAATTGACGCTCTCGTTCTTGTTCTAACTTTATAGTCTCCTCAAGTTCTTGAAAACCTTTCTGGAGTTCCTTTGCTTTATTTTGAGCGTGTACAATTCTATTTAACCTAAACTCTTCTTCAATTGTTTGAGTGCAAGTGGGGCAGACCGTATTTTCTGTGAAAAACTTATGTTCTTTGGTAATAGCAGATACTTTCTGTGATATTTTGCCCTTAAGATTGTTTAGTTTTACTAACTTATCATCGGCACCAATGAGTTCTTCCTGCTCTTTAGTATAGGTAAAAATCTGCTCTTCGGTTTTGGCACTTTCGGTCATATAAATGCCAACTTCTGCATCTAAATTGACAATCTTTTCTTTATTGGCATTGATATTGGCATTACCACGATTTTCAAGTTCCTCAATGAAACTCTGTTGCATCTTCATCTTATCCTTAAGAGTTTCTTTCTTAAGTTCAAGAGATTTAATCTGGTCTTTTTTCTCACGAATTTTATCCTTAATGAGATTGTTCATCGCAGAAAAAATACGAATATCCAAAAGATCTTCAATGACCTCTCGACGATTAGAAGTAGTCAATTGCATGAACGGGACAAAAGTACTACTACCCAAAATTACAATTTGAGTAAAAGACTTATAATTTACTTTAAGAATATTTTCTTCTAATATTCTTTGATTTGCCCTATCATCCGCTTCTTTATGAAGAAGATTACCATTAACCTCAATATCAAAAATATTTGGTTTAATCCCACGACGAACAAGATAATCTCGACTATTCACAGAGAACTCAATCTCTACAAGACAATCTTTTTCGTTGGTAGTATTAACCAGTTGCGGTTTATTAATCCGCCTAAATGGTTTGTTGAAAAGAACAAAAGTAAGTGCATCCAAGATTGTGGACTTACCTGCACCATTCGTTCCAATAATTAAATTTGTATGGTGTTTTTCAAAATCAACTTCTGTCCACTGATTTCCAGTAGAAAGAAAATTTTTCCATTTAATCTTGTGAAATACTAGCATTCTTAGGAGGAATAACGATATCGTCAGGAGTGATTACAGCATAACGGTAATTATACATCTTACAAGTCTTGATTGCAAGCTCATCATCAACTTCTACAACTTCCATTTCAGTTTCTTCTTGATCTTCTAACATCAAGGCATAACGAGTTGCATCATCTTCTTTCTCAAAAAGAAATAGGACCTTATGACCGTACTGGTCCTGAACTGCATATGCTCCGTCGTCTTTTCTGTCCTTGAGTGTAAGAAGAAACATTTACTCTACTTCGCAAGATTGTTTATAGAGGTCTTGAAAGATTCCTTTGATGACATTCTTATCAAACTCAAACTCTGCCTCATCAATATATCTATTCAAAATTGAAATGGTGCTTTCCTCTTCATCAATTTCAAAATCTTCACTTTCTTGAATGTCAAAGTTCTCAACAATTTTGAGTTCTTGAATGCCAGCAGTATAAAGTTTGTCGATGAATTTCTCAAAATCTTTTGGTTTAGATTTTTTGCGAACAATCACTTTAACAATTTTATTTTCATATTCGGTAGCGTCAAATAACTGATATGGCGTATCCTCATAATAAATGTGGTAAAACAATTTATAAGGATTATTGACTGGAATGTGTTCTAATGTTTCTGTATCAAAGATATGAAAACCGCGAGTATCATTCACATCTGTCCAGTACATTTCATAAGGATTACCAAGATAGAAAATGCGTCCATTATCAGAACGAGTGTGGTAATGACCAGAAAATACCTTTGTGAAGTTTGAAAAAATATTCGAATCCAGTCCATGTTCCTCCATAATCAAATTTCGATTTACACGGAAACCTTTAAGTTCTAAGTGCCCCATTGCAATCTTTGCTTTGGTCTTTTTGATTTGATTGAGAGTTTCATCATAGTTCTCACTACAAATCCAGGGAACCATCATAATATCCAGACCACCAACTTTAATAGTCTGTGGAGAACTATAAGTGCGAACATTAGGATAAGTTTGAAGAAGCAAACTTGGAGAGTTAACACTATTGGTATTCTTATAATAGCAATCGTGATTACCAATAATCATATGAACATCATAATCTCGCAGAGGTTCAAATACAACACGCTTTGCCCATTCAAGACTTTGATAATCAATTGATTTGCGACTATCAAATGCATCACCCATATGAATGACTGCCTCTACCCCATGTTCTTCAAGGGCAGGAAAGAAGACATTTTTATAGAAGAGTTCAAAGTGGTCGTGGAGGTATTTTGAACCCTTCCTTGCCCCATAATGACTGTCAGTTAAAATTGCTACCTTCATCGGTTACTGCGATACTGGATATTGTCCTTCATACTATTATACTCCGAATTGCTTCCAGAAAGCAAGTTGTCATCTATCATCATAACCTCATCAAACCCAGTTCGTTCGATAATCTTAGTCTTAATATCTAGTTGCTTCTTCTCTTTTTGAATTCTTCTCAAAAATGCGTAGTGAATGATTTGAGTAAAATAAGCAAAAGGATTCTTTGACTTCTCAGGATCAAAGTTATGAATATATTGAACACAATTTTCAATTCCGTCAGAAATCATATCCTCACGAAACATATAATTTACAAAATTTGGTTTGTATGATAAATGAGTCGCAATTTTTAGAAAACATTCGCCAAGATAGTTTGGAATTGGTGGTTTACCTTCCCAATGCTTTCCCCTATCCTGTTTAGTTGGTGCTCTATCATACTTTTTAAGAAAAGAACTTTCAACCTTAGAGCGATAAACGATCATCGCTTCTAATAATTCTTTATTGTTTACATAATGTTCAGTTTTTTTCTTGGGCATGGCATTGGACTCATTTAATATAACTTTTGTTTATTATAGCATAACTAAAAAAGCTTGACAAGGTATGAAAATACGAGTAGAATTGCTTTGTTGCTTTTGAAGATAAGGATCTAGCCTTCTTTAATATCCTTAAAGAGATCCTCAAGTTTCTTTCTGGCATCTTCAACAGAAGAAATATATCCCATCTTTGATGATGGTTTTACTTTTCCTGAAGGGTTATAGACATCAATTAAAGATTCATCTTCAATATAATTATTGTAAATATCAATCAATCTCTTATCTTTAGTCTCTGTCATTGTAATAATCTTATCAAGTTTTACAATAAAGAAATCATCACTTGACATTTCTATCCAGGGTTTTACCTTAATGTGAGTTCCATGATGATTATGAAATGCTTTCATAGTGACTGGATTTTGTAGAACAATAACTGGATCGCCATCATTTTCATCAGACATGACCAATGATAATATTTCTTCACCAGATATTAATTTAATAATTGCGTAAAACTCTTCACCCATTAGTTTTTAAGCGGTATGTTTACAATATCATAATTAAAGTTTTCTTCATTATAAACTTTAATTCTTTCGATTAAATGATTGAGCGTATAATTTTTTCTTGATTTATAACTAATATCATCGGCAATGTCATACAGAGTTGCCTTTGTTTTATTGTCCCCCTTTCTTAAGACTCTTCCGATTGATTGGAGGTTTCTGATTCTTGATTTACTAGGGGAAGCAAAGATAACATTATGTAGATTTCTAATGTTAATACCAGTAGAAAAAGTCCCGTAAGAAGCAACGATGATTGCATTATTTTCTTTTTCTGTAATTTCTCTAACTTTTTCTCGGTCCTCAGTATCAACACCACCATGAACAAAGAACACGTGACGATCTTCAGCGATATTCTTATTTATGAGTTCGTATAAAGGTTGTCCGTGACCTTCTACTCTTGAAAATAGAATCAAAGTATTACCTTTAAGATCAATAGCAAGGTTCTTGATGAACTTGTTGCGTTTCTCGTGATTGATAATATACTGAACCTCATCCTCAAATGTTTCAAACTTATTCGGTGGGTGTTTCAATAGGAGAATGTTAATATCCAGTTTGGCAACGTGACCCTTCTGCATCAGTTCTTCTGTACGGATAATTTTGTATGAAGGTCCAAATAAACCTTCCAGAACCCACTTGTGCGTCTGTGTGCCATCAAGTGTTCCTGTAAATCCAAAACGATATTTTGCATCAGAAAGTTTTGTCATTATAGATACTAATGACTTTGATTTAAACTGGTGTGCTTCATCTCCAACGACCACATTGAATCTTGAAAAATATTGTCGGGGAAGTTTGTAGATGGATTGCCAGGTCGTAATGATCACCTGAGAGTCAGTTTCTCTTTCTTTACCTGCATAGATCTTGTGGCAAAATGAACCCACATCCCACCCATAATCTGCAAAATCTTTATAAAGTTGTTCTACAAGGGATGTCGTTGGAACAATTATCAAAGTATTTTGTCCTTTCTCAACGTAATATCTCACAATCGAATATATCATCAACGACTTTCCAGAAGCAGTTGGAGATATCAACAACTTTCGATTATGTCGTAAAGCGTCGTATACTCCCTCAACTTGGTACTCGCGGGGAGAATACTTGCAGATAGAAGTCATATAGTCTTTCACACCCTCCTTTGAGATATTTTCGTTCACTTCAAAGGGAAGACCATAATACTTATTGTTTATAAACTCATAAGTATAATCCTGATTTTCACAGAACCGAGTGAGTTTATCTAGAAGACCGATATAAATCTCACCAGTCTGCGTATTGAATAGACGTATTTTTCCATCCCAATGCTTGTTGCGAAACTGGGGCATAAACTTGGCACCTGGCACGTCAAATGTGAACTGATCTGCAAGTTCGTAATAGACGTGTGGTTCTGCTTTTACCTGAAGATATACCTCATTCTTTTTAGATATAACCAAATGTGACATACGTTCATATCAATACAAAAATATTTATTGGCAATAAAAAAGAGGCATTTCTGCCTCAGTTGAATCCCGATTGGAATCTATGCCATTCCAGAGCATTTTTAATTTGGAAAGTTCTATTAGATATACACTTAATAATTTCTTCTAAGAACTTCAACATAATGTCGTAGTATCTTATTTTGAGTTCTACCTTACTTAACTTCTCATCACCATCCATATGCCTCTGTAGTGCCTCTTTGTCCCGAACTTTATATGGGAACGGTTCTTCTTCGTAGACCTCTATAGGCGCCTTTCCAGTGTAGTAATTGTAACGTTCTAGTTTGACTCTATTAAAAGTCTCTCTTGCCTTTTCACGTAACAAAGTAATTGTGTTATAGATTGTATAATACTTTGAATGAAGTTGAGGAATTTTTAAAGACTCATCATGTAAATTGTCAGGATCCATAACAGAGTCTCTCTGCCACATCTCCTGGATTTCGTCAAGGTTCATAAGGGTTGATTATTTTCATTGAGTATATTGTAGACAGTATACTTGAAAGTAACGTCTGCTGTAAAGTACTGAATGTCAGTTTGTGTGGAGTCAAAATCGAGAGATGATAATGAAACTGGAAAAAGATCTTTAAATTTTACAACCGCACTAGTTTTATAGTTACTATTCAGCACATATAAACTTCCATCACTAAATGCTTGTTTAGGATCTAAAATACCATCAGCATCTGTAATTAAATCTTTATACTGCCCTGTTGTCTCTGGAAAACCAAGACCAGTTAACCAATTATGAATTGCCATATAATTTTCCATATTCTCATCAACGATAAATCTTAAGATTAGATCACCATATTGAATCTTTCCACCAGGAACATCAAGATCCTTTAAGTAAGTTGGTTGTTGTAAAACTGTAAGATTTATTTCAGGTATTCTTGCAGAGTTGCAAAAAAATGGAACAGTTGGTTCTTTTGATAAGCTAAACTTGAAACCAACTGGCGATAAAAAATTTCTATTCGTAATTTGGTTTGGGAAATTACAAGACATTTTTTACCTCTTATTGGGTTTTACTTTTGCTGTTTGCGGATTCTGAGCAGTTTTCACGTAAATTGTTCTTTTTCCAAAATCACTTGATGTAATTTTTGGATTACCTGAAACATCTCGAGCTGTTTGTAATGCCAAATCGTAGTTTGTTGAACGATTATAATCTCCAGCAGGTCCAAAATTACCAGTATCGGATACTTTAGTTGTTGCAACAGGTGCTTTTGTCCCTGGTGCCATTGTCATTTGCAGCTTTGTACCAAATGGTGCTGAAGGTTTAGTACTAGTTCTTGATGCATATGGAACGGCAACTAATCTTTGCTTATCATTAAAACGTTCTCCACTTGCTGTCAATGAACCTGGAGTATCTGCTTTACTATAAGAACTGACCTTTACAGGTTTCCAACCATATCTTTTTTGTTCAGTATCACTATGAGATCTTGGTGTAAATTTTCCAGTTTTCTTATCAAGAACTCCTGGTTTATAGTTTTTATATGCCAAAACTTGAGATTCCGATAAAAACTCTCTAAATGTTTTCATCTTTTTATTTGTATTTAGATAAAAAAAGAGACCCCTAAGGGTCTCTTGGTCGAGTTGTGAACTAACTCACATCAGGTTAGCAACCTTGACTCTTCTGTAGTAGGTGTTTGCATTGGTGGTCAGAGCACCTGCACCTGGGTTAAGACCCTCAGCGAATGGGTTTGCAACCATTCCATAACGGGTCTTAAAGCCGATCTTAGGCTGGAAGGTGTTCTCGCCAACTGCACGTACCATCTGGAGAGGTACATATGGGCAATAGAACAGACCAGCATCATATGGGCTAGAACCCTTATAACCGACAACGTAGAACTGGTTAGCAGATACGTTTGCCGAATATGGGTCAATGTATACGCGATACTTACCTTGGAGAACACCAGCGAAGGTGTTACCGGTATCATCAACGTTCAGGTTAGCGTTGAGTGCAGGGGTGTAATCGAGAACACCAGCCATTGCAAGTGCTGAAGCAACGTCAGCGGAGCAAAGGATAGTGTTGCCCTTTCCTCTACGAGTTTGCTGTGCAATTGCGTTTGCATCGCGCTCGATTTGGAAGATAAGACCCTTGAACTTCTCAACCGACCAACGACCGTTGGAGTCAACGTCGAGGTCAAAAGTACCAGCGGTAGCGGTATTTACTTGAGCACCAGGCTTAGCAATCTTGTAGATGGTTCTGATAACTTCGCGGTTGATCTCAGCAAGAATCTCAGTTGAGAGAATATTTGCGAGTTCAGCCTCAGCATTCAGACCGTGGATTGCCTTGAGGTCCTGAGCAAGCTCAAGTGAGTACTCAGCCTTGAGGGCGCGTGACTTAGCGGTAACGGTGACTTTCTCAATCGAGAATGCCATCTGGTTAAACGCATCAGATTCGCCAAGCGATTCTGCGTTGTCAGTTCTCATGCCCTGACCGACGTTGTAGATATCAGCGCCGGTAGCGTTAGCAGTCTGGTTTGTTGGACTTAGAACTGAAGGGTTGAGACCTTGCTGGGCAGTAGTACCCATACCAACAGCACCACTCGTCCATCCTTCGACTTGATCGAACGATGCACTCTGACCAGAGAATGCTGAATCTACTTCGTTGTAGAAGGTTTCAGTTCCAGACTGGTTGGTGTAGCGTGAACGCATTGCGAAGATCAGTCCGGTAGGACCGTTCATTGGTTGAACGCCACAGAGATCATAGGCGATCAGGTTAGGCATCGAACGACGGATCAGTGAGATCAGTACGGGATCGAAACCTTGCATAGCGCCGGTGCTACCAGCACTAAATCCAGTACCAGCTCCAGTGCTGGTTCCTGTGCTATTAGTTGGTGACTCATAGAGGAACTCGCGCTCTTCGCGGATGATTCTCTCTTGGTTTTCGAGCAGGATTGCGGTTACAGCTCTACGATGTGAATCTTTGATAGGATCCAGACCGTCGTAGTCTAGGAGCGGTGCCCACTTCTCCTGCAATTGCTCGGTATTGAACATTTGCATTTGGTTTTTACCTCTTTAGAAGTGTTAGTTTGATTGTTATGATTTAAAAATCACTTTTTAGAAACTCTTTGGAGAGTCTGAAGATATGCACCCATGGTGCCACCGACTGATTGAATATTCAAATTGGTTTCCTCAGACAAATTTTCACTAGCGTTTCTTTGAGCACCAGTAGTTCTGGTTGGGAAGTATGATTCCCTCAGAGTTACCAGTTTCTCACGATAGCTCTCTTCACCATCAAACTCAACATTTTCGGCAAGAGAAGCGAGTTTGTCCTTCTGAGAAAGTGCAAGCCCCTCAGCGACATCTGCAAAAATTACATCAGCAACTGACTCCGCTAATCTTCTATTCAGAGCAACATTTCTTTCGATTTGCTCGTTGAGTTTTCCTTCCATTTCATCAAGTTTATCTACCATATTCTCGATTACATCATATCTATCTTCAGGGATTGTTACATAATGATCTTCAAAAAGTTGCTTCATTCCAACAAGGAATGATTCAGTCATTTCGGTCTTAAGACCGTGCTCAACTGCGAGTGCATTTTCTTGGATCCACTCGTCAGCAACATACTCAAGATAAGCATCAACTCTACTGGTGAGGCTTTCCTTGATTGCTTCGATTTCTTCTACAAGTGTATGCTCATAAGCATTTTGTAGAGACTCTTTGATTTCAACAACCTTTGATCTGATTGCTGCTTCAAAAATAGTACGTGCTTTTTCTTGGAACTCTTCGGAGAGTTCTTCGCCAGCAAGAAGAGCATTGACATCTTCATCGATGTCGAACTCTTCTTCCATTTTCTTTTTGCCCTTTTTCTTGCCACCCTCTTCTTCTTCCTCTTCCTCTTCCTCTTCCTCCTCCTCTTCCTCTTCCTCCTCAGCCGCCTCAGCAACTACTTCCTCTTCATCTTCGAGAATCTCTTCTTCATCAATAAGATCCTCATCCTCTTCAGTCTCTTCCTTTGCCACAGTCTTCATAGGTTCAGCAGCCGCTGCCTTGGCATTGACTACATTTCTTACCTGAGCAAGAGTTGGAGTTTTGAGATGTGCTGACTCGTCATCTGGACGATAATTTTCTGGAGTAGGACCACCAAGATCTTCCCAACCAGCAGTTTGACCTGGAGTTGCTCCAGTTAATTTGTGCATTGGTTCGGCAGGTGCAGCCCCTTTGGTTACTACGTTTTCCATTTCTTGTAAATTTCTACCAACGGACATTTGTTTTAGATTCTTGTATATAATCTATATTTATTTATAAATTATAGATTTGAAAGAAACTGTTGGAACAATTGTACTTTATGTTCCTGAAGAGTCTTTTCATTAACTAAGGTATTAATTCTACGCTTAGTTGACTCGGCAAGTTTTTCGCGAAGAATTCCTCCTTCCCAAACCCACTCTTTACCTTCCATAATTCCCTGAACAAAAGCATCAGGAGCAGAGGGATCGGCAACGATATCTGCAGCAGTTGCTAGCATAAAATCTTCACCAACAATTTTATGACCTTCGTTGGTCATCTTGAGTGAACCAACACCACGAGAAGAAACACCAAGACAAACTCCTTCTTTGATTAAAGATTCTGCAATCTTACCCATTGGAGTTCCAAGAAGTTGTGCTTTACCGATGAAATTGGTTCCCTTTTGTTCAAGAGAAACAATTTTATGAGAAACACGGTCAAGATTGACGGTAGGACCATCAGGATGTCCAAGTTCTCCAAGAGCACGACCCTTAGAAACAAATGCTTCGTTATATCTTTTTACCTCGCGGGCAAGAGTTTGCATAGGATACATTCTTCCATTACGATTGCAAATATCACCCTGAAGGAAAACTCCCTCAATATACATTTTCTTTTCAGCACCTTTTCCTTCGGTGATGAATTTTACTTGTGAGACTTCTTCTGTGATGAGTTTCATTTTATTCGGAAACTAATTGAACAACTTCTGTGATACTAACGTTTGTTGTATTATCAAGAGCAAGGGCTGAAACCTTTACACTTCTAGATAAAGTGGCACCAGTTGCAGTAATTACGCCAACAACTGAGGATGTATTTGCAGCAATAGTAACTGATGCATTAGTTGTAGCAGTTATTAATCTATGAACTGTATTAATTCCTGCAGGTTGAGCATTTTCAATTGTTACATAATCACCAACTAAAAATGGATTTCCTGCATTATTATCAAAAGTAATTACGGTTGATGCTCCTGTAGTAATTCCTGCTATTTGTTGTTTTGCAATTCTCTCTTTTAAAACTTCATTTCCAAAAGGAGAAATCAGGAAAGAATTAACAGTAGCTACAGGTTCCCCACCAGTTTCCACATATACTGCAGTCGAAGCACAAGCAACACGAAGGTATCCACTTTTAAGTGCAATTGGATTGCTAGTAGCTGCTACAGATACTGTGGGAGAAATTCTATTTACGTTCTGAACAACTTTTATTGCCATTATTCTTCGTCTCCTCCTGATTGTTCATCATCACCAAAAATAAATGATGCTATTTCTGGACGAGCAGCATCAACTCTTTCAGCAGCTTTATTGTATAAAAGTTCTTTAATTTTGTCGGAAACAACCAATGGTGATCCATCAGTTGCAATCAAATCGATAAGTTCTTCCATGAAAAACAGTTTATATTTATAAGATTATTTATATCTTCCCACCTTTGGGTTCCGTAGGAACCTCTGGTGCGGGCGAGGCAGCAGGTTCCATTGGAGTTTCTCCAAGTGCTGGTTGTTCTCCTACTGCACCTTCTGGAGGAATTGGATTGCCCATTTCATCGACAGGTGCGTTGGGATCTGGAAGAATACCTTTTTCTATCTCATCTTCAATTTGAGTATCAATTTCAATAATCTCTGCATCAGTTTGGCGAAGAATTCTTTTTCTTACATATTCGGTGGAGTAATATTTTCCAATATAAGGTTCCATTTGTGTCATTAAAGTTAATCGATTTGTTATAAGTTCAGCTTCCTTAAGTTCTGCAAAATGATTATCATAGAGGAAATCATATTGGATATGATCTTCCATTTTTTCCCAATCTTCTGGAGATACAACATTCTTTAAAAGAAGTTGGGTGCGAAGCATATCATTGAACATATTTGAGAAACGCTTTCTAAGTCTCCCTACAAACTTAGAAAACTTAAGTTCATCTCTTAGAATTTCGGATGAACGCCCAAGATTAAAACCATCACCACCACCAGCAATTCTGGATTCTGGAACTCCAAGTGCCCTATAAAGTTTTTTCTGGAAATATTCAATATCTGCAAGTTCTCCAAGATTTTGACCACCTGGAAGAGTTGTGATTTCAGTTCCTCTACCACCTTCTCTTCTTGGGAGCCAAAAATCTTCAAGCATTGACATATATTTACGGTCATCACGAATTTCTCCAGTATTTGCATCGTAAACAAGTTTGTTACGATAACGACTCATAACTTCTTTAAGATATTGCTCTGCTTTTACCTTAGGAAGATTGCCAACATCAATATAGAAAATCCTTCTTTCTGGAGCACGTGATAGTCTATAAATGACCAGACTATCTTCAATCATTCTCAATTGATTGAGTGCTTTAATTGCTTTGTGAAGATATGAAAGAACAGTTCCCTTATTTCTATCTACAAGTCCAGATGTACAATAAGTAATTGAATCTTTTGCAATTTTAAGAGATCCTTTAGAAGCACCACTTAAAGAACCCATTGGATAATTTGGTGCTGGAGAATAAATGAAATACTCTTCAACATCTGAATAACTTAATTCAGAATTTGTGAGGTTTGCGTTTGCAGTTAAGGTGCTAACAATTGCTTCACCATTTTTCCCTTTCGTCCTAGTTTCTTGACGAACGTGCTTCATCTTCATTGGGTCAATATACCTGATTTCTTTTATTCCTTCCTCAGGTTTCTTGACATCAATAATCTTCAAGTAATATAATCTACCATCTACATACCAGTTTCTAAAAATTTCGTGACACTTCCTATCAAAGTCCATCATTTCTTTGATGGACTTAAACTCATCCCTAATTGCCTGCTTTAACTTATCACTAGCGTTTAAATTTGATAATTCAATTTCAACCGGAGAATCATAAAGATCACTTACAATTGCTTCATTTACAACATCTTCAATCGCTGCATCACATTCTGGATGTAATGCCATTTCACGATAACGACGCATCAAATCAAATTCAGTTCTGTAGACACCTTCAATATCTACATACTGACCATAAAAACCAGACTGAATATAATAATCAACCCCGTCCTCATCTGTTTGAGGTACGGGGGATACTATGGATTTTGATTTATCTTCTTTATCCTCAATCGAAAAACCAAAAAGTTTCGCCATCTTATAAACTTTAACTGTTGTTTACTATTTAGTTGATGTTGGCGCCACCAGCAGCAGGAGAAGATCCCTTGATAGCCTCCCACCAGAGAACTTGTAGTTCAACTGTAAACTCTTGAATTGAGTCGGTGCCATAGTCAAGAGGAATGCTGCTGATACTAGTTGGGAACAAATCATACATGTGATAGGATCTTAAAATAGATCCATCACGATTAAGTTGATGAACAAATGCATCTGCTTGATAAAGTGCAGGATCAGTTGTACCAGTATTATCAGAAAGACGGTTGATATAATTCATCCACTGTTCAAAAGCAGAGCGAATTGCAAAGTCAGTGTCGTTGATAACGGTAATTGTCCACGATTCGAATGAACGATCACCTGCTACTTTTAAAGTTCTTCCTCTAAAAGAAACTTCAAGAGAAGTAACATTTGATGATGGAATTGCAGCTGCCTTTACAAGAAATCTTGATTTGTCCAAAACTACATTATCAACTCCAACTGCAGCAGGGAATGCTAACTCAACTTCAAAGAGGTTACTTCTAGTACCGCCACCAGTAAGCTTACTCTTGAAATCTGTAATCTTCCTTAAAGGAATATTATTAATTTGATTTCTAGTTGCCATTGTTGTTAACCTCTGTTAGATTAGAAATTGCCGATTACTTCTTCAAACGAAACACCAGTCTTAGTGGCGATGAAAGTAAGACCAATGAAGTTAATTGATCTTGCTGGTTTGATATAAACATCTGCTACAAATTCATTGTTATCAATTACTGCAGCAGTGTTATTTGTTTCATCACAAATAACAACATAATCAGAGATTCCTCTCTTTGCCTGAACATCACGGAGGAAAGGTTCAATTGTATTTACAAAGTTTGTTCTTGTAATCTCATCATTAAATTCGAAGAGTTGATCTTTAGCAGCCTGAGAAATTGCATCTTCAACATAAACAAATAGTCTACGAACATTGATGCGATCAAATGCAGATGCCTTTGCAAGTCCAGTTCTATCACCAAACAGAATAATTCCTGCACCAGGTGAGAAGATAACTGGATTAATTCTACTAGTATAAAGACGATCTCTTTGAGATTTGGATGGGTTATACGCCAGTTTCACTGCGTTTAAAATCGCACCTCTAGAAGTTCCAGCGGGCGAGTACCAAGGGAAATTGTTAATATCATTACGGGCACATAGACCAGCAATATCACCATTTAGAGGAACATATCTAAAGGTGTTCGCAAATCTATCGTACATGTACTTATAACCACTATCAAATACTGCATAAGATGATGATGTAATAGGTGCATAGAAAGATAAAACATTAGTCGTAATATCTTCTGCTGAATTGATAGTAACTGCAGTTTGTGATGAAGTATCCGTTAAAGCAGCACCTCTATATGGTGAAATGAATGCAATTGCATCTTTTCTCAGTTCTGCAACAGAGATTAGTTTATTAGCAAGAGCCTGTGCAGTCTCTTTACTATAACCTGCAGATCCCATTAATAAGAAGTCAACTTTAAAGTTATCGGTATTTTCAAATAAATCATATCCAGAAGAAAGATTACCTAAAGATACGCTGAGTGAACCAGATGTTGTTACATCAGAAGCACCACCATAATCTTTACCGCCACCTAATGTATTGGTTGAAGAACCTGCAGCAGCAAAAGTAATATTAGATGCTTCTTGATCCCAAGCAACATCACTCGAAAGTGTATATCCAGAACTGAATCCAGTAGTTACAACTCCAACAGGCGATCCACCTGCAAAAATGTAATCTGAATTGGTTGCAATGTACTTTCTCCAGTAAGATGGTGAACCTACTGAGAATTCTGCATCTGTTGCTTTTGAAAGACCTAGGTGCTTTTCAAGAATCGTTCCAGCGTTACCTGTAACCTTTCCAAGAGAGTCAATAACTACAACGTGAACCTCATCAAATCTTGAGTTTCTGGCAGCAGCGTATGCGGTTGTAGATGGTCTAGGTGCAATATTATTCCAATTGATGGTTGAACTGGTTGTAATACCAATTGTCTGCTGATCGAACCAATCTGCTTGTGATGAAACTGATGTAGTAGCAACACCAACACCACTTGCATTTACAACAGTTACATTACCTGCTGTCCCAAATGTATAAACACCACTTGGTTGATAATCAACTATTGTTTCTGTACCAGCAACAGATACTTGACTTAAAACTTTTACACTAAGTTTTCCAACACCAATTTCTGTAATGATTCCTTTTAAGTAACCATTTAAAACGGAAGTTGAACCTGCTCCTGGAAGAACAGAAGAAATTGCTTGAGTTACCCCATACCCAAGAACAGCGCCAGTAGTTGTGACACCAAGAATTTGATCTGCCTTGGCATCGATAATGGCAACATTGATACCATTACCCCAAGAACCTGGGTTTTTGGCGGTAACTACAACATTACTAATTGTGTTCTCGTCATATCCTAAAGCTTCATAATGCTCCAAACTCTTGATCTTGACGCTAGATGCAGTTCCTACAAAAGCATTTTTGATTTCATCATCATCTGCTCTAACAACTCTTAAAGATCCACCATAAGCAAGGTATGATGATGCTGTTAACCAATGCTCATAGTGCTTATCTGCATTATATGGTTGTCCAAAAACATTAAGTAAATCGTTCTCATTTTCTACTAAAGTGGGAGAATCTACAGGTCCTTGAGCGAAAGGTGCAACAATGGCACCAATCTTATCCGATGAAGGAGTAGCTCTTCCAAGTGTTAAATCAACTTCCCTTACTACAATTCCAGGAGATGCTAAATTTAGCGGCATCTTTATTCTCCGTGCTAACCAGAATTATCTAAAAGTATTTATTAAAATGGTTCTTTTAATTGGGGAAACGGTGCATGAATGTCTACCAATCAGGATATTTCCATTCTGTAGAGTAAATATCTTTTTTTCTATATTCTTCAACTCTTTTTATGGTGCATTCTTTGCACTCATATGCATATGATGAAAGAAGTGTATTATTCTTTCTTATTTTATAGAAACCATCTATTAGATTTTTTTTCATTCCACAAACTCTACATTTTCTTTCTGTAAAAAGTAAATGTTCTACTTCAAACTGTTCCTCCAAATCCATTAGCGATATTCCCACATATAGGATCTGTCGCCATATTCATCCACGTTCCAAACTTCAGTTGATTGCATACCATTATCCTTTGTTGCAAGCAACCACCTATCTCCAGTTGATTCTTCAATAAACGTTTCCATGTCGTCTAAACCATCTGATATGAAACCAAAAGGTGCCATATCTTGTTCAATCTGATTCTTTTGTTCTTCATAAATTCTTTTACGAACATCATTGTCCGTCATTTCTTTGAAATAATCTTGAGCAACTAACCAAGAGAAAATAACTAAGCACATTGCTAAGTCATCATTACAACCTTCCTCTGCTTCAAAAGAATTATGCTTTTGTGCAAATGTTGTCAATTCGGAAATAATATCGTAGTCAACAGTAAGTAACTTATCATCCTCTAATAGAGTTTTTAAGTTAGAACAACCAAGTTTTTTAACGGCGGCAGTAGTTCTTACCCCAAGTTGAGATTTTTTACCACTAAAACCTGAACCAACAATTTGACCAGCACGACCTCTCATCGCACACATTAAAACATTATCATACTCAAGATCAAAATGTAGAATACTTGCTACTTGGTCTCCAATATCATTAACTTCGATTAATAACCAAGCATCATTGTAACCCTTTGCAACTTCATGAATAATGCTTGGGAATAGCATTGGTTTAATTTCATTATTTCTATATTTTGCTACAACTTTATATGGAAAGTTCGTAATGTCAAAGACAATGAATGCCGAGTAATCGTTTCCGAGACCACGTGCTACGTCAACTGTAATTAGATAGTTATGTTCTTCTTTTGGGTGAACATAAACATCCAATCCAGCATTTCTTTTAATTGGATCCTCATATACAAGATTTCTAAGTTTTGATGGATTAATGAGTGTATTTGTAGAACCCAAAAATTCACATTCAAACTCAACCTTAAACTGTTGCTCACTAGTGTTAGCAATCGTCTGCTCCTTCCAGGCAGCGTCTCTACCAGGCACTTCGGACCAATGAACATCTGTAGGCACATATTCGTTCTTGCCCCTCTCAGCGTCATGCCACATGCGGTAGAAGTGATTCATACCGCGAGGTGTAGAAACAATAATTACCTTTGTGCTTTGACCAGAAGAAATAGTAGGATAAACAGAGGCAAAGAAGTCATCAGCAATGTGATTTGGGATGAATGCGAATTCGTCCAAAAAGATGACATTATAGGATCCGCCTCTGACAGCAGATGAAGAAGTAGAGTTTGATGAAATTTTTGATCCATTTTCTAATTCGAGTGATCCTTTGTTCCAAGATATAATGCCCTGTTGCATCCACTTGGGTAGGTTCTCATAGGCGAGTTGTAATCTCCCAAGCAGATCTCTTGCAGTGGATGCTTTGTTCGCTAAGATGGCAATATTGACATTATCGTTAAACACAGCGTAGTGGAGCAGGTAGGATACGCAGGTGGTTGATTTACCAGTCTGTCGTGGCATCTTACAAATGTTAAATCTATTCTCGTGGAAGTTTTTTACAAGTTTCTCTTGAAATGGATACATCTCAAAAGGAACAAGACCGTGATCCAGAGAAACGATCTTAATATAGTTCTTTGCAAAATATACAGGATCTTCTTTACACTTCAAGAACTCTATAATTTGTTCTTCCGTAAATTGAATTTGTGTATTTGCTCTTTTTAGTAGAGGATTACCAAGATAGATGTCATTATTTGGCATAAAAATTACCTACTAATTTCTTCCCAGTCCATAGACCCGTGAATATCTGCACCATTAGAATTGGAAGAAGCAACGAGAGAAAGTTCATAAGGTGTTCCAGTTAGTGCATCTCTTTCTAACTGAAACTTAAATAATGCCTCTTTAAGAATATCAACTGGTGTTGAACCTTGATTAGACCCGTACAAATATCCAGATGCTAATATTCTTCCACCAGTATAAGTTCCACCATCAATTTTATATTCCACAGAACTATCAAGACCAGCATCATTCCAAGTTCCGCCATTAGATGTTCCACTTGCTCTTACTTGCCAGTTATAAGTTGCATTATTTGTAATACCAAGAATAGAAAGTGCAGTCATAATTACAATTGCATCCAATCTATTTGGCGTTGCTTTGAGACGAATTGATAAAACAGTATAATAAGTTCCTGCTGTTGTTAAATCAACTGGTGTTTGAATTGGTGTTCCTACTGCTTGTTGTAATCCACGAAGTTCATAACCACCTTCTGAAATTACAGTGGAACAAACTTGTTTCAGTGTGCTTGCACTCGTTGTAATTCCAGTATTTGCAATCTCATATCTCAAAGGTAATGATGCTGTTGTGATATAAGTTGTATTGATAAGATTTGCGTGATGAAATGAATGGCAGTGAATGAATTGACCGTCAATTACAAAACCAACTCTTACAGTTCCAACTCCCAACCACTCAATATCCATCCACATAATCTGTGCTTTGGAAATATCTAATGTGACACCAGATGGATTGAGATGCCCAGGTCCAAGCATCGTATCAACATTCCATTCGTGTTGAGATTTTCTAGTTTCTGTTAAAACTCCAGGAACATAAGTTCTTTCTACAAAATATAAAGTATCTCCATTAAGTTCTAGATACATCCCATTGTCTGCACCATAGTATCCTACTCTTTGGCGAAGATTTGCTTTTGCTGAATTCATTACAAATGTATTCAATACCTGTAATGATTTTCCCGGTTGATAAGAGAATACTTTTGTAGTTTCTCTAATGACTGATGCGGTACTTCCCACCCCAACAGTCATATTAATCAAACCTTGTGCTGTTGAAAATCCAACTGTTGAACCAGTACCAACAACTAAACCACTCCAAAGATTATTATCTCTATATCTGTGAGATGAATCAAAGAGAGTGAGTGGAGTAGACATTCTTTGTCTACCAAATGCATCAGTTGCTATTGGTGGTAATTCAATATCAACTGATCCAGTAATCGGAAATGGATTTGTGGTGCTGACTGGTGAATTGTTGAGGTTGATTGATACTTGCCCTGTGGTGCCAATACCTACAGTATTCAGTAATGTAGAAATACCGACTGGAAGATACGGAGTTGTTAATGTTCCACCTGTCCCAACTTCAACTATGTGATTATGAATTGGATTATCTGGAGTGCTTGTAACTGTTACTATTCCTGGAATTGTAATACTACCATTAATAGTAATATTGGAACTTCCAAGAGATACTGGAAATGGATTATCAATAGTAACTACTTCGCCATTCTTATTGGCAATCATATTGACTTCAAAAAGGGTTCTTTCTTGATTCAGAAAGTCCTGGTCATTCTTATTAAATTGTGCCATTAATCATTCACTCCACGATAATCTTTCTGGTCTATATCTTTGTGCGTTTTTGATTTTTATAGAATTAGATTCTATTGGGTATATATTATGAACAATCGCTCCAGGATATTCTCCTTGTAGTTGTTCTGCAAGTTGATTTTTATCCATCATCTTACCTTCAACTTGCATACGATATAATCTCCCCTGCCAAACTACATCTGCAAGGAAAGATTCGCTTGCGGTCTCTGGTTGAGATGAATTCATATAAAGATTTCCATTGAAATCTCCTGCAATATTAATGCTTTCGGAAATAAACTGTTGAAATGATTTCATTTTAGTTACAGTTCCAACGACGAAGTGCTTTATTGATTCTTGAATCTGGATCTCTTGCAGTTTTTGCTGAGGTAAGTTTATCCTTCATCCCAGACATACGACTACAAAAATTTGAACGACGATCTGCCCTTTTTCCTTTTGGGTTCTTTTCAGTGACTGCAGTTTGTAGTTTTGAACCTGGATTCTCGCGGCGATAAGCATTAACTGCTTTTTGACTTAAACCATCAGTCTTGTCTTGACGATTGACTTTTTGCCAATCTTCCGATAATCCAAAATCTTCTCTCCAATTTGAATATTCTTCCGTCTTCATTTCACCACTATCGACATAATCTGCGGCAGCATCAATATAATCTGCTGCTTTAGTAATTTTTGATTGAACCCACGCTTCAATATTACCTTCACCCTTCATTTTTTTACGAAGTCTCTTTGCTGCCTTAATAATAGTAGAAAGTTCCGAACGAGCCATTGAATACTCATGGTCATATGACTCTGGGAAATTTCCAGGATGAACCGTAGCAATATTATACTTTAATTGATTGGTTGTAAGTGTCGATGGAATTGAGAACATATCCCAATACTTTGGTCCATACTTACACTCATCACGAGTTTCGTCTTTTTGACACTTGGGGCAGTATCTAATCATTGTTTGCTCCTCTTTTACTGGTACGCAATTTGGGACAATTTTTTTACCTTTCTTTTTCATACCCTCTTGCTTATAACCATCCCAACAATCTTCCAATTTTGTGCCCCAGTTATCGGCACCAACTTTACGACATTTAACAAGTGCTCCAGATGCATATGCACTTGGCCAAACATCATATCTTGACTTTACCTTGTGGTAGCAAGCATCTTTTTTACCGCTACCTTTGCCTGGTTTGTCTTTGACTTCTTGTAAATGCATTTCTTCAGTTCTTACGTTTGTTGGTTTAGTGCCACCAGTTTTTTCTGGTTGATTTGGATCTAAACGATTTTTTCTTCTTCTTGCAGATTCTTCTTCGTCTTTAGATAACACCCTCTTCATTTTAGAACTTCCGCATTTTGGTGTAGAAGTTTGACCTGGTTGGCGAGCACAAGGTTTTCCTGCCCATTTACCACCTAATTGAACCCATCCTTTTTTATCATCAGAGGACTTTGATTTATTAAACCAATCATGAAGACCTTCATCGCCAGATGTAGTTTCTTCTTTTACATCTTTAAATTTTTTATGATGCTTTTTAGCATCTGTTTCCATTTTTTTGAGGCGAGTATAATAATCTGGAATTTCGTCCAAATGTTGAAGGGCGATTTCTTTAGCAAGTTCATGATTTTTGGTATGCTCATGTTCAATAGGTTCCCCCATATCCAATTGCTTTTGGATGAAAGAAACATCCATACGATGCTTCTTAGCAATTTGCTCAACGGTTTTAAATGATTTCAATTGCTCTTTCAATTTCTCTTTACGACCCTGGCAGTGAGCTTTTTGTGAAAATCCTTTTGGATTGTCGCAGTCAATAGATTTTTTATATTTGTCTGACCAACCCATTAGGAGATTAAAATTACTCTTTATTATTTAGAAAACCTTGCTTGAGTAGTTTAGAAAGTTCGGATGTGGAACCAACAAATACGGCATTGTTGGTAACATTGTTTGTTGTTTTTGCAGTGTCCTCTTCAACATCCTTAAGTTTCTTTTGCAAATCAATAAGTTTATCTGTCACATCACCAACGCTTTTAATTAATTGACCAGCAACTTCATATGCTCTAGGCGAATCACTTTCGCCGGCAAGTTCCATAATTCCATTGATAGCTTCCTGACCCTTTTCTATCAAAGAATAAAGATTTGCACGGGTGTATTCATAGTCCTTTTTAATATCTTGACCTTGAATTGGTACGACTTCTAATTTATTTTCGGTCTTTTCTACCTCAACAATTTTACTTTCAATGTTGAGGGCATTATCTAGACCATCATAATTATTTTTCATAAGATATTAAATGTCAGTTTGTTGTGTAGGACTATAAGTCTTAGAGTCATCAAAAGATAACCACTCTTCATCAAACCCAAAATTATCATCTGGTGCAGCATCATAAGGATCTGGTTGGGCAGTATATCTCATCTCTCTCTTTGCAGTTTGCCTATTTGTATCACTATACATATCAACTTGAACCTTACGGATCAGACCATCAGTTGTTTCTGCTACAGGTCCAAATAGATATGTTTTAACTGTAAAGTTAAAAGTGTAAATTAAAATTCTTCTTGTCGAAAAATCACCCTCATAATCATCAACGAACGAAACATTATCTAATACAATAGGTATATCTCGTTTTTCACCAATAGAATCGATAAGATCGACTGTAAGATTGAATGATGGTTGAAAATAAGGAAGGATTTGTTCTGTTACCTGCAAGGCATCATCTTGAAGTTTTGTCATCAAATTTAGTTGAAAACCTATATTATATGGTACAGGTAGAAAAACTTTTTTCAAATTAGAACCATCACAAGCTCTAAATGTTTGAGTTATATTTGCCTTTCTTGTTGGATCATACTGAATGGAGTTCATCTCAAATGATAATCTAGGCAATGTCATTGCAATTGGTTTATTTAATTCTGGTTGTTGCTCTATCCTCGCAAGAAATTTTTGAATTGGACCATATGCCAATGGAACTTTCATTTCATTGATACTATCACCACTTGAGTCTTTATGCCTGACATAAATGTCATTAAACAGTGTGCCAAAGGCAATCACTGTTCTTCTAATAATTTCGTGATAGTAATAAGTTCCTAGCATTAAAATATACCAAATGGATTAGACTCTGAGAAATCTATAATGCCGTCAGCCGCATTTTCAATTTCTATATTTTCACTATATTTATCATATTGATCCCAAGAATCAAAAGAACTGAGAGAATATATGGCACTAGATGCTGCACCAACAATAAGTTCACCACCATAAAAACCTTTTGTTGCTGCATTATCAACTAAAGAAACTTTGAGAATCTTGGTATCATAATCCCAAGATTTAACACGTGCCCTAGTTCCAGATTGAGAACCAACCACTTCTTCATTAAATTGATATGTACCAATTCCAGATAAAATTGATGGTGCTGCAATTGTAACAGTTGGGGATACAGTATAACCAACACCAGAATTGATAATCCTAATTGAAGAAATAGTTTGACCAGAACCAACTACAGCAAGTCCTATAGAGGTTTGACCAGTTCCAACTGAACCTGTAATGGTAACAGTTGGTGATGTAACGTATCCACTTCCAGGAGAAGTTACTGTAAACCTAGTAACTCCACTTCTAGAGGTTTCAATTGCACAAGTTACCGCTGCACCAGATCCTCCACCACCAACTATTGTAATTGTTGGGGCAACAGTGTATCCTGCACCGGCATTAATTAATACAATAGACTCAATTGAATAAACACCTGCTCTATTTGTTGTAATAGCAACTGCTGCAGCATTAGTTCCACCAGATGGTGCTGTTGAAATTGCAACAGTTGGTGACGAAGTGTAGTCGTAACCATCATTGTTTAAGTATATTTCTCTAATATAACCAGTATTAATAAAAGCAGTTGCGGATGCTGTTGAACCAGTTCCAATCAATTGTAGAGTTGTAATGTATCCCTGATCTTCAATTTGAGTATCAATTTCTTGAATAGAAGTATCAATAACTTCATCTTCATATTCAAATAATTCACACTTTAATTCATAAACATATAATTTTCCAAGTTGATAAAAGTTTACTTCATGTTCAACAAACTTAACTTCAAATATTCTTTGACCCAAAGGAAAATATATTAAATCTCCTTCTCTCGGTCTAGATGAAAGAACAATTTCATTGTCATTTTCTCCTTCTAAAAATGGAGAGATGAAATCTTCAAACCTTTCTTTTGAAATGATTAAACTTAATTCATCTCTTAAACTCATTCCAAATTTTGTGAGAATATCTCCTTGCCCACCATAACCATCAAAACTATTAACATATGCTTCAATAGCAAAATTATCATCAAATTTTGATGATTGTATTTCTTTAATAATAGTTTGCTTTCTTACAAATTTTCTTGGAATGTAGATGACATCTACACCATAAATTTTTAACTGTTCATTAATTAAATCTTGTATAAGTCTTTGTTCTCCTGGAGAACCTTGTAAGAAAAAGGGATTGAGAGACATTACTAACCAATAAAATCGTAAGGGGGAAGTTCATAATCCATAGACATTCTTTGCCTTATACTTTCTAACTCTCTTTCAGCATCTTCATATATCTCTCTCCCATTTAATTCAATACCACCTGGCAATTTAACTCCCCTAAATTTAATTAAGTTTTGACCCCATTGACGCTTCATTATGGCAGTTAGATATTTCTTCAAGAAACTATCATTATATACTTTAGTAAAATCATTTGGATCTAAAATTCTATAGCAGTCTAGAATAATAAAAGTATCTTTTGCTTTTGCTTCCCAGTCAATATCTAGATACAATCTATTTTGCCTTTTATTAAACCTAATTTGCTTATCTGTAGAAAGTAAAAAATCAATATCTTCAAGATAAGTTTTTACCATTGCATATTGTAAAAGTTCTACAGAATTAAAATAGTATAAGTCATTTAAAAATAACTGATATTTAATACTCCACATACCAGCAGAAATTGAACTGGTATCAAATTTAAAAACTTTTTCAATTCCTATAACACTATCTGGAACTTGAATAAAGTTTGAATTTTCGTAAAAATTAAATGTTGTGGTTCCAATTCCACTAATTGATGCAGTTCCTGTAGTTGTAACAATTCCTACACCATTTGTTGGATTTGCCCTACCTCTATTTAAATCTGCCTCTGTGATCTTGTATTTTAAATACATTCTTTCAACACCGTCAAAATGACGCTCTTGAAAATATTGAAGAGCATCATCCACTAAATCGTCAATTTGATCATCATCAATATTAATTTCCAAGACTGGAGCACCTAAACGTCTTAAACAATAATCAATTAGTTGCTGTCTACTTGCCGGTTTAGACATTTTAATAAGTTCCTCCGTCTATTGCATTTGACCAAGCTGGAACTCCAGCATTATCTGTCGTCATTATATAGTTTGTATAATCAATTCCATTCTGAGGACTTGCAGTTGATACCATTAACCCTGAAGAATTAAAGTAAGGCAATCCATTTGTATAATATGGACCATAATATAATCCACCAGAAATGGTAGCAATGCCGGTGATATTTCCATTTCTAGCAGTAAATTCATCAAATTTTAAATCATCGCCAATAATTAAATCACCATCAATGTAAACATCACTTTTAAATGTACTTACACCAACAAATGTGGATACACCACTGACTTGTAGTTGTGTAACAGAAGCAATTCCTCCTATTACATTTACTGCGTCATTGAAAGCGCGTTCACCTGCTATACTCGAAATAACTTTTATAGAATTTTGTTGCCCAACTCTAATTTTAATATCTGACATTATCGGGTAACTCCCTCTGTTACGAGAACCATTCCCTCAACAACTCTAGTTTTACTGCCAGATAGGTCTGTGATTACAATATCGTATACGTATCTTCCTGCTTTTAAACTCGAAGTTTGTGTGGAAGTTAAACTTAATGTAATTTTTCCACTTGTATATGGACTTATGATTGTAGCAGTAAAACTTGTTGCAGAAGAACTTCCTGCCCATTTTCTCATTTGGGCTACAACTGTATATCCAGATAAATCTAAAGCAGAATTAGTATTTGCACCTTCTAAAATAAAAGTTTGATCAAAATCACTGCCAGCATTCACAACTAAGTTATTGACGTATACTGCTGCCATCTATTTTTTAAGCTCTACTTTTTATTTATACCTCAAGAGTGCCAAGGGAACTCAAAACTTCTTGTTGCTTAAGATATAATTTACAATATAACTTCGAAAACTCTTTAAGTTCTTCGAAATTTAGTTCATCTATAACCCGAGAATGCTTTTCAAATTCAAACATTTTATCTATCGTTTCCAGTTGAATATCATTTGGTTCCATTTATAAACTCCTTAAGTAATAATTTAATTTCGTCAATATCTTTTTTTATTTGTTCCATCTCACGTTTTTGAGAATCTCTATTGTATAAACTGTTCACATATTGATTATAGGAATAATTATCACAGTTTATAATTGCCCCCGATTGCTCATCACGATATAAATTTGGGTGTCCTTTTACTGGTATCATCATCTAATTGCAATACTTCTTAGATCTTTAAATCTTGGGGCATATGCCTGGTTAGTGCCAGACATTACAATTTTAATTGTGTACCCTGTAAATTCGCCTAAATTGTTTGCAGTAAATTCATAATCTAAGAACTGATTTTCTAAACTTGCAGGAACAAATGTATCTGGTAAACCGCTATTATTTGCAGAATTAATAACATCGGGATAACCGTCTTGATTTGCATCAATTGTGAGGTTATTATAACCTGGGAATAATACAAATGCCTGCTCAACCTCACTTGAATCTGGTCTAATTAGACTATAAAGAACTCTAAAATCTGCTGATGAATGTCTATATGCGCTTATAATGACCTTAAGTGAAGTTGCCGATTGAGAAAGACGTACCGTATTTGAAACATATATTGCAGCATGTGGATCATCAATCAATGAATTTGCTCTGTTGTCAGTGATATAGTTTGAGACAGGACTATTAAGTCTGCTACTAAGAAGTTGAACTGCAGAGTTCTTCCAGAAAATCATGGGCGAAAGATTATTATCTGTTGTAGATAAATTAACCTTTGCAACAAAAGATTTAGATCTATTAGACAGTAGTACGCCTTCCAGATAAGTGTCTTCGTTAATGTTGGAACAAATAATTCTTGTTGAAGAAAGTTTATTAAGTACTCCAATTTCCACATTTTCATAACCTTGATCTTGGAATGAAACTTCGGTTCCGTCTACACTTGTTCCACTTACACTTCTAATTTGTGCAGTAACTTCGGTTGCAGATCCAGGAACCAAACCAACAATTTCTGGGATAATGCTATCATACTGTATATTTTCTGTGGATTCAACTCCAGATCCTCCAGTAGCAATTTCAGCATCAAAAGATAATTGTGGTGCTGATGAGAGACTTCCATCAGTACTTCTATTGATTGCATTTGAATCAAAGTTTGACCTATTGAACTCAATATAGTAACTATCAATATCGTTTCCAGTATCACTAATGTCATGTGTGGTATTGATTCTTCTTAGAGAAACACCACTGAGTTCATACTTATAGACTAGAGTGCTTACAGGATGATCTAAAACAAGAGTCGAATCTATTCCTCTGGTGATTGTTAATAACTGACCAGTTCCAACAGATTCATATTTAATAATTTCATTTTCTATTTTTATGTATCCTGGGTTAGATCCGCTAACTGCAATACCTTCAAATGTTGTAAAGTTTGAGGTTGAAGCAACACTAATAGAAGTGTCTGTTGAAAGTAGAGGTAAAGAAAGTGTAGTTGGAATAATATTAGATTCTACATTATATAATGTAAGTTTATTGTTTGCTGCGTACATTCCATGATCAAAATGATTTACCTTCATAAAGTTACCAGCATAAATTCCACCAACTGGAGATGAAGTTCTAATAGTTGTGCTTGCAAGAGAGATTGCAGTTCCAGAGTCATTATAATAAACTAAAGTAGAAATCCCAACGGTTGTAAATGATTCTGCCTGAGCATTTGAGATGTACAGGGTATCTAAACCAGTTATTGCAGTGATTGTAATTCTTGCATCACGACCTGCGGCAGGTGAAACATTGGCAGTCGTGATTCCAACCACATCTCCTACTGCATAACCATTTCCAACAGATGCAACTGTAGCGGCAGAAACAGCACCATTGGTTGCAGTAATATTGAGTCTCAAACCAGTTCCACTTCCAGTAATCGAATATGTTCCAACATTAGAAGTGGTTGTATAATTTGACCCACCAGTCGTAATACCTACAGTTGATACCGAACTTCCGGTGCCAACAATATAACCATAATTGTATGGTTTTGCTGCGTCTGCAATTTTTCTTCCAGTCGTTAAGATCCCAATCATTGCACTACTTGTTACAGTGCTTATACCAATTGCAAACTTTTTAGGTAAAGTTGTGACTGGATTGTTTGAAAGTGTTGGAACATACCCATTACTTTCGTTTAAAGTTGGATTTTGGAAGAATACACTTCCACTTGTTGCAGTAAAGTTTGCCTTGTAAAGTTTAAACTTGAGATCTTGATATTGATTCTCAGTCCAAATTGAACCATTTTGTGATTTGAAGAGACTACCAATTGCAAACTGTTTTGTGTATCTTACACTTTCAGCATCTGGAAGATTTGCAGTATTTACAGTCTTCTCACCCATCTCTGCGATCCAAACCTCATATTGATCAGTTTGAGGGGCAAGAAGAACAATGGCATACTCTAGTCCAGGTGCAAGATAAATTGGATAGTCGAATGTTACTGTTGTTGCAACAGACGCATTAGTTGACGTTTGAATTTGATCTGGTTTTAGGGTAACAGGATTGCCAACAATTACTCTAGTAGGTGTTCCTAGTTCAACAGTTCTAACTTCTACCGTTAGTGGGGCATTATTTGGATCTTTACTTGCAAAGAATAAATCCACCGCAGTTAAGTATGCACCATTTGCATCATCATTTGGAGAATTGCCATTAGTATCTTCAATATTTCCGCCAACAGAGAAAGATTGTGCTAAAGGATCAACGAAATAAATGGTTGTTGATGTTGTTGTAACTCTTTGTCTCTGTTCCCAAGTACCTTCTGCCTTATAAATCGTTTCTGCAGAACAAATAAGTTTGCTTCCTGGAAGTGGAGTCTGATTTGTTGAACTTGATGTTAATTTATAAACCTTAGAACCAGTGGCGATTCTAACTGGAGGTGTAGGATTTGTATTTGGATCTCTTAAGAAGAAAGAACCCTTCAAATCTCCATAGTTATCTGTAATTAATCTAAGGGTTTTAACATAAGCAACAGCACCACTAGTTTGTCCAACTAATTTCATTCCAGTAATAAGATAACCAGAATATAAACCTTGAGCTTCAGCGCAAAGGGAATCAATATCAATATTGAGAACTTTAGAAGTTAAACTATATGAAGAGGGAATATTTTCGCTCTTATTGTATGGGTTAATATTATATGTTGTTGTTGGGGAACTAAATGGACCCTCTTTATGATTTGATGTTGCAACTCTAAATCTAATTAAGTTTTGTCCATTATATGAACCAACAACAGTTTCTCCAACAGAAAATGCTGCCGATGCGCCATAGTTTTGTAGAGTAGAATCATTCGCAATCTCAACAAGTTTTGGAATAAAATCTACACCACTATTACCATCTAAGAATTGATAAGTTTGTGTCAATGGTTTCATATTAACTGCACTAAAACCAGTGTTACGGGATCTCATATAGAGTTCGGTTCCACTGGCAAGTAATCTATCATCAACATTTGTAGAAGAACTTGATCCAACAATAGCCCAACGTCCAGTTGCTCTCAACCAGACCCAGTTTGTTTGATTAATATTTACATCTGCAAGTCTAATTGTTCTTACCCAACTATCACTAGATGGATTAAGTTTAATAGTTCCACTGTAAGAAACGACATGGAATGGGTTCACATTTTCAACCTTAGTTGCCAATGGTTGCTCAATCCAACCAATAGATTCGTACTTTAATGTAATTACATCATTGATTTTTTGAACATTTGAATCATATAAAGAGAAATTGCTACTAAGATCTAAAGTTTCGTCGGTAAAGACCTGGGCAGAAACAGGAAGTAAATTAATACTATTTCTACTAATTTGTGGAGTTAATTCATCATTCTCAAAATCTACTTCAACTTTTGATACATCCGTATTAATTAAATCTGTGTTTTTAAAATCATCGACAAAAAATCCTGTTTTAAATCTATTAAAACCTTGTGCATCCTGAATTTGTAATGTTTGAACATTAAGTTCCAAAAGAGATAAAGAGGTAACTCTTTCAAGATTTTCTACTCTATCTTCAATTAAACCAATATCACGCATCGTATATCTTCTATTATCTGCAAGAAAGACTGACGCATCTTTTGGATTATAAAGATATGGTGGAAGATTTATTGTTGCAATCTCCATTACATCATCAGGTTTTGATGGTGCCTTAGGATCAGTTGATGGGGTTCCTTGAAGAACAATGAAGTTTCCTAATTTATCAAGATATAACTTGTCGATTCTTCCAAGATAAAAATCATATCCAATCAAAGAATTTTCATTCGGAGATAGAATCAACTTTGGATCAGTTCCAAAAGATCTTGAAGAGAAGTCGAATGGTGAAGAAGTTGTGCTAGAAAATATTGATACTCTTGGTCTAAAATCAAGGGTATCAGATGCTCTCACATTGTCTTTACCTATAGATGGGATATCGGAACCAAATCTTTCTGCAGTATAACTATTAACTGTAAATACGTCTCCAGTATCACCAGATGGAATTGAATAATAATCAAATACGATTAAAAGTTGTTTGGTTGGAGCAGATTCTCCGGAGTTTCTAATAATTTTCGAATAATCATAATATTGCTCTTTTTGACCTTTATCAAGTGTAAAACTATTGGTAATATTTTTATAATTTCCTTGGATAATTGTAGCAATTGATGTATTAATGTTGGACTCTTCGAAAGTAACATTCTCACCAGCAATAAATCTATTAGTATTCAAATACACAATACCAAGATTATTTGAAGATGGTTTAGTTACAACTCTGGCGATTGCCTTACTGGATTGTCCAATAATATTCTCACCAACGATTGCATTTGTATCTACATTTGCAATTGAACTAAAGGTTAAAGTATCTAATGAAGGTGCTGAAGTATTTAAAGATTCATACACTGCAATCACTTTTACAACATCTGGGTATTTTAAACATATCTCTTCATCTTGAACCCTTAAACCATAAAATTGATTATATGTTAATCCATCATTAATAGAAGTACTAATTCCTGTACCAGATTCTGGATATTTTGATAGATTTACATTAATGGTTTGACTTCGCGTAAATTGTTTTACTTTACTTTGTGTGCCATTTTTAATAAAGGTGGCATTAATTGTAGAAATATTTTTATTTTGGATATTATTAAATGTTACTTGATTATTAGATAGAGTTACTTTATCTGATGTTAGACCTTCTATGCTACCGTCAGCATAATGAATTGAATATCTTTCCTCATCAAAAGACTGGAATTGAGAAAATGATGAACTAATCCCTAAATCAAAATTTCCTGTTGTAACTGTCAGAGTGTTGCTAGATGGTGTTAAAGTTGTGTTAGATTGTGCTGTAAATGATAATGTGGAGTTACTCAGGTTAGTTGATGCAATATTGGCATCAGGCAATTGAGCATAAAGGTAACCTTTTTGCTCATTTCTAATTTTTGGAGCACCGATTGAAAAAGTTGTACTTGTTTGTGATAATGGCAATCCACCATCACAAACACCCGACACAGTATTAATACCAACAAGTGTCATAGATGAACCATCTGACGAAACAGACAGAACTCTATTGTAAGTTTCGGTAACAAAACCTACTCTTTGGTATCTGATAATTGTATCAGATGCAATTCCACTAAAAGGTTTTCCTGAAGAAGAAACAGCACCTGATGATTGAATAGTAATAACATCTGTTGGAGAAAATCCAAACGCAGTTGTTTTATCTAACTGAGCATCTGCCGCAAAAGCCGTAGAAAAACCAGAAGTTGCAGTTGATTGGAATAAAGATTTTATATCTTGAGTGGAATATACTCTAATTGATTTAATTGTTCTGGGATATAATTCTAGACCATTAATTATAATTTGCTCACCAACAATAAAAGTACCTGATGTCTGTCTAAGAGAAATAATATCAGAACCTGTACCGGCAGCAGTGGCATATCCACTTGCACCACTACTCTTACCCTTTATAAAGGATGTTATTGGAAGTTGAGCACCAGATATTGATTGATTTAACGTTAATTGTGTATATGTTTGAATATCATATAAGTATAGATCCCAATTTGTAGCAACATTCGAGTATGCTGCATCAGTTAAATTAAAAGCATAAACTCTAGCATCACCTATTTTTGTTCCTGTTGCAGCAATTGTTGATGATTTTCTTTGGTTATAGAGATCAATTGAAGACTTTTGTTTTGGCGCTCCAGAAGAATTATTGACTCTAATCAAATTGCCCATTTCAAATGGTATATTAACATTTGATTTTGATAGGGACGTCCTGGGTTTTGGAACATCTACAATTTCTACACCAGTTTTTTCAATATCATAACCTCTAACATAAGCCTTTCCTGGTGAAAACTTAACACACATCAAATTATCTGATGGTATATTATTTTGTTCTGTCTTTTCATTACTAAAGAAAAGACCATCGTTTCCTAATCTATTGTTAAGAGAATTGTTTAATGAAAATTGAAATGGAGTTACAACATAATCCCCAGATTCATCATATGTTCTTTGGGCAAGATAATCTCTAATAATAGAATATTGGGATTTAGTTTCAATCTTTTTAATGTTTCCATCTTGAACTCTTAATAACTCGACAAAATCAGTATCATTCTCAATGTCAGATAAAAGTTTTTTGTCTAATGTTAATGATATTTTAAATCTATCAGATCCAGGTGCTGCATAGTTTGTAAAACCTTTTGCATTATCATATAATGTCGGGTCATCTTTTGCTGTGATGATTTGTTCGTTTACTCTTAAACCTACTCTATATGATGGGGTGTTTGAATAATAATCAAGAATTATTGTTTGCTTAGGAACACGTACAAATGTTCCTCGGATAAAATATACGCCTTCACCAATAGAAGATGCAGATCCAGTAGAAGTTGAACTATTGGAAATAGTGGAAGCGAAAGGTGTACCAGAAGCAATTGTCGTTCCTGAGTATACTACATTTTCACTCGCATATAAAAATTCACCATCTTGGAATTCATTAAATGTAAAATTATTATCGGAATCTTGATATTTTACATAAATGGTTGCATATTCAACTTCTGAATTTGGTAATTGGACTTTTTGTACTGTTGCTGTAGTCCCAGAAGTTTGACCGGTAATTTTTTTCCCAACAAACTGCTCAAGATATGAAATAATATTTGCGCCGTAAATTGTGGGATTTAATTTAACTGAATAAAATTGATTATCGTAAACAATATTTCCAGGGATCACCATTGACCCTTCTTTGAAAATATGACTACCAAAAGATTCTACTTGATCTTGTAGAATAGATTGTAAAGTATTTAATTCTCTCGCTTGAACAGGTTTTCCCGGATTAAATAAAACCTTATAATAATTTTTGTCTTTAGCGCCTACATCAGGCTCATTAAAATCATCATAGTAGGGGCTTACATTAAGATTTGTTTTCTGAGCCATTTCTTAAAATTCCAGGATAATTTTAACGTCTTCTTTTTGTCTAGAACTTCTTGTTACTGTAGGTCTATTATCAATGTAGATTACATCACCAGACTTATTATTTATCTCTGGATTTGCAAGACCATTTGTAAATTCTACCCCCAGATTTACAATTTTATTTGAAATTGTTGTTGTAATACCAGAAAAAGAACTATCTACAGAGGCATTAAACCCACCACCAACTTTTGTAATTTGATTGGTTGAATTAAAATCTAATACTTTTCCTGTAGATGATATACCAATATAATCAGTTTGATCATAAGTTGTGGGGTTGAAGTATAAAGATCTATCTCTAAAATACTTTAGAACTTGTGTTTCAGAATCATATGATGCAACATAACCAATTGCCTTCCCGCCAGTAACTGATTGTTGAATTTTATCTCCAACTGAAATTGAACCTGATGGTGTTCCGCCAAGTTTTAGTGCGTAAACGGCAGAAAATTCTGTTGATGTAAAATTTGTTGTATTAATGCCCGTAGAATCAAATACTGATGGATTTTTCAATATTCCAACTTGAGCAAATTTCGAATCAATAGGGAAGTTTTTAGTTGAATCATCAAATCTAGCATAGATTAAAATTTTATCAGCACCTAATTCCTTATAGATATCAAAACCATGTCCTTTTGATGGTGGTATGATTGGAATCAATTCTGCATATTGACCTGGGATTGTTGTTGTTCCTAAATCAACTAAACCATAAGTATAATTTTTACCACCAGAAGTTACAGTAGTATCTGTAATTCTTCCTGATGAGTCCACTTCTACAGTTACTGTGGCACCACTACCGTCTCCAATAATATTGCAAGACTGTCCAGAAGACAATGTATACCCCAATCCTCTTTTTTCAATATAAACTTTTTTGATTTGATTATCATTTAGAGTGGAGTCGCCATTTTCTCTAACAGCGGTTATTTGGGCATCTGTAGATGTGTCCCAGTCATTTGGTACAATGATATATTCAATAGAATCAAATTTAATAATATCACTCGGTGAGACTGTATAAAGATATTTCCAAAGATAACCATCACCACTTTCACCTGCTGGAGATGGTTCTAAATCTGTAAAAGTTGGTTCATCTTGGGATGCACTTCCTGTTGTATTAATACCAGAGGAACCGTTGTCAATGCAAATATAAACTCTATAATCAGAATTAATAACATAATAGTTAGCATCATATAATCTCATTGCACCGGTAATTGGTGAAGGATTTACAACACTGTAATCGGGTCTGTACATTTCATATTTTGTACCTCTTACCCAATCAATTCTTCTAACTACTCTTTTAACATTTGCACTTGTAATTTTTTTACCAAAAAGAGCAGTCGTTTTGTATTGATTCAAATAATCTATATTATCAGTGGGATTAGGTGGAGTTGTATCCCAATTAGAATCTCTACCAAAACCAGAGGTAGTTGGATTTGATAGACCTACAAAGACATAATATGAATTTGAAGAATCCTGAACAGAATCTATGAAATTGGATCCATTCAGAATTCTAAATTGATCTGTTACAAGTGCAGACATTTGAATATAGTTTTTTCTATATTTATATCAATATCACAAGTTCTTTTCAATTGGTCCAATATTCCTTAAACCATATCCTCTTCTTTGAATGGTTGGGAACGTCGTAAGACCAGCATTAATTGTAAACCCAGAAACTGCAATTGAAACTGGTGAAGATGATCTTGTAAATCCAGATAACTTGCCCCAAGAGAATTTTCCTACAGTTAAACCTGTAGTTGCAATTCCTACGATAGAAGAATTAGATCTAATATTGCAAGTTATTATACCTACACCAGCATCAATTCCACTAATATTATAAATGTTATCTAAGAATGTAGTTCCAATACCAATAATTGCATCATTAGATGAATATATTGAAGTAACACCATTTCCAACTTTGGTGTCAAAAATATAAATTGGATAACCAACTGATAAACCATTAACTGATGATAATGTAAATTTAATTGCTAAATCAGTTCCAATTCCAACTGTTGTTCCAATTCCAGTAATATTTCCTGATGCACCAATAAGTGCAGTAATGTCGGAAATATTTTCATAGGTTGGATCTGGTAGAGGGGCAATGACCTGAGGTACAATACTTGTTGTATAACCAAAACCTGGGTTTGTTATAGTTGCCACAGAAAGAGAACCATTTACAATGGAAATTGATGCAGTTGCAACAGTTCCAATGCCAACACCCACAGTTGGTGGTGCAGATATCTTAACTGTTACTGCAGAACCGACATAACCACTTCCGGAATTATTAATAGTAAGTGATTGAATTGTTCCTGCAGCAGAAACAATCGCTGTAATTGCGGCAGAAACTGGGTCTGGGGAACCAGAGACAATGAGAGCATTAAAATCAATACTTCCTGGTAATTCACCTTCGTAGTTAAAGAACTGTGCATTATCAACATAAACTTCAGTATCAGATATGCCAATGTTTTTAATAATTTTTGCTGTTGGGTATATTTGTGGTTCAATAGAGTCTCTAGATTTAGAAACAATATTACCGTCAATAATTTGATCTGTTTTTTGTTTTGTCCAACTTACAGGCTTTTCATATGTGATATCAATACCATCTAATGTGTATAGATTTGTTTGAACTTTGTCGGAAGAAGGAATATCCGAAATTGTTCTTATATTTTGTGTTGTAGTAATGTCAAGTAAAGCATTGTTACTATAAACTTGTAGGTTGTCTCCTATTTTTAAAGATTCAAACACATCAACAGAAGTACTATCTGAAGAACTACCTTTATAGAAGAAAATTGAAACTTGATCTTCTGGTTTTGGAGCCTGAGTAAATGTAAATGATGTTCCACCTTCAAATTGATATGCAACTTTTGGTTCTTGTAAAATACCATTAATAAAAATTATTAATAAAGAATCGAAGTCAATCAACTGAGAATCTGAATCACTACTACTTCTTTCAAAACTTAATAGTTGAGAATTATAATAAAGTGGGAATCTAGTTCTAGATCCATCTTGATAATTTTGAACTGAATCAATATAATCTAGTTCACCAAATTGCCAAGATCCAAATGAATCTGTAAAGGTTTCTAAAACCGTCAATTCAAACTGAGAAACTGGGCTTGCTAGACCATAAGCAGTTACTAGACCAACTGGTTTAAATACATCACCTTTTTTAAATCCATATCCAGGTCTAGTAATCTTGAAAGATTTAACTACAAACAAAGAACTTAAAGAATTGATATCGGAAACTGATAGATAATTGTTAATAGTTATCCCCGCCGGCACCACTGCTCCACCAGCAGCAAGAAAAACTGAATTGTCATCATCATAAATTATTGAATTGATATTGTCAGTGTAGATAAAACTATCAAATTCATAACCTTGTGTATTTGAATTTCGCATTATCCAATTAATTCCATCAACTGAAGTGCCTATTTTTCCATTATTACCACCAGCAACATAACTATTGTTTCCAAATGCGAGAGTTTTAATACTATCAGTATCAAAACCAGAAGGTGTTGGGATCCATGTGATTGTATCTGTTGAGGTATTTAAGATTCCACCATAACCACCAGCAACATAGACATTGTTGCCAAAAGTAAGTGCATAAATGGGGTTGTTATTGCCAAAACTAGTAGTTCTTAAGGTCCAATTAATAGAATCTGTTGATGTGCCTAAGATTCCACTACCACCAGACACAAACCCACCAGCAACATAAGTATTGTTTGCGAAAGTAAGTGCATAAATGAAACTATTACCAAAACCAGAAGTTCTTCTAGTCCAACTAATTGCATCTGTTGAGGTATTTAAGATTCCACTAGCACCACCAGCAACATAGACATTGTTTGCATAAGTAATGGCAAAAACAGTAGAACCACCAATGCTAGAAGTTCTTAATTCCCAAGTAATTGCATCTGTTGAGGTATTTAAGATTCCACTAACACCACCAGCAACATAGACATTGTTTGCATAAGTAATGGCAAAAACAGTAGAACCACCAATGCTAGAAGTTCTTAATTCCCAAGTAATTGCATCGGTTGATGTAGTAATGTATGAATCATAAAAAGGTAAATTTGAGTCATATATCTCACCCGCCGCAATATAAATTCCATTTCCATATGATACTAAATTAGTATTTCCAATATCAATGCCA